TACTCGTCGTTGTCGTCTTCGTCTAGTATTAGCACATCTTCAGTTAGTACATCCAGCAGTAGTGTATCCAGTAGCAGCAGTCTACTTCCTTAATAGGAGTCTAAATAATGACTAGTGAAAATACAGTAACAGGGAGACTAGGCAAGCACGTGGTTGGTACTACGTTAGTTGCTAGGATCACTAATTGGGCTGTAAACCGTACTCTTGCCAGTACCAGTGAATGGGGCGATTCCGATAGCGGTGGCTTTACTAACAGAGCAGCAGGCCGTAAGGATGGCACATTCACGACAGAGGGCAAGTTTGATACGGACAGTAAAGTGTTCGATTTGTTCCAACCTGAAGACATTGCAATTGGCACCCTTTGGCTGAATACAACTCTCTATTGGGATTTCCCAAGAGCCCTCAATAATGACTTCGCTCTAACTGTTGACGTTGATACAGAGGAAGTCATTGGTTGGACAAGTGGGTGGGGTGCTGATGGTGTATTCCATTATCCGGGTGAAGCTGGAGCAGCGGCTAGAGTCCTTCCGTAAGACAACATGATTCTCTACTGGAGGGATTTTCAAGATGTCGCTTAACGAACGTGACGTAGAACGGATACACACCCGACTAGACGAAATTGTTTCTGACCTATCAGAGGCCAAAACTGATTTACGTGTTGTTGTTGAAAAATTAGAGACACACGACAGAATCATTATGGGCAATGGAAAGGATTCTGTTGATAGTCGTTTGACAAAACTAGAGACGGTTAGTGGTGGCAGATCAAAGGGAAGTTGGATAATCTTAGCTGCTATCATAGGAACCGTTTTCAGTTTGATAGTTTCAGGCGTCACTGTCCTTGCTGGTCATTTGATAACAGGGAATTGAACAATGAGTGATATTCTAATAGTACGAAAAGAGGAACATCATTTATGGAGGACTTGCCCGTGTGATTTATGTGCTGCTGAGAGAGATCGAACCACCTATTCTAAACCTACCCTTCCTTCCACTCGGAAAATCCCCGTGGATGCGGCTTATCTTTTTGGCCTCATCCCTTCACGAAATCCCCACGGTTCGGTTGCTAGAGAATTGATGAAAAAGACTGTTTAGAGTTGTTGCTAAGACCTACAATTTATTAAGGGGACATTACCATGTCAGAAAAGATGGCTCGTGCATTGGGTGCGGGGGGTTCTACTATCGTTATGATCGCAGGGAAGGAATGTATGCCTAGACCATTGGGCATTATGGAATTGTCGGAGGTAGAGCGTGACTGTTTGGAACGATATAAGAGATCGTATCTAAAGACATTCTCTGATAATGCCGACTTGATACCTGAGAATGAAGGAATCAAATTGTTGAGAGGTAAGATGGAAGAAGTGGCTACGTGGGACGTGGGGGATCTGCCAGCCAAGTATGCCCATGATCCTGATAAATTGTCGATTACAAAAGGATTGCGAAAGTGGTTGCAAAGTGAGATGTTGGTTGACAAGGATGCTTCTTCTAAACAATTGAAAAGAGTGTGTGCAACTGCATTAGATCGAGAAATGTTGTCCGCCAAATTGTACGAAAGAAAGACGAAAGAGAAGCCCGCAAAAATGAAGGTGCCTTACGTCAATTGGTGGATTACTGGTTCCTTTGATGGGATGATTTCGTTGGTGTGGACCTGTTTTAAGGGTAATGGTGTTACAAGGGAACAAGTAGCAGAGTTGATGGTTAAAGATCCAGCTATGCTTGCTGGATTATCAAGAGAGATTGAACACCTGTCGGCACCAGAAGTAAAAAATGGTTAGGGGCTGCTACTGAAAAGAGTAGTGGCCCGGAACAAGAGCCGATTGGTGGGTTGTTATGTGGATTGACACCTTATGAGATTCGATTGTTGACGGATGATCCGATAATTGGTGGGTATGGTCAATCCTTGAAAGATGTAAAACACTTTACTTTAGACCAAGTGTATATGATATTAGTAGAACGAAAGCATTTGAAAGAACATGATGATGGTGTTAGGACAAAATCAGTTGCTAGTTCGGATGTGGCTACAAAGGTCGATGCCGATGGGATGGTGGCAGCACGGGCTGAGGATGGTACACGGCTACGTCTGAAGACTGAGGGCAAGTCCCTTGCTAGGAGACTGATGGAAGAGGAACAGCATAAGAAGGAACGTCGGGCTCGTAAGAAACGACGTGGGAGGAAGCGACGATTGGAGGTATGAGAGAATTGGAATTGAACTGGCTCGCGCTTTCGTCACAGTTAGGGCGGATTCGTCTAGGCTTTCCTCTGATTTTGGGAAAGTTCAGAAGAAAACCGGTCAGCTAATGTCTGGCATATCGTCACAAATACGTGGCATGTTAGCTGGACTAGGGGTGATTGGTCTTGGTGCTGCATTTGTGGCAGCCGGTAGAGAGGCGGCTACTTTTGAAGACACTATGATTTTTGTACGGGCAAATGCTCGTTTATTGGGAAAGGAGGGTGAAAAATCATTTAGGCAATTAGAGGCCGCTGCCAGGAAAATGGGGGCTACCACTAGATTTACGGCTGTCCAAGCTGCCGAGGGTTTGAATCAATTGGTATTAGGTGGTTTGAAGGCTAAGGATGCTATAGTAGCATTGTCCAGTGTACTTAATTTAGCTGCATCAGCCAATTTGGGATTGGGTGAATCTGCTAAAATTGTTGTGGATAATATGATTGTGTATGGATTAGCAGCAAATGATACGGCTAGAATTGCAGACTTTTTATCTTCTGCTCAATCCAGAGCACAAATTACAGCGAGGGATTTGGCGGATGGTCTTCAATCGTTGGGATCTATAGCATCAGAAATGGGTGCCAATTTTAATGATGTTGTGACTATATTGACGAGCATGGGAAGGGCCGGTGCGGATATGCGGTCCGCGGGAACTGCTTTGGCTATGGCTCTGGCAAGGATGACAGATAAGACGGGTCCGGCTACGGCGGCCCTTAAAAGTATGGATGTAGAAATAAGAAACTTTACAAAACCTGGTGGCGGTATTGATTTAATACCCTTATTTCGTGATATAGCTGACAAGATGCCAACAGATCCTATCGAACGCGGTGCTAAGGCCATAGAGATATTCGGAATAAAAGGCAAGATTATGCTGGGTATTTTTGGTCTAATGCGTCGTGGTAGATTTGTAGAGGAAACTGCGAAAGGGTTGGAGGATGATTTGGGACGTGCTGCTTTGGTAGCAGCCGCTCGTATGGACACATTTTTGGGAATTGTTTTTACGTTAAAGTCGGCATTGTCCGATTTAGCTATCGCTGGATTAACACCCGTCTTGAAAGCCATTGAACCAATGATAGGTGTGTTCATAAAACTGACGGGGGCAATTTCTTTCCTAACAGAGAAGTTTTCTGAATTGAACAAAATGTCTGATGGGTTTATAAGCACTCTTGTATTAGCCACATTGGGCACTTTTGCTTTTGTCAGGGCGATTCTATTGATAGGTCCAGCAGCTAGGATTGCTGCTGCTGCTGTGAAGTTAGCAACAATATCTTCAGGTTGGGGGATTATAATTGTTGCAATAGGACTTGTTATAGCGAGTTTGATTACCCTTGGGAATCGCATAAAGAAAATGGATAGTTTTCAGAAGACACTAAATGAAAATGCAGACAAGTTCAAATTGATTTGGATACGAATTAAACAGGTATTCACTGTGATGAGTGAAGCTGTGATAGAGGCATTCAATATAATAACAAGCAAAATTGCAGAAGTTACTGGTATTGATATTCCAAAACTCGTTGGTTCCATTGAACAGGTTACAGCGGATATGATAGGATTTATAGCCGATTTTGCCTTGGATACCGTGGAATGGTTTTTGGTTATCTTGAAAAATTCGGGTAAAGCATGGGAAGCCCTAAAGGGTGGATTTAGTGCTGCCGTCTCTTTTATGGGCGATATCTTATCGAACTTCGTTGATATGTGGATTGATGCTATGAAAAACATCGGGGAGACTGTTATCGCGTTATTTACAAGTATTCCCAAATTAGCGAAGAAGGCTTTGTTAGGAGAGAATGTGTTGGGAGAGATTAAGAAAATTGTATCTGAAGGAATGGAGGGTGCCTTTGACGTTAGCAAACTACTAGACCCCAGTAAACGCACAAAGAAGATATTAAGGGATAATGTGGAGGGTGCTTTCGGTGATCTTTTGGAGGAAAAAATAGCATTGGAAAAGGGTAGAAAGGATTTGTTGCCCAAAAAAGTTGCCGTGGAAGATCCATTACAAGATGCAATAGAACAAGGGGAGGCGTTCGGACAGGCTGCTGGAAATCAAATAGACAATATATTGACTTCACTAATAGGTGAGCGATTAGGATTTAGAGAATTCGGTAAGACTATTCAAGATGCCCTGATAAAGGGAGGTAAGGACGACAAGGATGAAAAGAGAAATAGTCTTTTGGAGCAGGGTAACAAAAGGCAAGAAGATCTTATCAAGGCTGTTAAGGATTTGGAATTGCAAGGAGCCTTAACATGAGTACAAACACGGACCCGTCCACCTGGCGATTGAGAACGGCCAGTGGGATCAGATACAAATTGATGGAAGGATTCCCCACTGGCACATTCGAGGATGAGAATGCTACTGCTGAAGAGCAGTATATAATACAAGCACCCAATCTGTTTGCTTTTGTATTGGAATCGTTCCCCCCACCGATCGTGATTGGCAACTTTTTTATTAACCTACCGAAAAGATCTTTTCCATCATTGGTTTCTCTTCAGACCAAACGAATATCTTATCAACCATTCGAGGATGGAAGACCGTCTGATCCATTTGGTATTGATCTGGGGGCACCTGATGGCACGTATGCTGATTTCTTATTGGTAACAATCAGTTACGCCACGGGTAAGAATAGTGGGGATGATAATAACCCAACTACCTTTTTGGAGATATCATCTAGTGCCACGGGTGAGATTATTACAATACCTACAACTGGTAACAACTTTGGTTCACCCACTGGCGATCCAGTCCAAGATGGTGTTGTTCCAGTATCACAAGTTATACCTGAAACAGAATGGACTGTTAGATGGTCACAAATCCCTAATACTTTCTTTGATGTATTGCTTAATGTGATGCGACCTTTGATGGGGCGAGTAAGCAGTGTTCCAATGCCATTGCTTAGAAATGCCGATGCATCTACTATTTTATTCATGGGATGGTCACACGAAGAACAGTTTACGTGGAAAAAGAATTTTGTGGATGCACCTCCTATCCAAGTGGAGATGCATTTCGTAGAGAAGAATCTTAATATCGACGGGTTTACCATAGGACACAATCACTTCTACAATCCAAAGACTGGGGCTTGGGAACAATTATTCAATGCCAAAGGTGAATTGGTTTATCGTTCGGGTAATCTTAATAAAATGTTTCCGCCTTCGGTTGGGTAGTTATTATGGCCCGTGAAACCTTCCCCAGAAAAAAACCTGGTGATAGCTTAGAGGCTTCCCATGTCAATAAGCTATCACGAGTAGCAAGGCGTCTTTCCAATTTCCCGATAGGTTCCCATCAGATAGGCAAGCAAGGTGGAACATTTTCTGGTTCCGGTCCATACCCTCATTGGACGCAAGCCCCCGTTGAGATCACAAATAAGAAGATCGACTCAGACGATTCCGAAAACAGTGGATTATATTTATGCAAGATACGTTATTTTGATGGAGAAGAGTGGCAATTACAAGATCAGGAATATCAATTAGATGCTAATTCCATTAAAGAAAAATACGAAGTAGAGGATATTGTCACAGCCTATTTTTCACGTCAACGTGGGTTGTGGTTACCAATCACTTTTGTAGCCGGGATTCAATCATTCATAGAAGTAGAGGGAGTCACGACCACAACAATCGAGAAAGAAACGGGCGAAGATAGTTATGAGGTAGAATTTTGGTTAGAGCGTTCCTCTGGTGGACCATTCACCATAGTTGGTGGTCGTACTTTCTTTATCAATGCTTACCATGAATCGGAGGATATTTCTGTAACTGGTGTGGGTTTCATTACATTCTTAGCACAACACAATGAGGTATTCCGATTGGTGGTAAGAGTATCAGAAGTATTGGAGGATGTTTCGAGTGTTTTGGGAGTAATGAAGTTTACGTCATTAGATAAGGATGGTATAACCACCTCGGATACTTCGGCACCAGATGCAACCGTTGTAGGACGTCTAAGAGCCGTTGCTGAGGTAAATAATAACGATGGGGAATTGCGTTGGCCTAAGTACGAAATTCAGAATACATTGGAAGGTGTTAGGATACAAACACCCAAAGAGGAGACTTGGACAATAGAGGCGGACGTTTTGATTACGGCTGTGATCCAACCATCCTCGGCAAGTTCGGCCAGCACATCCTCGATTAGTACGTCGAGCCAAAGTGATGAGGTTAGCAGTGTTAGCAGTATCAGTACGTCATCCCCATCGTCACAATCAATGTCTTCAATATCCACTAGTTCTAGCAGTGGAAGTAGTACTTCAACATCGTCCCAATCACCATCGTCCCAATCTTCGTTGTCATCACAATCCAGTACATCAAGCCAATCAAGTATTTCTACTAGTTCTAGTTCAATCAGCACAAGCAGTCAAAGTGATACTGGGGCATAATCGTTTTTAGTGGAGACCCGAAATGTCGTGTGTGTATCTTCGGAAAAGGGATGGCAAATCTGACCTATGTAATCTGTACGATGCGAAAGCAAAGTGCAAAAAATGCGAAGATATTCTTACGTTAGATGATCCAGACCTATCATCCAAATTCAAAGACCCCCTAATTCTTACAGATCAAGACAGAAACAAGATAACCTGTTTTAGAAATCTGTTAGCTGGTCGCCCCTCATTCCTTGTTTGTGGTGGCCCGTCCGCGAATCAATTCCCCTTGGAAGTGCTAAACAACAGGGGTTGTTGGTCTATCGCTGTCAATAACATGGGAGGGCATTCTCGTTTTCGTCCCAATGCCTTTACGTGTTCTGACCCTCCCAAAAAATTCCATAATGGGATATGGCTTGACCCCGGTATAATGAAGATCATTCCCATTCCCAAAACGAAAAGGAACCGTGGCAAACTCCGCGAGAAGCTCCCTAACGGGTCATTCCAGGACTTGCGGGATGACAAGGGGGAGATTATGTCATCTTGCGATTGCCCGAACGTATGGGGCTATGGGAGGCGTTCCTGGATGGCTCTGGATGAGACGTTCTTTACTGACATAGATGCTGCTTGGGGCAACCATAATGTGGGAGTGAAGAAAACGGGCCAGCCCAAATGCGTCTGTACGATGCTGCTTGCAATGAGGATTCTTTACTATTTGGGATCGAGGCGAATCTTTCTGGTTGGTGTTGACTTTAACATGGATTCGTCAAGAGATTTGCTTGCCAATTATGCTTTCGGTGAAGAGCGGGATGATGGGGCTTGTCGATCAAACAACAGTCATTATGACATAGTTAATAAGCAGTTATGTGAGATGCAAGAGGGAGGGATTTTCAAGAGATTCGGATTAGAGATATTCAATTGCTTTTCTAATTCAGGATTAAGGGCGTTTCCCTACGTCTCTTTTGAGGATGCCATAGGATGTGCTACAATGGGAATTCCAAGTGGGCCTTTTGATTTGCGTAACTGGTATAAGTCGTGAGGTAACAAAATGAGCATAACTTTCGTTAGGGTTTTGTATGGCGATGGTACTGGTTGGCCTAGACCGAAAGATGATCCCACTGGAGAGCACATGCGGGCTAGGAGTGTTCGTTTACTGAATCAAGATATTGATAGATCGTTTCAGAATGACCGCGATAACTTCTTCCGAGACAAAATCCATTATGTGACGATGGGAGAATGGGCTACTGACAAATTACGAACACACAAGGTTAAGAACATCCACCAAGTAAATAAACATCCTTGGTGTCAGCCCAAAGGATATATACACTTCTGGCATAAGCTTTACTTAGTACGTGAGGCTTTGCGTTTATTTGGTGACGTAGTGTGTACCGATTTCGATTGTGTACCTACTGACGGTTTCGATGCTCGTTTTGGTGAGGCTGTAGATTCTATGGAGGGTAAAATCTTTCAAGCACCCTTGACCATATACCATCGACGTGCTTTTGCGTGGAGAGAATCAAGTGGGGAAGGCTGGAGTAAGGTCAGTAAGCACATTGGATTGTGTGGTAGCTTTATGTTGTTTCGGAATGTAGGAATGGTTAATGAATTTTTCGAGGATTGGGAAGAGTTGAATAAACTGTTACCCAACAATACGATGGCAAGCGACCAAGCGATTACGTATAGTTTGGAAAAGAGACGGAGGATAAAAACTGTTAGAGAGACTTACGAAGAATGCGAGCCCGAAGCCATTATCATACCGCGTAGTCCAATCCACGATTTGGGAATCACGAAAGACTCTGCTATATTCAGCCATAGGTAAGATCCATGTTACCAACATTCTCGATACCGCCCATCGGTCCCAAACAGGGGAAAATATGGGGAGCAACTCAGTTGCTATTTGCTTACAATTCTGTGGAGTGTCATCTTATAGGGATAAGCAAGAGCGGTTTTTGTTCTAAACATACTCACGAATACAAGTGGAATCGTTTCGTAGTAGTTAGAGGTTCTTTAACTATCGAATCTTACCTCAATCCGGATTCTCCAGACGAAACCGTACTGATGCCTGGACAGATAACGGATATTCCTCCAGGGGTTCCCCATCGTTTCAAAGCTTCTACTGAGGATTGCATAGCCTTGGAGTTTTATTGGGTGGTATTGGAACCATTGGACATAGACAGAGGTGGAACCGTGGGAGGTGTGAAAGATGATCCATCGGATAAGAAAGGTGGTGAGTAATGGGTCAGATGCAAACGTATGAAGTAGTTTATGTTGAGGGATTAGAAGCTGAGGTAAAACGATTGCGGAAGTTGTTTAGAGAAGTCCGCCAAGATTTTTTTGAGCAAGCAGAGGAAGAAATAAGGGAATATGCAGACAAGGGTAAAAGTTGGGTGGAAATTGAGGATATGCCGAAACGGAAAAAGTATTTTGATGCAGAGACAGAAAAACTTTGCAAAGGTGAAGACGATGAACCATCGAACGAATAAACTGATTAAGGTTCTGAACGATTACAAGATCAATCCTAAGATGGGTGCCGAGGTAGGCGTACAGTTTGGTAAGAATGCCTATGGAATGTTAAAGACTTTTCCTGATTTGCATTTGCTATTAGTTGATAGTTACGATCCGACTACGTTTTTCCATGATAGGCATACGGCAGAAAATGCCCGGAATATGGCATTGGTTAGGTTGTTTAACTTTACCGATAGGACACAGTGGTTTGTAAAAACCAGTGTGGAAGCAGCAACAGAGATTCCAGACTATTCTCTCGACTACGCATTCATCGATGCAGGGCATGGTTACGACGACGTAAGAGCCGACATAGCAGCATGGTCTCCCAAGATACGTCATGGGGGCATACTTGCGGGACACGACTATACAAGACGTTTTAGAGGGGTTGTGAAGGCAGTCAATGAAGCCTTCGGTGGAAAGCACGAACGCAAAGGAGATCTATGGTGGATACAGATGGGAAAGTGATTCCTGATTTTACGATTGTTTTAGGTGTTGATCGCAAACATTTGTTTCAATTAGAACATACATTTCCTACGTGGAAACGGCATAAACCATCCATGTTAGAACGTCCGATGATTGTGTTCTATGACCATGAGCAACTCGATCCATCAGACGTAAGGAAAGTAATTGACCATCACGATATGATTATGATTCCCTGGCCACTTGCTGGAGTAGAGTATGAGGGAGGTAACGACAAATTCACGAATGCAAGACGGTATCGTATGTTGTCTGGATTCGTGCATGTTCCGGCAAAGGTAGTGAAGACCCTTTGGTGGCTCAAGATCGACACGGATGCAATTGCCCACGGTATGGATGATTGGATTGATTCTAGTTGGTGGGCTGATGATCCTATAATAATCTCACCGGGTTGGCCCTACACCAAGCCACCGAATCAGATGGTATTACTTGATGAATGGGTAGAACGGGAGAAAGACAAGCTGATTGATTTTTATGAACGAACAGAGCCTTTGGATATGTTTCCCAAACCCGGAAGTGATCGACTTCCTCACAAACGGATTGGTACTTGGTGTGCCTTTTTCAAGACTTCATTTACACAATATGCTTCTATGCTTGCTGAACAGACTTGTGGTCTTGGCAAGCTACCAGTACCATCGCAAGATAGTTACTTGTGGTATCTTGCGACTCGTATGGGTCGTGGTATTCGTAGGGAGAACATGAAGAAACGAGGATGGGTATTGTTTGCTACAATGCCTAATATCAAACGATCAGCAGCGGAGGCTATGGCAAATGGCTAACAGTGGACAAGATTTTATAAAAGCTGTCAAACCATTGCGATGGTCACCCGATGCTATTTATCAGGTAGGTGTGGGAAAACATTACCCAGAAGTAAAAGCATTCCAAAAGGAATGGCCAGAGGTTCCGATAACTGGTTGTGAACCCCATCCTTCTATTTACAGACGATTGACAGAAAAGTACCCTGGGAAAATCTACAATATAGCGATGGGTGAAGAGGATGGTTCGGTCGATCTTTACCATCGTAAGAAACACAAGGATGGTAGCTCAGTTTTCCAACGGAAGTATGATCCGAATAGACCATTGGTAAAGCATCGTGTTACATGCGGTACTCTTGACACATTCTTTTGCGATAAGATTGCCAATGCCCTGTTATGGTTGGATTGCGAGGGTAGTGAATTACGGGTATTGCGGGGTGGTAAGAGATTCCTGAAGGGGGTTTCGGTTATCAATGTGGAAATGATTTCCGAGCCACCTTGTGATGGGTGGTGTTCTGCTAAGGATGTAAACAATGAATTGATAGGTAATGGATTTGTGTTACATTCGTCCCACACCCATCGAGATAATCACAATCAGTATGATGCCATTTACGTAAGGAGTGGGATGGTATGACCAAACGCAGAGTGATGTATCTGGAAACAGGACCGGCCCACTTCCATAATTTGGTTGTGTCAATGTGGTCATTACGTAAGCATTGCGACGTACCAATACTTCTATACGCTTGGCCTCAGTCGTACGAAGTGGCTAAGCAGATAGCAGAGGATGATAGATTGGGAATTGAGGAAGTAATTGAGTGGGTTCCTGATTGGATGGGTGGAGGTACTACGGCACAGTCAGAATGCAAACAGCAAATCATTCAGACAATAGATGCGGACGTGGTGTTATACCTTGATGCTGATACGTTGGTCGTTGATAGTCTGTGGACGTTGTTTGAGGGTGCATGGCATTATGGATTTTGTGGAGCCCAATTTAACAAGTGGATTACTACTGGTAAGAAGATAAGCAAACGCATTAGAAACTTGAGACAGTTTCCAGAGATTGATAAGGATTTGATTGACCGGCTATTAGCAATTCCTTGGCCAGCTACGAACAGTGGAATCTTTGCTTGTGATCCCAAGTCCCCTGTAATTCCCAAATGGTATGAATATACAGTAGCAGCACGGAAATCTTTTATTCCAGACGAGAATTGTCTGTATCTTATGATGCCCTTATTCAAACCATTTGGGAATATGGCTGTGTTGGAAGGTGGGGCATGGAATAGTTCGACGCATTATCAAGACCCTGATTTGAAAGATGAAGACGTTGTTATCTGGCACTTCCACGGAGATAGCAACACACGTCCTAAGAAGTCTCCCAAGGGTGTAGAATTATGGTGGCCAGCCTATCAAGAGTGTGTGAAAGAGAACGTAGGAAACATACAATCGTGGAGAGAATCGGTTAGGAACAAACACTTAGATCGGCTGCTAAGAAAGAGATCACTATGAAACGACAAATCGTTTATCTAATGAGCAAGCCTGCACATCTTCCATATTTGGTGGTAAGTCTTGAATCATTACGAAAGCATTGGGATGGGAAAATAAAGGTTTATGCTTGGGCAGAATCCTATGATCTTGTAAAGAGGATTGCTGAAGATGAGCGATTGGGTATCAAAGCAAGCCTATTCGACCCATGCCACAAAGGACGCAATGCCCAATTTGAGTGCAAGCAACGGGTTATGCAATGGACTGATTGTGATGCGGGATTATACCTTGATGCTGATACGATGATTTGGAGCAGTCTCGATTTGTTATTTGAAAGGGCGGAACGGTTTGGGTTTGCCGCCACCCAATACTGTGATCGTTACACTGATTGGCTTATCATACGAAATAGAATCAAGAGATTAAGGACGTTCCCTGAAATAGATAATGAGTTGATAGAGAAGTTACTGACAAACAGATGGCCTACTGTAAATGGTGGTGTGTTCGCGTGTAAACCGTCGTCCCCAGTTCTACCCTTGTGGCACAAATGGACAAAGGCAGCTAGGGAGATTTACATTGCGGATGAGGTTGTTCTGCACACTATGATGGTCAAGTTTGGTTTGTCGATGGAAATGACAGTGGTAATGGAACAGGGCAAATACAATTGTTCTACTATGACTTACCTACATCCTCAAGGGTTGCGGGACGATCATGTACACGTTTGGCATTTCCACGGTGATAAGTGTGTAAAGATAAACGATAAGAGGCCACACGAAGGCCATTGGTCGCCCAAAGGAATTGGGCTGTGGTGGCCTGCTTTCTGTAGTGCTGTGAATCGAAACGTAGGTGGAATGCAGGAATGGTGGAAGGATGTTGATAACAAACATTTAATGAATCTTTACGATAGGGTAACAATATGAAGAATTTTGACATTGATATGTCAGAGCATGATTTTAAGTTCAAGCGGAAGTGGTTTAAGAATCGCAATTTGCAAACATTTGTTGAATACATTTACCTCAAGTGGGCAGGTAAACCCATTTTGTATTTGGAAATAGGTGTGTTTGAGGGAATGAGTTTAACGTGGATGTTTCAGCACATTTTAACCCATCCTGAATCTAGGGCTGTAGGAATCGACCCTTGGCTACCAATGCCTCCCAAATGGAATATGGAGCAGATAATAGGGATAAGAGAACATGCCTTACACAACTTGAGTATGAGGGATCGTCTTGAATTGATTCATGCTAACAGTGTTACGATCCTTGATGTAATGTTAAGGAAAAAAGGCTATGCTGGAGTTAGTCGGGGCTCATTAGATTTGTGTATGGTGGATGGTGACCATCACGCTTTGGGTATGTTGGCCGATGCCAAAATGTGTTTGCCTTTGATGAGGAAAGGTGGTTGGTTATTGTTCGATGATGTGGAATTATCAATGCCGAGGAAAGACCAAGTCAAAGAAGGATTACGGATGTTTGTAGAACAACACGGGAATGAAGTAAAGAGGGTTTTCAAGCATAAACACATGGAAGCTTACGAGGTATTGTGATATCAGCCAGATTCCAAATCGTATTTACCTACCGTTGCAATCTGAATTGCAAATGGTGTGATAGGTTTATGGACTCTGTTCCTTGGCCTGATTCTGATATGGTAGGGGGTGATTTAGCATTTGGGTTAAGTGCCATTAAGCAGAGTGGGATTGAGATTGAGCAATGCCGTATTGGTGGTGGTGAAGCTAAGATGCACCCATGTTTTGCTAGTATGGCATACTACGTTAGGTTCATTTGGGGTAATGATAAAATCAGAACGTCAGTTTCTACTAATACTTTGATACCAAATGACAAAAGCCTAGAAGTAATCTACCAAGAGGCTGGACCGAAAACGAAAAGTAAACACACTCCAGTAATGATTTCCCCTTACGATTTGGGCCTCGATCCGGAGCAGGGTTTTGTGAGTCCGTGTCGTATGTCCCGCGTATGTGGTAGGCTATTTGATGCCTTTGGTTTTGCTGCCTGTCCTTACGAGGGGCCTATGGGTAGGTTATTTGGTATTGATCCTTACCAAGCAGAGCCCGTGATGTTGGGACGATATGATTTGTGTTGTCATTGCGTCCATTCATTACCTACAAAAAAGAAGAAAGCAGTATGGCAGGATGCTTTGGATGGTAAGATAGAATTCCCAACCAAGTCTTATCGAGAAGCATTAGATAGGTTTGCAGAACATCCCACCGTGTTCAAACGATTCCAAGAGAGATTGTAACGATGAGACAATGCACGGCTAATGGTGGTTTTCCAAGACGTCACGCGAAGAAAAGAGGGGATGCCTTCAGTGATAAGATAGCACAGATTATCGAAATGGTAATCCCAAAAGATAAATTAGTTGTCGATTTTGGTGCAGGTGCTTATGGTACGTATGTTCGATGGATGTTGGATAATGGGTGGGAAAACGTGGCGGGTGTTGATGGATCGTGGGGGGTTGAAAAGTTAAGTAAGGGTCTTGTAAAGTTTGGTGATTTGTCGTTATGTCTAACTGTTGGTGAGGGTAGAATGATTCCTGTTATTCCAGACTGGATTATCAGCATCGAAGTAGGAGAGCATATACCACCAGAGAAAGCCGATGTATTTATGGACAATCTTTCGGTAGCTAAAGAAGGGATTCTAATGAGTTGGGCTTTGCCAGGGCAAAAGGGATTCCATCACGTCAATTGCCGGATGATTGAATGGGTTGCTTGTGAGATGGGTAAACGCGGATTCTCTGTTGATGACGTTGCAACGATGGAAGCTAGAACTTTTCGCAGGCATGTATTACGTAAGAGATTATTAGTTCTGAAAAGGGATTGAATCAATGATCCATTACCCAACGTTCCAATTTGCCAGCCCTCCACGGACAGCCACGACTTGGTTTTGTCAGGCTGCCCACATAGCCGGATTGGGTTGGGGTGATAAGGCCCATGCCCACATACCACCTCCAGAAAACTTTGGTGGTGTCAACGTTTGCTTGGTGAGACATCCTTACGATTGGCTTGTGAGTTATTACTATGCTTTGCTAGGTGGGGCCATTGGTGTGGATTGTGTAGATGTGTTTGTCCCTATGGCGAGGGAGTCTAAAGACCTCAAGCAGTTCGTTAGAAGATACACAATAGAATATCCCGGAGCTATTTGGGATATGCACCGAGCATACCAAGCCTCGATTGTGTATAGAGTGGAAGACTTGCCTTGGAATGTGATCGGATTTTTTGAGTCATTAGGTGTGAAGAAACATCTGTTAAAGAAACTGGAAACGGCCGGGCCTACGAATGTCTGCCAAAACATACCATATGCAGACTTCCCAAAATTGAAGAAAAGAGTTTGCGAAGTAGAGAAAGAATTTTGTGAGAGGTATGACTATGACTATTGGAACTAAATACACTGATAGCATGGTTGTGATTCCTGCCCGTTTGCAATCAAGACGGTTTCCAAGGAAACCATTACAGATGGCAGGCAACAATTCTTTGTTACAACATACCCACCATCAAGCTAGGAAATCAAGGGCATCTGTGGTATGCGTTGCCTCTGCCGATCCAGAGATTCAAGATCATTGTGGTAGGAATGGGATAGCTTGGTGGCCCACGTCACAAGCTCACATGACGGGCACCCATCGCTGTGCTGAGGTTTTAGAGTTGGTGGATGGATCAGTGGGGATTGTAATCAATTGGCAGTGTGATGAACCGTTAGTCCTACCTGAGTGGATTGACTTGATGATCGAGAAAATCATCCAGATTGGTGCTGATATTGTAACGTTGGTAGCATCCTTATCAGCACCAGCGGCAGAAAATAAGAACGTTGCAAAGGTTGTTGTGTCAGATGATAGGTGTATGTGGTTTAGTCGATTGCCATTGTATGATAGTAAAGCTCACATAGGAATCTACGCTTTTCGATCTGAGATTCTTAGGAAACTTGGGAAAATGCAACGAACAAATCTGAGTAGGGGAGAATCGCTTGAACAATTAGCTTGGTTGGAAGCGGGATATAAAATCAGTTATATTGAGGTAGATCATTTACCGTTAGCTATTAACACTCCACATGATTGGAAACGGTTTGCAGATAAGTTCGATCAACAGGAAATAAATAGATTGTGAAGACCCTAACAATCGTGGTCCATTGCTGGCATTATGAGCATATGTTGGCCTATCAATTGTCGTCATTGGTAAAACACCCACCTAAAAAGATTCAAGTGGGTATACTGGTTCTTACTGAGAAAAGAGACACTGAGACAAAAAATCTAGTGGATGGTTTCGGTAAGATGTTTTCTGTTGATGTTAGTTGTTTAGTAACTCATGCTCCTGAGTTTTTTAATCGTGGTCTTGGTAGGAATTGGGTGGCAAAACGATTACAGCGTGACATAATTTGGTTTGCTGATGCTGATTACTGCTTTGGAAAAGGTTGTCTTGATTCATTAACAGATATTGAATTAAAGGATGATTGGTTATATCATCCTAAACAAATCCAGCAAACGAAACATGGTAGTGGTCCAAAATATGATATACCACTAATATGTTATGGAACTCGTCCCATAGACCCGTCAGACTTTAGAACCAAAATAATCAAACGTGCTATAGGTGGAATCCAAATCGTTACAGGAAACACGGCACGCAGCAGAGGATACCACACATACGACTACCGAGTACGTAAAGAGGCAACGGAGTGGGTACGTGGTAGGCATGAAGACGTAAGATACAGAAGACAGTTTCATAAGCTAGGACAAATCCAATCCATTGATATACCTAATTTGTTTAGGATACACAGGGACCGATGAGGAAAAAGAGACTCGATATATTCGTACATTGTTGGCAATTCTCCAAGACGTTGACGTATCTATTATCATCGTTGGTATTACACCCACCCAAAAATCTAAGGGTGAAAGTGATAGTGGCCTGTACGGAGTCAGACCAACCTACGCTGGATGTAATCCATTATTTTAGATGGCAGCATAGAGTATGGGTGTTGCCTTATCTAATGACCAAATCTCGATTGTTCAACCGTACCATTGGCAGGAATGAACTGGCGAAAAATACAAAGGCTAATCTCGTTTGGTTTACTGATGCTGATTACTTTTTCGGTGAGGGCTGTTTTGATTCATTGGGTGAAAAGATTGAACACTTCAAGCCTAACAATATATATTTTCCACATCACATCTTACAGAATAGAACGAAAGAGCAGGGGGATGATTACGTTCGCAAGGTATCTGATTTAGGAGTGTATGATATAAAAACCTCTGATTTCGTTGCTAAGTCTATGCAAAGAGCTATAGGTGGAATCCAAATCGTAACAGGCAATACAGCAAGGAAACATGGTTACTGTGAAACCAAACCAGAATTCTTACGCCCCGTACGTTCGAGGAAATGGAATACCCGGATGTTTTGTGCTGATGTATGGTATCGAGCTTTGGTCGTAGGGAAGTTGTATTCCAGAGGTTATAGAATTACACTTCCTAATGTTTACCGTATCAGACAATCAATTCCTGGAGTAGTGGATACGTTAGAATGAAACGAATCGAAATAGTTACTCACGTTTATGCTAAGATTTTACCTCATTATGCTCAAGCATTGACGTATCAGTTAAGTTCTCTGAATCTCTACAGATCGAAAGCAGACGTTTCGATTATGATTTGCCTTGATATGACGGATGCCAAAGCCGTAGAGGTTTTATTATGGTTCAGTTTGCAATACTCTTTTCCGATTAAGATAAGAAACTTTCCTATCGAACGATTAGGACGTAGGGCAATCGGTAGGAATATAGTAGCTAGGGAAACCGAGGCCGATGTGGTTTGGTTTACGGATGTGGATTATCTTTTCGGTGAGGGATGTTTGGATGCTGTAGCTGATTTCGTTTGGCCTGAGAAATCTGGTTTGGCCTTTCCCCATTATGTACAAATGAGTCACGACCATGAATTAGGAGATTCAATTCTATCCGAAGCAGTATATCCCCAACTTGTTGACGTCGATCCTAAAGACTTCTATCCCCATGAGGTTACACAACCTCCGGGTGGTTGTTTTATCATCAAGGGGGATTTCGCGAGAGAACACGGTTACCTACCTGGCCATAAGAAATACCAATCGCCGACAGACGGAGTTTTCCTATCGTGCAAATGCGATGTGCCTTACCGATCCTATTGCAAGCGGAATGGGGATGGTGCAAAGGTAATTGAGATTCCGAACGTGTTTAGAATTAGACATACGAAAACGGCCCATAAACATGGAGCACAGATGTAATGTTAGGATGGTTTAAGAGATTGTTAAGATGTTGGTTGTTGGTAGAAAGTCGTCCGTCGATGATTTTGGAAGTGGTGCTTGGTGGTGATATTCAGAAAGTTGTAGTAAGTAAGGTTGTAGGTAATCGAATCCTTTGCACAATTCCAGGCAAGGGAGAATCGGCTTGTCATCTGATTGGAATTGGGCAGGCTGTAGATAAGAAGCATTTTCAAGAGTTGTTAAAGACTTTGGGCGGTGATGAATGGTTCTGGCCTGATGGTTCCGTGGCCAATCTCTAACGCTCTCTGTAGCGTGAACACCCCTCGCTTGGGTATCCTGTTTCTACATTACAGGGGTAGAAAGTGGGCCGATTCTGTCTCTTCTGGAAAAGTTTTTCGTGACCGCAAACCCCGTAAAACACGGCATTTACGGCATTTTAACACTCTTTCCGGGCTCAGAGGGAAAAACTTTCTGGATTCGGTATTGACAGCTTGCCGAAAATATGGTATACTTAGATATAGACGAGGGGGAAACAACGGAAACCACTAACCAAGGGAGACGAGACAATGACAACCAGAAACAGAATCGAATGGAGCCGCGAAGACAATCGACAATACACCATCACTTACAGCGACGGAGTCGAGGTGACAGTCGAAGCTACCCGAAGCGATGACTTGCGAGCCAAGACCCTCCGCTACTACCGAGCGAAGAAAGGTGAGGTCACTTGGGGAATCAAATAGGACACGGGAGGCCCGCCGGGAATCAGCCCGGCGGATTTGGGGTGAATGGTTAGCTCGGGGATATGGTGAGTGTTGTAAAAAAGCTAGGACCACTTAGCAAATGCAATGCTGCCTCAAGCTGGATGGTTCGATTCCGTCTCACCTCACTTTATTTCAAGTATTTTGGCCAAACCCAAGGGAGAACGAAATGCACAGAATCTGGTTACCAGCAGGCCGCCCCGGTATCGCGATTAACGGGACCGCCTACCAATGGGACAGCGAGAAGCAGCGGATTCTGCTCGCCGGAACCCTGGCGGTTGAATTCGAGGGCACCGGCATTCCTCTTCGCCTTCGTCATACGGACGGGTTCCGTGTCGATGACGAGGCGAGAAAGGCCGGACTGTAATGCCGGCCCGCCACCTAACTCGGCTTCGCAACCGAGCGGGGTGCTTTACTTTTCACTTTCCCAAGGAGCAAGACAATGAGCGAGAAACGACAATGCTACTGGCTTCAGGAATTGGAACCGAGTTCCAGCCATCCCGACCGGTATCGGGTCTGCGTCGTCACCGAAGGCGAACCGGGATACCACAAGACCGGCGGCGGTGACGTCGAACCGTGGTATTGGAACCAAGCGACGTGCGATGCGAAAAACAAGAGCTTCTTTGGCCTGAGCAAAGAGGACGCGATGCGGATCGTCGGTTCGTCGATGTTCTGCGACGCATAACCCGAAACGCCGTCCGGCACGAACTCAAACCAAGGAGAACGAAAATGAGTCCGAAAGAAATCGCCAAATTATACCGAATCGCTTTGATCAGAACCAATGGAAATGTCGAACGTGCTCGCAAATTAGTTGAGGCATATCTTGCAGGTTTTCTCACATCAGAGCATTAGTCGCTGACCGAACACATAGCCGTTTACAATCCTCTTACAATAGGAGATCTGAGAAAATGAAGACTTACCAACCGACAGTCAGACTAACCCACGCGGTGGGAATCGTGGACGTGCATCAACACGGTGGTTATCCCTATCAGTGTGCCAAGCTGTACGAATCCAAGCAACGAAAGGATGGGGTATGGTATTGGGCTGCTGCTGGCCCCCAAGGCCCTGACCGACGCGGTGTAGAGATTCTGCAACAGGATGCTAAGGAATTGGCTGCCATCCACGATTGCGAGGTGCTGCCGATCCGATATGGCTCTCGGGATGGTTTAGAATCGTTCAACGGATCGGCCCATCTGTCTGGCAATCCGATTGCAGAAATGTCCGATTTCGAGTCTGCTCAAGATGTGCGGGCCATCCTGTCTGACAATGGATGGATTCCGCTTTGCAAAATCCAAGACGGTGAGCATTGGGTAAAGGAACATTATCGGGCTATGTTGGTCTATTGTGATAAGCCCGGGGAAGCCAAGGCCGAAACTCTGATGTACGCTCAACTGGTCCATACTGGATCGACGAAGCGTAGTTCTGTTACTGTGGTTACTGATTAGAATAAGGAGAAACGCGATGCGAACGATTACGAAGAATCCGGCACCAGAAACAAAAAAGCCGGTTGCAACTGTCGCTGATATGGATCGCCATAATCTATTCAAGGTCGCGTCGTACGCCGACTGGTACGGTATCACTGACAATCACGACTGGCCTGTTGTAAATCTCCGTTCGCACACGTTATGGCCTCCGGACTGGCTCAAGAGGAAGGTCTCCGAAGTCCTCGCTGACGGTGATTCCCTGACGATCGGCCCGGAGGTGAAAGATGGCTCGGCTTCGGACGTATAAGTGGTGCTGCGAGATGATTAGCCAGCGTGGTCGATGGGCGCGAGTGAAGGCGTTTGACACGCACCTCATTATCACGACGGGGCCTTTTAGCAGCGGCCCGTTATTTACCGTCAAGCAAGCCCGGCGTCTCCGCGATTGGCTGGACGCATGGTGCGATGAGGCTGAAAGGCAAGATGATGGCGACTAAAGAACTGATCGACGCGATTCGGACAGGGACGGAAGAGACAATGGCCCTTGTGTTTGCCGGTGTTGCCGATAAGAAAATCTTACGTCTGCTCCATTGTGAGAGTCCCGGAAGAGCTGCTGCCGTCACCGCCGCAAGTGCTGCGATGCTGGAAATCGCCGACGCCATCGTTGCCGCGCGGCCGAAGCCGGAGGATACATACCGTGCATGGGTGAAGTGGGAAGACGTGCCGGAATTTGTCACATTGTCCGACGACAAGGGCGAGACAGCCGATTTGTGCGTCGTGAGCGGCGGTCTCCCGAACAACCTCCACCGCGTCACGATAATCAGGGAGCCATCATGCCCACAGGAATAAGCTACCTCGACGAAGTCTGGCAGCCCGTCACCGGCTGTTCGCCATGTTCGCCGGGATGCGAGAATTGCTACGCTGCCACGATGGCACAGACCGGCCGGCTGCGGAATCACCGACGGTATCGCGGATTGTCCAAACATGCCAAGTCTGAATCTGGTTTGACGATCGGCAAGTGGACCGGCGAGGTGCGTTGCAACGAAGAGGACTTGACGCAACCGCTGCGGTGGAAAAAGCCTCGCACCATCGGGACGGTCTTTATGGGCGATTTGTTCCACCCCGCCGTGCCGTTCGCGTTCCTCGACAAGGTGTTCGCCGTGATGGCCCTTTGCCTGCAGCATACGTTCGTGACCTGCATGAAACGAGCGGAGCGGATGCGAGAGTATCTGACCGAGTCAGATACAGAACGGCGAGTCGCTGCGGGCATGGGAGCCTATCGCTTGGATGCCCCGTGGCGAGGGCTGGACGGCCTTTGGCCCCTCCCAAACGTCCACTTGGGCGTTACTGTGGAGTCACATGGCCAGACAAACAGGATCGTTCACCTACTAAAGGCACCGGCGGCGCATCGTTGGCTGTCGATCGAGCCGATGCTTGGGCCTGTAGACCTGACAAATGTCGCCAACAAAACCCGGCCACCCGCCGTTATTTCCGGGAGCGTCCTTGGTTCTGACGGCCGTGGATTCACACCCGGCGGGGCGAACGGTACCGGCATCGACGGCGTCATCCTCGGCTGCGAGTCTGGCCCGAACCGTCGCCCGTTCGACCTCGACTGGGCTCGCCGAGTTCGCGACGACTGCCAAGCCGCCGGAGTGAAACTGTACGTCAAGCAACTGAGCATCGACGGCAAGGTCGTGACGGCCCCGGCGTTGTTCCCGGAAGGTTTGAGAAGCCGCGAGCTTTCGTGGAAGGTGAACAAATGACGCAGACCGCGATACCGTCGACCGGAACGATTACGTGCCCTGAATGCGGCGTGCCCAATGAAATACAAATGGGTGACGATCGTGGATTTGCAACGTGCAGTTGCGGCAAGAGACTCCGCTGCAGGCACCATTACCCAGAGCCTATCGGCGCATTGGAGGCGTGCGGCTATAGGCTGTCGGTTGACTGGGACGGCGGTCTATTGGTAGACAGCGACGACGAACCCCCGGAAGAGGTTCGCAAATGGCTGTTTTTCAATCAATGCGAACTGCGATCGACGATCGAATACGTAGGAAAGGCGGCACGTGCGTGTTTCATGGGCGGGTCGAAGAACGGCGAGCGTCATGGCCGCGGTATCCGCCCGCGGTATGGACAGATTGAACCAGTCCACGTCCACATCGGCCGTTCTCATTGGGAGACATACGAATTCCGAGACCGAAACGACCCGCGGCTGTTTTTCGTCGGACGTTCGACGTCGAAAGCCAAAGCGAAGCAAGGCGTATTCGTCCCAACAGGAAAGCGAGGTGAATGATGGCATATAGCTACGACTGGCGGACAAAGGACGGCAACCGCATTAGGAGATTAAGAGGTGCGATTCGAGCGTTGGTGTTCGATCTCGCTAACGCCAGAAAGCAACTCGCCGCTCAGCGTGCAATCGTCGCTGCGAATGATGCGTACCGATCGCGGCTGATTGATCTACGAGACGCTCAGTCGTTGGACGAGGTCACCGGCGGCGACTCGGCAATCATGGCCGCTGCTGACGTAGACGAGGCAAACAGAGCGTGTCGGCGGACTCTCGAAATCGCAAAACTAATCGACAAGGAACCCAAGGAATGACCACAACTACAATCCCATCTTACGAGTCTGTGGAGAAGATGATTTACAAACTCGTTACCAATTTCTGGCAACGATATGGTGGCGATTACGACGATTTATTGTCCGCTGCCAACTGGGTCTATATTATCATTATCTGTCAAGATAAATACGATCCTAATAGACACACCAAATTCTCTACGTTTCTTTATCGTTGTATTTATAATCGGTTACTCGACATCGAACTAAAAAACAGGCGTAGGAAAAAGCGAGAGATGACCGTGGATAACCAGTTTTGGAATGCGGTAATTCCGAAATCCGCTGCCATTTATGATTTTCGACAGGACGCAGAAACAGTGGTAAGAATGTTGCTTATCAGTCATAGAACAACCTTACAAAAGAAATCACGACGTGAATGCAAAAAGATCCTACGTTGGATTTTGGATGGCGAGGGTTGGACGGCTAAACAAATCACTGATACTTTTAAGGAGATAGGGAGGGTTTTAGGATGAGTAACACGAAAACGAGAGAAGAGATCGTAAAAGAATGTGCTAATGCTGCAATTGGCTGCTGGGAGCATTATTGCGATAGGCCCTTATCCGATATAAGGAAGGCTCTTATTGAAACTCGTATTGATGTTGAATTTCCACATTCGTTTTCGACAGTGAATTGGACGGCTTACGCTGACCAACGGGATAAAGAACTTGCTGAAGAGGAATTACAGGATGAAACCCCCGAGACTTAGACTAATACAAATAGGGACTAATTGGTGGATCGTCGGACTCGAAAAACCGATGGGGCCTTACAGCAGGAAAGAAGACGCCGAATCGGATCGTCGTGGTGTAATCGACTTTTACAAGCACGAAGTGGATAAGGAGGTTATGGGATGTTTTCAATAAGACAAAAGCGAGAGATTGCAGACAAGATACAGACCATTTTGAGGGAGACAAAACACCTGGGATTGCCGACTGGCGAGATTGTCTTTCAATTACATGTGCATAGTAAAGAGTCATGGAGTTGGGCGGACATTGAAAATAATGCGGCGGTAAACGACCCCGAGATAAACCCTTGGAACGAAGATCAAGATAAGAGACAAAATGACTGAGCTGTTCCCATACCAAAAAGAAGATGTTCTGCAAATGGAACGGTTCAATGGTCGTATATTAAACGCGAGCCAGATGGGCCTCGGTAAGACTCTTGTTACCCTGACCTATCTCCAGCAGCATCCAGAGGCTTTGCCAGCTGTCGTCGTCTGTCCATCCTCGGTCAAGTATGTTTGGGAGCATGAGGCTCTAACTCACATCCAGATGCACTCCCAAGTATTGGAGGGACAGAAACCACCCCAGAATGGCGACCACTTATTCTCCAATCCTGGCAAGTTAATCATCCTCAATTACGACATACTTCAGTATTGGGTTGCGTGGTTACGCAAATTGAAACCACAAACTTTGATTCTGGATGAATGTCACAAAGTAAAATCCAGAACAACTAAGGTTACCAAGGCCGCAAAAAGTCTATCACGATCCATTCCAAACATGTTTGCCCTCAGTGGCACACCTCTTACCAATCGTCCGGCAGAATTATGGCCAACTCTCAATATGCTTCGTCCTGACCTATATCCGGCATTTTGGCCATTTGGAATAAAACATTGTGCTGGAAAGAAATCTTACTGGGGTTGGGAGTTCAAAGGTGCAACTAATGTTAAAGAGTTGCATGACAAGTTAACAAAACAACTGATGATTCGGAGACGGAAGAAAGACGTCTTAGACTTACCACCCAAGGTTCGACAAACAATTCCTTGCGAATTATCAGATAGGACAGAATACGAGGAAGCCTCCAATGATCTAATCGGATGGCTCAGGAAAAACAATCCAAGGAAAGCCGGCGAATCCAAGATGATGGCGATGGTTCGGTTAGGTTACCTATTGCGATTAGCGGCTAGGCTGAAACTAAAATCAGTAGTTAGATGGATCAATCGTTTCCACTTGGAATCGGAAGATGAAAAGCTAATCGTATTTGCCCATCACAAGGGAATGATTCGGGTGATAAAGAAACGATGTCGAGCCAAATCGGTTGTGATTGATGGATCGGTGGCCGGTCAAAGACGAAAAGCGATGGCCGATCAATTCCAGCAGGATAAGAAAACTCGATTACTGATTGGTAACATCCAAGCAGCCGGTGTAGGTCTAACTTTAACAGCCGCGTCTACTGTAGCTTTTGCCGAACTAGATTGGGTGCCTGGAAATATGTTGCAAGCTGAGGATCGGCCACACCGGATTGGTCAGACAAAAACTGTTTGGATCTATTATCTTGTGGCGGGGGATACGGTGGAAGAGAAGTTATGCAAAGTTTTGCAAGAGAAACAGAAGATAATTACTAGGATTTTGGATGGGGATTTAGGGGATGGGAAAGAGTTCGACGTGTTCAATGAGCTATTAGGTCTATTGGGAGTATAATAATATGACTAGAAAGAACGAAACTACACTCGGTGTACCAATGGAATTACGTAAGGAGGTATCGGCCGCTGCTGATAAATCAGGGATGCGAGTACGTGAGTGGACTCAGTTAGCTTTGCGTTACGTTTTGGATAACATAGTAATCAAGATTGAGATTGACGAACCAATAGGAGGTACCAAGTGATGAGTCAATGGACACACGTTGCAGCCGTAATCCGTTTTGATGGTGTCAAAGGAATGACCCCTGATCCCAATCTAAATCAGGATGTCCCACAAGGATCAGAAGAGGGATTACATTATGGAGTGGTAGAGGTGGGAGAAGGAATCCCAAGATTCACAGTTACAATTTGGGGTGATCTAAGAGAATTTGATTCCGTTGAGGAAATTGTGGCATACTTGGAAAGGATTACTAAGGGACACACAATCCGTTCTGGAATCGCCGAAATAGATGTAGAGAATCGTCATTTTGTTGTGGTGAGATATAGCTATGATGACAATGGTGAGAATGGAAAGTGGAGTATAATAAAACAATCAAAGCACAAGTGGTAAAACAATAGGAGGTAGCAAGTGATGGATGAATACCCAAAATGCGATTGTGGTGAATACAATGGATTGGCTATGTTTGAGGATCGTATGTGGTGTCCCAAATGTTTGTGGGCTGAGATTCTGTATTTACGTGGTGTGCTCAAAGATTTTGGCATTAAACAGGAAGGTACCAAATGATGATAACCGATGCAAAAGGACGGCCCGTGGAGTTACGTGATTTTGACGCAAAGCACGTAGTTGGCGTTCAGATTGGATCGTTAGGACACAAACTGTGGGTATGTATTGATGGGGTGGCTGTGATTAGAGTCAATGCTCCTACAATCGAGTTGGTGGATCAAAGGGAACCGATAGGAGGTATCAAGTGATGGATATGGAAAAGCAACATCCAAAATGCGAATGTGGCGAGAATTTTGGACTAGCAGTTTTCGGGGATCAGTGGTGGTGTCCCAAGTGTTTGCGGTCTAGGGGTAATCATGTTATAAATGCCGTTTGCAATACCCTTAGTGATGTTTTGAAGATGCCAGACTCACCCGATAGCCGGACGGCACAGGCCCATTTGCGGATTCTTTACCACAAGGTTAAAAGTATTGGGGAGGGAAGATTCGCACGATGAATTCAATCACGGAAATCCTAGACGAATTACGAATCCCTTATTCCCATTCTGGTGACCATCGGAATGTACGCGAGGGATTCGTTGGAATCGACTGCCCTTGGTGCGGTCACGAAAATGGGAAACGCCACCTTGGAATCTCGATAGAGGATGGATTCGGAACATGCTGGCAATGTTCTTACCACTCATTAGCCTCCATTTTGCATACTATCTCAGGGCTCCCATACGACCGTATACGGGCCTTGTTGGATGGGCTGCCCCAAACACGTCTGAGGAAAAAGCAAGTCCATAGAGGACACCTACGGTTGCCTGATGGGCATTCCTACATCAACGGTGCTCACTATCGTTATCTGCGTGGTAGAGGATTTGATGCCTTGAAAGTTGTGGGATTGTGGCACCTTGGAGGATTTACACTACATCCTCAATACAATTGGCGGCTATTCATTCCGATCCATTATCGTGGCGAGGTTGTGTCGTGGACTACCCGTTCAACCGGACGGGTAGAATCTGGCAAGTACAAATCGGCTACGCCTGAGCAATCCGTAATACCTATTAAAGAGTTGCTTTATGGTGAGGATCATGCAAGGCATTCTGTTGTAGTATGTGAGGGTGTAACTGGCGTCTGGAGGATTGGCCCTGGAGCTGTAGCATTATTCGGGATGGCAGCTACGATACAGCAAGTTAAGAAGTTGTCTCAATTTTCTTTAAGAGTTATCTGTTTCGATAATGAACCAGAGGCCCAACGGCGGGCGGATAAACTGGCCGAATTGTTGGCCCCTTATCCTGGAAAAACGGAAAGGGTCTGTCTAAAATCCCCCGATCCTGGGGGTGCAACAGCCGACGAAGTGGCAGAAATACGGGCGAATTGGTTGTCTTAGCAGGAATATTTTCGTGACCGCCGACTGGGGTAAGAGCAAGTTTGCGATTAAAGCAAAAGAGAGAGCCGCAAAGGTTTAGTTTAGTGCGATCAACTGAAACCCCTTTTACTTTTAGGAGACAAGGAAATGACAACCGCAGCAGAACGAAACGCACGGGAAGATGGCTACGAATTCACAGGCTGCTACGCAAGATCCTACGATAAGGACAAACTGAAACCCGATGCCGCGGAATATTGCCAGCAAGGGTACAGAGTCAGGACAGTGAACGTCTATGGTGGGGGTTACAGCCTCTATATCAAGGACACGCCCAAGACCCTCAAAGCGAAAGAGGAGCAAGCCATAAAGGACGAAGAGGCCCGTCAAGCCACGGCCATTGACGTGGCTGAATACCTCGTTGCGGTATCGAAACACATCGGCGATTTGGGTGCTTCCAAATTGCAGACACTCAAGCACGTTATCAAACGGGAATTGGGAGATAACTGAAACCCCCTTTTACTTTTAGGAGACAAGGAAATGAACCTCGACAACGTCATCAACGAAACTGAGAAGCGTAACGGTGGACCCCAAATCATCAAACAGAATGATGATATGAATTCGATCAAGGCAAATCCTTTCGATAGCCTCCAAGTCTGGGATGCCGCCGAATTCGGCATGACCCGAGAGCAGGCAATCGAGGAAATCAAAAATGACCCCGTTCAGATGGGACGATTGAAAGAGGCCGCCATTAAGCGGGCCAACCTCAATCAGGCCGATGACGGCTCGATTAGCATGTTCGTTAGTGCTGATTTGCAAGACGCATGGTGGCACGAACTCGGCAAGTGCATCAGCCATGCCGCCAATTCCCAACAGGCCATTGAACTGGCTAACATGGGCTTCATCGCCAAAAAGGTGCCTCTAATGGTGCCAGCAAATTACGATGCCAATACAGACGAAACCAAGGTTGGCAAATCGTATCCCCACAATCCTTACGAAAAAATGATCCACAGTGGGGCCTACGCTGTCGTCAGAGAAGACAACGGTCACAATCTCACGCAAGGCAAGAGCGTTGGCGGTCGTTACACCGTCCTACAATACTCGGAAGTTTTCGAGATTATGGACGAAATCGTGGGCCAGGGTGGTGCAAAATTCCACTCGGCAGGTGTCCTCGGTGGTGGCGAACGTGCTTGGATGCTGGCCGAACTGCCCGAAGAATTCGAGGCAGCCGAAGGCGACAACATTAAGCTCTTTTTACTCGGTGTTGGTTCTCACGACGGGACTGGAGCAACCAAATTTATGTTGACGTCTGAGCGGGTTGTTTGTGCAAACACCCTCAGACAGGCTCTAAACGGCAAGGATTGCATTTCTTTCCGACACACGAAGAACCAGAAGGCCAGAGCGAAGCAAGCCGCAAAGGCCCTTCTGATGGCCAAGGTAGGCATCGAACGATTGCAGGCGAAAGTTGCCCGAGCCGTTGATGTTACGGTGGACCAGACGCAAGCAGAGGATTACTTCGCTCTGTGCTTGGACGACATTGTGGAGACAACTGTTGCAGATCAGCGGGTTACGGCTGCCAGTTTAACGGATGGATCGTTGCTCAGTTCGATTCTAGAAATCACCGATTTGGAAGAGCGGCAGACGGAAGAGAAGAGGTTGGATCGTTGTAAGAATCGCCGGGCGAAACTGCTGAAAGACATTATTGAGCGTTACGAGTCTGACCGTAATAACGGCATGGTGTCGATCAGAGACACGGGATGGTCGGCGTATAATGCTGTTAGTGAGTTCGCCGACCATAGCCCTCTGAACACCTACAAGGGCGACAGGAAAGCAGAGAAGCGATTCGATAGCGTTCTGATGGGGCGTGCCAACCAAATCAAGCAGAACGCCTTGGAGTTGGTCTTAGAAATGACGGTTGCGTAAGCCTGTCTCGTTTTAGCTCCTTACCCTTTGTTGTGGGTAAGGGGCATCAGTGGAAATCCAAATCAAGATAGGAGACTGAAGAAATGAGTAGTCCTAAATTCCCCCACATAACTGTTCAACTGTCTGGTGAAAATGGAAATGCTTTCTCTATTATGAGGCGTGTAACTAAGGCAATGAGACGGGCGGATGTGTCAAAAGAGGATATTGATAAATTTCAGGAAGAGTCTATGAGTGGTGATTACGATAATCTTATGCAAGTCTGCATGAAGACTGTAGATGTAGAATAAGGAACCCAAACCATGCTAGACGCCAAAACAAAACGATTCGTCCGCGACCAGACCGAGGGAATGGATGATAAACAGGCTGCCAAACAGATTCAGAAACTTATTCCCAATTACACAATGGATGAGGCAAGAGAAGTTGTTAGGGAATCCCGATACCAAATGAGGGTAGAGCATGAATATCATGCTGAAGGTATGAAACCCTGGAGGGTGTATACGTGGGACGGCCACAAGGAATTTCAAACCAAACACGAAACAGAGGCATGGATGGACGATCAAGAAAACCTCTAACCAGAAATAGGAGACTGAGGAAATGTCCGAGTGGAGACAAAACACAAAAGATGGTCGGATTGTGGTTGCTGGAAAACGTCCAGGGCATGGTGCCGTTAAAGCAAACTGCCTTACGGAAATAGACGCAGTTCAAATTATCCGCGAGCACAACAGCCATGAGGAATTGTTGAAAATATGCAAAGCCGTTTATCTGGACAAATATAGTCGGATGCCTAATGATCGGATAACTCTGATGATAAAAAAGGCTTTCAAACTTGCAGACGAAGATATTGATTGCCCATACCCATAAAGGAGACCCCAGCCAATGGACATTCAATTCGGAAACCTGATTATCCACTGTGCAACCACTTTCCCGTGGTGCATCGCATTTTGGGCAGTGGTTACTCAGATTGTCATTATGATCCTTTATCGAATGAGGAGTTGAGAGAATGAAACACGGAAAAGAACACGATTTGGTATACGCCAATCTGCTTATCAACTTGCGAACGCAGGGCATTCCAGAGGAGCTTTGGCCGACTCACATCCGGATTATGGCCGAAACTACCGCGATTGCAATAGCCGAGGTGCTTCTCGAATCCATTACTCAGCGACGGGAACGCAAGAAAGGAGCATCCGATGGGTAAGTGGGTACAAAACAAAGAGCGACCGTGGATCGTGGAGGATGAGGAAGGCGTGCGGATTGCCGAGTGCGATGGCGAAGGTGCATCCGAACGAATCGTCACCGAGCACAACTCCCACGCGGCGTTGCTGACGGCGTGTAAATCTTTGAGGCATCGGGCCAATGTCGGGTTTACGATTCGCGAGGGTGACGTGCATTGCAGACAGCTTGATGAAGCTATCGCCCTTACGGAGCCCTCGCTATGACAGCACCAAACAAAGAACAAGTGTACAAGTACTTTGGCAACTTCAATCCGACGTCACCGATACAAATGATCGGCAAAACTCAAAGTGAAACCAAGGAGCGTGTAGAGCAGTTCCTTGCCCGATTCGAGCAGGGCATGCCCCGAGAATGCGAAGCCGGAACGGCAGATGAGATGCGTCGCATGGGCTACGTTGGCTTGTATGCTTGGGTTGAAGAGGAGCCATCGGAATGACTTGGAAAACAACCTGGATGGATAAAAACGGTGGGACCAGAACCTACTGGACCCGATGGAAAGACGACAACACTATCGAGGTGGTCGTCAAATCCGCCGGATCAAAAATCAATTACAAGCAAATGCACAATCGAACCCCATACCAACACGTTAAGAAACTGGTCAGGATGCCATCCACCACTGTTTTGCTAGATGGCGAACCGATGACCAAAGAGGATTTTTTCAAGATGTTAAAACAAAACTATAAGAAATAGGAGACTGAGAGAATGGGTTGGTTTTGTAAACACAAGTGGGAAGTATTGGACAAAACGGAGTCTCCATCCGCGTATGAGCAGTTAGTCGCAGCGGGCATACCACTTCCAGGTTCGCAATGGTGGGTTTATCAAAAAACGGTATTGGTAATCGTGGTATGTAAGGAATGTGGTAAGCTGAAGAGTTTCACAAAAGAGAATCTATAACCAGAATCATTTCCCGGAAGATGGGATTGTGTGGTCCCGAGCAATCCTGTCCCGCTTGTCGCGGCTCCTATCGTAATCGGGACTTGTTTTAGAAAGGATAATTACAATGAACGATTTACCGGATGCGTTGACCATATTGCAACAACAGATTGATTTTCTCAATGGTCAATTAGCAAATGAGCACGCAAAAAATATAAAGCTTGCGGATGAGCTTGGGATGTTGAAATGGGAGCAATTGGCAGAGGCCAACAACCCCGAGACGCCAGACACGGAAGCCGAGCCGGCGGAAGATGAAGACCGCGAATCGTTCGTTGACGCGATTTGCAGCCTTGCAGCCGCGGTTGATGGTAAAGCCGAGGAGCTGCCGCCGTTGTCGGAATGGATGAAAACGGTCATCGACAAAGTCCGACATAGTAACGGCGTTGTCACGGTTGACGTCAGGGATTTGGTTAAAGCTATCCGGGAACTCGAAGCCAATCAACGGCCAGAGCCCGTAGACCTCGGAACGTCCATTCAGACCGCCATAGCTGCCCTTCCGGTGACTTTCCGTGCTGACGCCACTGAGTTGGCAGAGGTGGCTACAGCAGCCGGAGAGCCCGTCCTGGGGCTGCGTCTGCTGGTGTCGATGCGGGATGAGTTGATCGACCGGGAGGCGACGTGCGGGAAATGTAAGCGATACAAGCCGGAGGTCGTCCCCCATGCGTCATGGTGCCAGCAGAAGAAAACGCGAGTCTACGCTAACACTACAGCATGTGCGAAAATCCAACGCAAACCGCCGGAATCCAGCGAGGAAACTGGGAGTCTTGCGGAAGAGATACGACTAACGGGGCTCAAAATCAGGCTGGATGCGGTGAAGAAAAAGGCGGAATCGGAATCCGAACCGGTCGGCAAGGCGAGGTTTTTTCGGGACACGCTGGGTCAGAACGTAAAACATGATCCGGTCTGGTGTATGTTGTCGGAAGAAGAGGGGATGTATTTCAACGGCAGATGCAGCACAGAAAGATCTAACTTCACAGTTAATGAACTGACCGATCGTAATGACGTCAAACAAATCACCGAAGCCCAAGCCTTCGCCGAGCTTGCCGACTGGCCGGAGGGTGAGGCGAAGTTGCGGGAGTTGATTGGAGGGAACGATGAGTAGAATAACAAACTTGTTCCGACTTATTGTGCAACTCGCCGTGGGATTAACGGCGCTCGTGTTCGTGCTCGCCTGCGCGTTCGGGCCGATCCTTTTGCTGTTTGCTGTCCACGACTGGACCTTGGGGCCCGAGGAGTCCGATATGGCAGTCGCGTTAGTCGTCGCGGGAAACGGTACGGGTATTGCCGGTTGCCTGATTGTCACGAGGGTTGGGAGATTTTTTACCCGAGATAAAGGAGAGCACGAATGATTCAGCGATTCCTCACTGGACCACTTAACGCAGTGGAAGTGGTCCTCTTCACCGACGCCGAAGCCGACAAGGCCGAAGCGGTTGCTGCTGCCGTCGAGAAGGCGACGGCGGAGCTGCGGGCGGAGTTGGAAACATACCGTCTACGCGAGCCAGAACTCCATTCGTTCACGGAACTAGAACATCGAGAACTGCGGGCGGAGTTGGTGGAGCGAACCAGGCAACTATTTCACGTTAAGAGTGGATGGGCTGGCCACGATGAACCAACCTGGTGGCGTGCCGATACGAGCAGATTTGCCGAAAAGCTTGGCGACCGCTTGGTTGAACTCGGTGCGTATGAGAAACGAACGGACCCGGTGTTGATGTATCGGCCGACTTGAATAAAGGGGGTACGAGAAATGAATCTTGATTATCATCAACAACAACACAAACTACTAATCCGTGCTTGTATTTGCAGGATTGAACAATTAAACGATTGGATTATGTCTGGAAAAGAAAATGGTGGAAAACCCATGATGTTACAATCATGGATCAATCAGAGGAACGTATTGAACGATTCTCTAGGATTCTTATTAGGAGACAAATGATGAAACGAGAACTGAAAGTGTGGAATGGTAAAGAGGCAGAATCGAAGGAAGAGCCACTTGTGTTTTGGTTGGATCAAGAGGGTTCCACAGTACGATTGCGTGTTGCTGTAGAATCCGAGGGTGGAGAAGACAACCAATTTTTCATAGGAGAAATTCAGGAAGATGGCGTTCTCTACTTATACCCAAGCATTCCAGAACAATTTAGTCTACAACTTGATGACAATGGCCGAATCGTTGTGAAAAATGCATAGCCCCCTATTGACACCAAATCCAGATTGTGTATAATGGGGGTATCGGTTGACGTCGAGTAGTATCCGACGTCTTGTTTTCAATGGTCAGAAACGTGTATTGATAGGAATACTATGTACTTTCTAAACAACAATACAAAACTGAAGTGCATGTCCTTATCAAGACATGTTCTGACCTCCAAGCCCACCCCCTGGTACTACATCGGGGTGGGCTTTCTTTTTTCCCTACAAGGGGATTTCCGCCCAATCTTTCTGACAGGATACCCCTACTATGGATGAAGCACACTATCAATCTCAACTGAAAAGATCCTTACAACAAAGGGATTTCCACCTGAAAAAGGCCTTAGAATACTCACATAAAGCCACACATCCCGAAGAAAGCTCAGATAATGCTTTCCAAAGTTTGATCGACTTGCTGAAGCAATGGTGCAAGCAAGGTCGTCCACCATCGCAAAGCAGACGAGCAGCAATCCCACGGGAGGTAAGGCAAACGGTCTTACAGTTAGATGAATTCGGGTGCCGCCGTTGTGGTAGTGGCTCTGATTTGACGGTCGATCACATCACCCCAATAGCAAAGGGTGGTTCTAACGATGTAAGCAATTTGCAAACACTCTGCCGATCTTGCAATTCCAGCAAGGGGAAAACCTAAAATCCTATTCTTAAAGGAGTTTGAACTGTGGCACACACAAAGATTTTTCTCAATTTGGAAGACTTACGAAAACTTTTAGGGGGTCAGGTTATCGAGCTTCATGGAGTATTGCCGAAGGTTCTTATCGAACTTGAGCCGAATGCTCAAGAGCATATTGAATGCATTGAAGGGGTCGGAAGAATAGAAGTCTATCCTAAAGAAATTGATGAATCTGATTGCAAATGTGGAGTGTGTTCAGATTGTGCTAATATGAATGCCAACTAACCCTATCCTTGAAGGAGACCCGATCCTCTTTTGATAGGAGTCCAAATAATGGACACTACTTATTTTGATGAGTTACAAAAACAAGCAGACGAACAAGATCGGTACTATGGGGAATTGGAAGAGCTTGCGGAGAAAAGTATCCGTTGTTTACACAAGGCTTTGGATATAGCATCAAAAGCCCGTGGGAAGAATGAAGGATCTCTTATGTTGCTTATGGAATTGGAGCAATGGAGAAGTATCAACACACCACCGAAACTAAAGAAACGAAGACCGTTAAAACGAAGTGAAAAGACGGCCATCTTTGAACGGGACAAACATCGTTGTGTTCAATGTGGTGATTGGAAAAAATTACAAATAGACCATATCGTCCCCATATCCAAAAATGGAACCAACCACGCGGATAACCTACAAACGCCTTGCCAAACCTGTAATTCTAATAAGGGGGCAAAGTAATGAATACCAATCAATTCCAAGGTTTCAGAAAACCGAAGGCTAATTACTTCTCTTTACCAAACGAATGGACAGACATAATGCCAGAGATAAATTCCCTGGCAGAGTTGAAAGTTATACTCTATGTCTTGCGACATACCTGGGGATTTCATGATCCACGGAAAAAGATTACTATTGATGAGTTTATGAACGGACGAAGACGTATAGACAGAACTAGAATGGATAAAGGTACTGGTCTAAGCAAACGATCAGTACGACTTGGTTTGGAGAAAGCCATCGGGCATGGTTTTCTAATTGAGGAAATCAACGATTCCGACAAAGGACGAATCAAAAAGAGATACCATCTAAATTTGTTAATTGATGAATCGGATGATGGTTTCGACAGCGATTTTGACAGGGATACATTTGGGGAGTCAGAGGGATACAATGTATCCCCCAGATCCGTACAAGGTACCCATCGAGGGATACAAAGTACCCATCGAGGGATACAAAGTACCCATCGAGGGATACAAAGTACCCATCGTACAGAGAAAGACACTAATAGAAAGACACCTTCTGAAAGAAAGAAAAAGGGGGGACGGGCAAAGCCGTCCCAATCTTCCGATGATGAATCTGGTTTTTTCCACAATGGTAGTACACGGAAGAAAAGAAGGATTCCAGCCAAATCTAATCTAACTGAATTTGATATAGACTGGGGCAATCGAATCCGGGGATTGATGGTCGAGCACGATACAGATTTATCTAATGGTAAGTACAAAACATCCGGGGAAACTTTTGCAAAACAAATACGTAAATTACGGATAAGTAGGAAACGTACCGAATCTGAGATAACGGAGGTGCTTGGTTGGTACACGGAATGCTTTGCTAAAATCTCCTATCCCAAATTATCCAAGGCATCGGATTTGTGTGATCGGTTCCAAGCAATGTGCGATGCGAAAGAAACATCAGAACGGAGACAGGAGACGGCCAAAAAGAATGGGGAGATTCCAAAAGACAAACACTCAAGACTTAGTTCCAAAGTAGCATCAATCTGTATGAGCCGATGGGAAACAATGAACCCAACTCAAGATAACGTCGATACGGTTTTGGAAGAGTTGGGTCATCCGGCTGGAATGTTTGATGCCCGAAAAATTGACAATAGTTAGGGAGAATTGAGAAGATGTTTACAAAAAGAGGCTTTTTTGAATTACTTGATAAAATACCAGAACATTTTGGTTTGCAATTGACCAAGCCAGATTGGCATACGATAAAATATTGGACAATAACGCTTCGTTTGCGGGGTTGTGAACAAAGACATCTTGCATACCCACGTATTGAGAAAACGAAATCTGTTGTTTTTGAAAAGTTTGAAAGGTGGTATAAAGAGTGGTGCAATTTGAACTTGGAAGACTTTGAACTTTGAAAATCAAACGATACGACAATACGGACAGCAGACGTGTTCTTACTGGAATGATCCTCGATCCGGTTGTGGTTGCGAGAATCTCTAGCAAGTGGCCACAACAGGGATTGTTTGGCAATCGGTTCGAGAACCTAATCGGTATGTGGGCCGTTAAACATTTCCGCAAATATGGTACACCAATTGATAAAGAGATAGTTTCGGTATTCGATAGTTGGGCTAATGATAAAGGTAGTAACCAACAAGACGTTATTGATATGATTGAACGTCTGTTACAATACATGAGCGATAAGTATGAGCAGGACGGTGAACGGGAATCATCGGACTATGTAATTGATCTTGCTGGTAAGCTTTTCAACAAGGTGCAATTGAAACAACTATCGGAAGCAATAGAAGTCGATCTTGAACGTGGGGACTTGGAAGAGGCGGAAACGAGAGTAGCAAACAGAAATAAGGTAGAATTGGGGATAGGTTCAGTAATCAAACTGGGGGAAGATTTTGAAGCGTGGCGTCGGGCTTTCGACAATTCTCAAACGAAACCCCTGATTACATACCCTGGACCTTTGGGAATCTTTTTCGGTAATGCTCTGAGTCGTGATTCGTTCATTGCATTTACCGGTTCAAGTAAACGGGGAAAATCATTCTGGTTGCTTGATTTGGCATATCGTGGTATAAGACAGAGAAGGCGAGTAGCATATTTTGAGGCTGGGGATTTGAGCGAATCCCAGGCATTGCTCAGATTCGGCGAGAGGGCGACGAGAAGGCCCCGTAGAGACGTCACTGTAGAATACCCGATAGAATACACGGATCGGGTCAAAGGCCCTAAGATGGAAAGCAGGGAGCTTTCAGCCATATCTGCGGGGGATAGCCTCAAAGCATGGGATAAGGTACAAAGGGGAAGGGACAAATTCAGATTATCTTGCCATCCAAATAGCAGTTTGTCGGTGGATGTGGTATCATCGCTAATTCAGGATTGGAGTAGGGAGGAGTGGGTGCCAGATGTAATTGTGATTGACTACGCTGATATTTTGGCACCACCCCAAGGGGTAAAAGAAATTAGAGAAGCGACTAATGAGAACTGGAAACACTTGCGTAGAATCTCTCAAGAGTTTCATTGTTTAGTGGTGACGGCTACACAGGGAGATACGAAAAGTTATGATGCTCCGATCCTCAGACGTGGTAATTTCTCTGATGATCGACGAAAGAACGATCATGTAACTGGGATGGTCGGAATCAATGCATCGGAAGAGGATGAGAGAGTCGGAGTGAAGCGGCTGAATTGGTTAGTACGTCGAGAGCAGCATTACATAGAGAGTAAGCAGATTTGGGTAGCTGGTTGTTTGGATATTGCCAGCCCGGCTATTAGATCGACGTTCTGAGAAATTAGTTTTGGCGATTTTGGATTGGTTGGCGTATAATGAAGTAGCGGGAAATATTGCGGAAATGTCTTTTAAGAAATGGGAAAACAAATGATGACAAAGGAATACGTTTTGAGCTTGATGGGATCTAGTAAGAATGAACATGAGTGGAATGCAAATTGTGATGTTGTTAAAAGAGAATATGGAGGTTATCCAGACTGGTGGTATGCTGAGATTATTTTGTCTGGATTGTTGAGACGAACTTTGGGACAAGGATCGGATGAAATAAAGATATTGACAAAATAAGACTCCATTTTTGGTTTGGTAGGAAAGCTAAAGCGAAGAATCCCTTGAACCGATACGAAACGGTTGTGATTGGGTGAAGCTGGTCTACAGTAGGTTCGAGTCCTGCCGGAGCCACTTGAGTTTTGTTTGCATGTTTTTTCAATAAGGAGTAATTTGCAATGAAACGTAAAGTAGAGGTAGTGGAAACCGAAGAAGGCGGATTTGTTTCGATGCTGGGAGAAAAAATATGTTTGTTCTGTGGCGTCTATATTTATGCTGGCAAGCTTGTTGGCGTAAATGAGGATCATTTGGAATTAGAAGACGCCGTTTTGGTTTATGAGACTGGTGAATTATCGTCGGGATCATGGAAAGATGCTCAACCACTTTTGGGGATTCATCGTGTAATGTTACAAGCAATTGAATCATGGGGGCCAGCAAAATGTTGATGCCGGTAAATAAGAGACAAAGGTCTAGGTCTAGGTCTAGGTCTGGGTCTGGGTCTGGGTCTGGGTCTAGGTCTAGGTCTGGGTCTGGGTCTGGGTCTGGGTCTGGGTCTGGGTCTAGGTCTGGGTCTGGGTCTGGGTCTAGGTCTAGGTCTTGGTCTTGGTCTTGGTCTAGGTCTGGGTCTTGAGTTGTTTACGTATTTTTTAATTCTAATTAACTAAGGGAGACGAAAAGATGAGTACATTGCAGATTGAGCGTGGATTAGCTGTGGAATTGCTAGTGGCAATTGGATTCAAGACGGCGGGACAAATGAAGGATGGGAAGCTGAATAAGAAGATTTGCCAGTTGGATAAGATTGGCAAGCCTGATGACGCTGTGTTGGATGAGGATCAGGAATCCCTGCTGGCCGAAATTTTGCAAACGATTGAGGATGGGGATAAGATTACTTTGGTTGATGAACTCCCTCCGGACACCGCTGATGATGATGCTGATACTGATACTGATGTTGACGGAGAAGGTGAGGATACTCCCGAAACTGTTAGTGACAATGATAGAGAAGAGGGGGAGGATACCCCTGATCCTAAACCAAAGAAGAAGGGGAGAGGACGGCCGAGGGGTTCTAAGAACAAGGATGGTGGGGAGAAGCCTGAGAAGAAAAATGTGCCGGAAGATGTTATTGGCGACGATGTTTTGTATAGTGAGGTATCTTCTGGTATCGAACTTGTTACGGCGAAGAGAGCCAAAAAGTTGCTAGGTTGGAAGGAAGAGGCGGACGATGAAGATTTCGGCAGTAGCTTTCTTTACCGAGGATTGAATAAGAAGAAAGTCCGTTGTGCAAATGTGCTTTCTAATCGACCATTTCGATTGGCTATTGCCAAACGATATGCAAATGAGATTCTACGTGGAAAGTGGAAACTTAATGGCGAGTCTGTAATTATTGACAGGTTGGGGCAGGTTCAGGACGCACAACATCGGCTGGTTGGTCTTGTACTGGCCGAAGACATGCGACAAGACGACGAGGAGAAGTGGGGAGAAAAGTCTGTTGCAATAGAGACGATAATCGTTCTCGGTATTGAAGAGAGTAAGGGGGTTGTTGATACTCTCAACCTCGGTCTGAAACGATCCTTGAAGGATGTTCTATTTCGCAACCAGGAAATTGTGCCTGATGAAAATTCCAATGTGAAAAAGAAATTGTCGGGTGTTCTGGCTGGTGCTGTTCGGTTGGCTTGGTTGTATGGCTCTGGCCGAAAGGTATCTGATGCCCCACACTTTCCGCATAGCGAAGCCCTGGATTTTCTGGCGGATAATCCTGATATCGTTTTGACGGCAGAGCGGATTACCGATTTGAACGATAGCGGTGATGAGAAGAATCGTATTAGTAGTTACATCACACTTGCGTATGCTACTGGTCTGGCCTATCTAATGGAAGAGGCCAGAAGTGAAGAGGATTCTACAGAATTTTGGACGGCTTTTGCTGATGGTAGTAAGAAAATGCACCCTGTTCGATTGGCATTAAATAGTGTTGCGACCAGCACAGGTTATGGTCGTGATGCTGTGGTAAGTGTGATTTTCAAGGCATTCAATCTGATGACAGCAGGAGAAGAGATTACAGCAAAGGCAGTTAAGCCGAAGAAGGGTAAGTTGGTAACGATTGCTGGGGAGGAGAAGTAGAATGAAACTCAATAGAGAAGCTTTGTTGCAAAAGTTGCAATCTATTTCCCCGGGCTTATCGACAAAGGATGTAATCGAGCAATCGTCCACCTACGTTTTCAAGGATGGTCGAATCATTACGTTCAATGACGAGGTGTCTTGTAGCATTGACAGCCCTATCGAAGATGCAGAATGCTCCGTGCCATCCAAACCTTTGCTTAGTATCCTTGAAAAACTCAAGGATGAAGAAATTACAGTGGAAGTTACGGATGATTATTTCTGTGTCAAAGGTAAGAATAACAGAACCCGAATCAGGATGGATAAGGAAATCCTACTTCCAATCGAGGCGGTAGAACCACCTGATAAGTGGAAGAAACTACCATCTGATTTCTGTGAGGCCGTCGGATTGGTTCAGACTTGTGCTGGTGATGATGCTAGTGATTTCAAAATGACATGTGTTAGGATCACTAACAAATACTTGGAGGCATGCGATAATCATCAGATGATTCGATGGAATACGGAGACACCTATTAAGGATTGTCTTCTCAAAAGCGGATCGGTTAAACACGTCTCTCGGTTGGGTATGTCCAAGGCATCCGTTACTGATAGTTGGGTTCACTTCAAAAACGAAACTGGATTGGTATTGAGTTGTCGAAAATGGAACAATGAGGATTACCCCGATCTTAGTGAGATTCTAAAGACTACTGGAGTTAAGTCTGTACTGCCTGTTGGATTGGGCGAGGCTGTGGAAAGGGCCTCTGTTTTCTGCGAATCGGATATTACCAGTGGCTCGGTGGAGGTGAAGATTAAAGGATCGAAATTGGTATTGAAAAGCTACGGTCCTTACGGAGATTATGAAGAGCGTACGAAGATCAAGTATGATGGGGAGCCAATGCGATTTCGTGCGTCCCCGAGGTTGTTAGCTGCCATCGCTTCACGTACGAAGGATTGTATTCTAACCGAGACGCGGTTGAAGACGGAGACGGATAAATGGACTTGTGTTGTTTGTCTTGCGAGAGTTGGGAAGGATGAGTGATGTTTGATTACTAGATATTTTTGGTTTCGTTGTTACTCTGTTACTGTGTATGAACTTTATTTTTTGGAAGGGGTTTGTCATGTTTCGATTATGTTTAGTGTTTTTGGTGTTGCTAGTTACTAGGTCAGTTTTGGCAGTTGACGGTCCGATTCCTGAGCCATCATCTGATGTGGGAACCATTCATATCGGACCAGAGAATTCAGGTGTTTCTCCTGATGATGTATTGGGCGATTATGAGCAGGATGGAGTAACCAACGGAAGAAATCATTACTTTAATGGGGAGTATTTTTTGTGGTGGCAGCCTGCTGCTGATCTTAATATTTGGCTTTTGACGGACACACCAGGAGTAGATGGAAATGCCGCTGTTTGGGTACAAATCAATGTTGACGAAAATCAAGCTGTAGATGCTAGTCCGTATTACCCATCTACTAATGCTTCTGGTCCCAATCTCCGGGCAGCAATCAAGCCAATCCCCGAACCCTCAACCTTTACCCTCGCCGCCCTTGGCTTTTTGTCATTGGCGTTCTATGGCCGGTGGAGAAGGAAGACTAGTCTATTGGAGCAGATATCCCAAACTGTTAGGATAAATTGACTGCTTCAGCATTGTAGGCGGGTTACCTACATACGTTTTGTGGATGATAAGGGATGAATAATGTCCTACATACTTCGTGAGAATACTGAAGAAGAATGTTGGGAAATCCTGGATATAAAAAGTGAACAATCCCACGATGGGCTAGTAGCAGCAGTATATATCGCTTTGGTATACGATTTTGACAGGGCACAAGTAATTTTGGATTTGTTGAATACCTATGCATAAGGATTATCAATGCCCGGTTTCTTCACCCCAGACCAGATAAGCACCACCCCGGTCATCCCGCGATGCCCCTCTTGTGGTTTGCGATACAAGTGCAACTCGCCTAGTATGCCCTACACTGGGGAGGGTAAGAGACGTGTCCTAATCGTCGCAGAGGCCCCCGGTAGGGATGAGGATCAAGAGGGTACCCAACTCATTGGGAAGTCGGGGAAGCATTTAAGACGCATCCTCGCGAAGCTGGGGGTGGATTTGGACCGAGACTGTTGGAAAACCAACGCTCTTACCTGTTGGCCTGGGGAAGGGAATCCCAAACCTACCGATAAACAAATCAGCTATTGCCGAGCTAATCTCTTACGAACTATCCAAGAGTTGGAACCCATTACCATCATTCTATTAGGTGGTACGGCTGTCAAGAGTTTGATAGGCTACGTTTGGAAAGAGGCCGTTGGTAGGATCGGTCGATGGGTAGGATGGCAGATACCCGATAGACGATTCAATACTTGGATTTGTCCGACGTGGCATCCATCCTATTTGCTACGACAGGATGATAAGGTTCTGGAGTTGTGGTTTCGTAGGCATCTAAAGGCTGCTTTTGAGAAAGAGGGGAAGCCTTATGTAGATACTGGTCTGAGATATGTTCCTGACGTATTTATAGAACATGATCCGAAAACAATAGTAAAATTAGTCGATGATTTTATTTGGATCAATAAACCACTTGCTTTTGATTACGAGACAACCAGTATAAAGCCAGAGGGGGATTGGGCTGAGATTGTTTGTTGTTCTTTTAGTGATGGAGAAGACACGTTCGCGTTCCCTTGGCAGGGTGAAGCAATCCCAGCGATGGGCCGACTGCTGAGAAGCAAAGTACCCAAGATTGCATGGAATCTGAAAATGGAAGACCGTTGGACGCGGAAAGAATTTGGCCATCCCGTTAGGAATTGGTTGTGGTGTGGGATGCAAAACTCCCATATCCTAGATAACAGACGTGGGATAACTTCTCTCAAGTTTCAAGCATACGTGCAACTAGGTCAAGAGTCCTATGACAATCATATCAAACCTTTTCTAAAAGGTAAACCGGGACAGGCGAATCGGATTAGGGAAGTAGATACTGACAAATTGCTAAGGTATTGCGGGATGGATTCGTTAAATGCTTTTGAGATTGCAATGAAACAAATGGAGATAATGGGGATGTAATGCTTAGTCACGAAGTAGAAACCAATCTGTTAGAAATGTTGGATAGCAGCGATGATGGTATTCCTGATGAATTGATAAAGAGGTGTGGTAGGATTGAGAAACTTATACAAATGGTAAAGCCTGATGGATTTCTAATTTCTTCTCAGGTTTTGGCAATGGTTGTGGAGCAATGGGAAAGGGAGAATCAGAAATGACACTCAAAAGAGTAAAAGTATGGAAACACTTGTGATCATGGATTCAAGAGTTTAATCAGATAGCAGAGCTGATCCATGATTGGGCCATAGAAAAAGGGCATTGGGATGAGGATCAAAACGACGGAGAAATTATAGCTCTAATTCATAGTGAGTTATCCGAAGCTTTGGAAGGAATAAGGCAAGGAAACCCTCCTGATAAGCATTGTCCAGAATTCAGCAGCGTAGAAATTGAACTAGCTGACACCGTGATTAGGATTATGCATTATGGGGCTGCCAGAGAATGGGATATTGCGGGGGCATTGCTGGCGAAAATGGAATTTAACGAGTCGCGGCCACACAAACATGGAAAGAAATTTTGACTGATGGATTCCAAACAAATCCAACTAGCAATTGAGGCGAGGGAATGGGCCGAATTGTCTATGGAGTTTGCTGAGGCAAATGTAACATCATACGAAATTAGATATTGGGAAACTCTTTCTAAGTTAGTCAATGCAAAGTTACCAGAACCAGCGAAGAAAAAGAACCGTCTTATAAGATGACGGATGAGGAATCTAAACGATTCGAGAAACAGAAAATCCCGTTTGGTGAATTCGAGAATCTTACTGTTGACAAGATATTTTTCAATGAAGAGTTAAGAAGTCGATTGGAATGGTACGCGGATGAGGAATCGTTTGTAGACAAATTGAGGCGGTACTTAAATTCAGATAGGGTGAAGAGGTTATTACGATGAAACCCGCAACACCCCAAGCAATGGAATTGATGATGAAAGGGGCCATAGCCTTATCTCAAGTAGAGGCGGACGGGATGCGGATCGACGTTGATTATCTTGATAAGACCATCAAAAAAGTTACGAGGAATATCGCACGACAGACAGAGAAGCTAAAGGAATCAGAGGAGTGGAAAGTTTGGAAGAAACTCTATGGAAGCAAAATGTCCTTAGAGAGTGGACCACAGTTAGGCAAAGTTCTGTTCGACAAGATGGGTCACAAGTGTATAGCCAGAACGAAAACGGGCAAGCCAGCAACGGACCAGACTGCTTTGGAGCAACTAGACATCCCATTCGTAAGGAGATTGTTGAGCATTAAGAAGAAAAAGAAGATGCTCAGCACGAATCTCAAAGGAATCAGACGTGAGGTAGTAGATGGTATTGTAAGACCTTCATTCAATTTGCACCTTGTTACTACATACCGATCAAGTGCTGATCGTCCTAACTCAAAAAATATACCAGTTAGGGATAAGAAGATAGGGAGGATGGTACGAAAGGCGTTCATTCCGAGGGATGGTCATGTTTTGGTAGAGATTGATTACTCTGCCGTAGAATTTAGGGTTGCATCGTGTTTTTGGCAAGATGAGGCAATGGTAGACTATGCCAGTAATCCCAATAAGGATATTCATAGGGATATGGCTGCCGAGTGTTATATGCTGAGAGAAGAGCAAGTAACAAAGGATGCCAGATTCTATGCTAAGAATCAATTTGTTTTTCCAGAGTTGTACGGTAGTTGGTATGGACAATGTGCCATAAATTTATGGGATGCCATTGGAAAAGGAAAGTTGGAAGTTGGTATGACAGATGATGAGGAGTGTCGATGGTGTGGTGTGGGTTGTCGTAGTGATGTATGTTCAGTTTGTGGGGGAAAGCAGAAACGGGGATTGAAAGATCACCTGAATTCTAAAGGGATTACGGGTGTAGAGGGATTCAAAAGGGTTGTTCAAGATGCAGAGAATACTTTTAATGAGATGTTTCACGTATATAACGAAAAGAAAGAGGAATGGTGGGAAACCTATCTGAAAAGGGGTTATATTCGTTTGATGACCGGGTTTGTTTGTCAGGGAGTTATGAGTCGCAATAAGGTTTACAATTACCCCACTCAAGGTCCGGGTTTCCACTGTTTGCTTTGGTCCCTGATTCAGATGGTAAAGCGATTGCGAAAGGTGAAGTCGATGGTGATTGGAGAAATATACGATAGCCTTATCTTGGACGTACATAGGTCTGAGTTGGACGATGTTTTGCAAATGGCTAAACAAGTGATGACGGTCGATTTGTTGAAAGCGTGGGACTGGATTATTTGCCCTATGGAAATCGAGGCTGAGGTTGGCGAGGAAAATTGGGCAGATAAGAAAGAGGTGGAGATATGATTTGGCCATCAGGAATAGAATGTGATAGTAACGAAATTGAGTTGTGGTATGATGATCTTGACGAGGATGTTATGGGCAAAATCAATAGGTGTCTAAAAGAAAAGGGTTTTCAGTTTGTGGATGATGGCTTAATACACGATGGGTATTCTGCCTATCGTTTGGAGAAGTTGTGATATGAAAGTTGGGAAAGAAGTTAGTGTGACTCCAGTATGTCAAGGGTGGTGTAGTGTGTTTGCTACAAATTTAGTTCCATTAACGGTATCAATACTTGGTAAAACGAAATTAGAAGAAAAATCACAAGTGGAATTTGCTAAAGAAGTTTATGAATGTTATCGACAGAAACAAGCCAAGGAACGTGGAGAATTAGAAGATTGAATTATCAAACATTCCTCAAAACGAAACGACTACGAACCGATCCTAAAGGATTCGATCCGATATGGTTACCAGATTGGTTATTCGGATTCCAAAACCATTTGTGTGATTGGTCGATTCGTTTGGGCAGGTCTGCTTTATACGAGGACTGTGGGCTTGGCAAAGGCAGTCCTCCCAATATGCCTGTTTTAACTCCCACTGGATTTGTCCCAATAGGCAGTTTGGAAATTGGTGATTCTGTTATAGCTTCTGATGGAAAATCCTATGATGTAAAGGGGGTTTACTTCAAACCGAGGCAGGATGTTTTCAGATTATGGTTTAGTGATGGTGTTTCGTTAGTAGTGGATTCTGACCATTTGCATATATGCCGAACAAATAATGACAGACAAAGAGATAAGCCCTGGCGTGTTTTGAGTACCAAGGAATTGTTGGAATGTAATAATTTGAGATATGGTAGTGATGGGAAGTCTCGTAATTACGATATTCCCGTTGTTGGTCCAGTGGAGTTTTCAGTGGATTGCCCCAAAACATTGACACCATATATTATCGGAGCCTTGTTGGGAGACGGTTGTACTTCTCAACCAAGTATGATTCAATTCACATCTGCGGATTCTGAGATTGTCAACAGGATCAATAATGAATTGTTGGGTGGTGTTGAATTAGTTTATAAAGATCGTTATGAATACCGGTTAAAAACTGGTAAGACTGGTTGTGTGAAACATCCTATTCGTGCTTTTTTGTATCGGATTGGGATGATGGGGAAATTGTCGTATCAAAAAAGTATTCCAAAAGAATACCTTATGTCGAAACGAATAGAGGATAGGTTGGATTTGCTTCGTGGTTTGATGGACACGGATGGGTACATAATGAAGTGTGGTACTTCTCAGTTCTATTCTGTTAGTAGAAAGCTTGCGACAGACGTGGAGTTTTTGGTCAGAAGTCTTGGGGGTGTTCCCACTTTTTCTAGGAAGCAAACCAGTTTGAATGGAGAACGAAAGAGGGATTGTTATACTGTTACATTTTCATTAAAGACCTTCAATCCTTTCTTTCTGTCGAGAAAAGCAGAAAGATGGAATCCCGATCCTAGGGACAATGGTAGGTGGATTGATTCCATTGACTATGAGGGACAATCTGAGACAGTGTGTATTTCTGTTGATTCTCCTGATTCTAGTTATGTCACTAGGAGTTTCATTGTTACACACAATACTCCCCAGCAATTAGTATGGGCTGAGAATGTGGTTAGACACACAAACAAACCCGTTTTGATTGTGGCACCTTTGGCTGTATCCGCTCAGTTTGTTACAGAGGCAGAGAAGTTTGGGGTAGGGATACATCGTAGCCGTGATGGTAGATTGAAAAAGGGAATCAATGTTACGAATTACGAGCGATTACATCATTTTGATCCGAAGAGATTAGCTGGAATATCCTGCGACGAGTGTTTCCCTCCGGGAACGGCAATAGATGTTGTGAACCCCCTTGACAATTCTTTAGAAAAGAAGTATATTGAAGATATTGCACGGGGTGACCAAATTCTCAATGCTTCTGGAGTAGATCATGTCAAACATATATGGAAGAGAAAAATCAACGGGGCGGTTCAAGTCGGCACCGAAGGATCTAAAATTACCTGTAGCGAAAATCATCCATTCTTTACCTTGCATGGTTGGAAATTCGCACGAGATTTACGAGCCGGAGATTGTGTCATGGAGACAGCCTCGGCAATGTACTTGGTGCGGGGAGATTTTCAATCCGAAATATGTAGCGAACAAGATGGCGAGATTTTGCGGAACATCTTGCTCAGCGAAATGGCGGATGAATACACCGGAACACAAAGCAAAAGTACACAATCCAACTGTTGCCAAAAAAAGAGGAAAATCGAAAGCATTATGGTTCAGAGGAGGATCAGCAACAGCCAAAAAAGAACTCAAGCGGATAGCCGAGTTGTGTCCGATGAAAGATCCGAAAGTGAGAGCGAAGGTGTCCAAACGATTGAAAGAGATAGGACACAAGCCGAGGATTCAGGGAGGGAATGGGAGACCTTTGACGGAGCCGCAACAGATGCTATTAGATTTGTTGGGTGGGGAGTGGGTTGCAGAATATCCAATTACCCTTGGGAAAAAGATACCCGGATATCCAACGAATTACAAGGTAGATATAGGTTGCCAATTACGAAAAACAGCAATCGAGTTGGATGGGCATTCTCATTATTCCAGAAAAGAATTGGATCAGAAGAAAGACGAAATGCTGGCTTCGTTAGGGTGGACAGTGTTGAGGTTTTGGAATTGGGACATCCTAGATTGGATAAATGGAGGGATGAAAAAGGAGACGTCTATTTCTATGATATTGAAGCAACACGACATCCATCTTTCAGTGTGAATGGTTTGTTAGTACACAATTCGTCTATCCTAAAAAACTTTGATGGAAAGATGCGAAGAAGAATTACAGATTTTGTATCATCTATCAATTATCGTCTCCTATGCACGGCCACCCCAGCACCAAATGACCACATGGAATTGGGAACATCCTCCGAAGCATTGGGTGTAATGAGCCGTGGTCAGATGCTAGGAATGTTTTTCGTTAATGGTGGGGAAACAACGCAACAATGGTTGCTAAAAGGTCACGCGAAGAAACGATTCTGGCAATGGATGGGAACGTGGGCCAGGGCTATTCGTATGCCATCTGATCTTGGTTTTGATGACGGGGATTTTATTTTACCAGAGTTGATAATGAAACAGCATCTTGTACCTAGTGAGGTTACGGATGGATTCTTTCCTACTATGGCTGTTACGTTGGATGAGCAGAGGGCAGAACGAAAACGGACGATGCAGGCTAGGTGCGAAAAAGTGGCTGAGATTGTTCCTAATGATAGGCCATTTGTTGCTTGGTGTCATCTGAATCCAGAATCAGATTTGCTGGAGAAGTTGATTCCTGATGCCGTTCAAGTTAGTGGTAGTATGAAAGATGAGGTGAAAGAGGAGCGATTGAAAGCGTTTGCTGATGGGCAGATAAGGGTACTGGTTACTAAACCAAAAATTGCTTCATTCGGTCTTAATTGGCAGCACTGTGCTGATATGTCATTCTTCCCGTCTCATAGTCATGAGCAATTTTATCAGTCTTTACGACGATGTTATCGGTTCCAACAAGAGAATTCAGTAACTTGTAATATCGTTACGAGTGAGGCTGAGAGTAGAGTTTTGGATAACATGATGCGGAAAGAGCGGCAGGCTGTGGAAATGTATGATGGGATCGTAAGAGAAATGGGTAGGGCTTTGGATGAATCGAATGGGCAAAAAGGAAACGAGGAAACGAGTATACCGTCATGGTTGTAAAGAAACAACTAATTACTGATAACTATGCTCTCCATTGCGGTGATTGCGTGGAGGTGTTAGCAGATTATCCGGATGAATCAATTGGCTTTTCCGTATTCTCACCACCGTTTAGTGATTTGTATTCGTACACGGATGAGCAAGAGGATATGAGCAACGTCAGGGATTACAAGGAATTCTTTAAGCATTTCAGATTCTTAGTCAATGAATTGCTTCGTCTTATGCTTCCTGGTCGTGTGGTGGCTGTGCATTGCATGGATATACCTACTTACAAACGGGATGGTGAGGGTATAGGGATTCGGGATTTTCCGGGTGATATTGTCCGATGTTTTCAGAAAGTGGGGTTCATTTTTCATAGCCGTCATTGCATCTGGAAAGATCCCCTGATAGCAGCGACTAGAACGAAAGCAATCGGACTAGCCCACAAGTCAGTAGTAAAGGATAGCAGTATATGTCGTACTGGTATTCCAGATTACATCGTGTCGTTCCGAAAGCCTGGGGAGAATCTGAAACCGATTGAGAATCTGAATGGGTTTACTGAATACATAGGTTCTCGATCAGTTCCTAAAGACTTTGATAAGTATATTGGCTGTGAGATTCCAAAAAAGAACAGACGATCCCAATGGATTTGGCAACAGTACGCTTCCCCTGTTTGGTTTGATATTGACCAAACAAAGGTATTGCCATTTAGGAATGCAAAGGGGAAGGATGATACTAAGCACATTTGTCCTTTACAACTTCAGACGATAGAAAGGTGTATGGTATTGTGGTCGAGGGAAGGTGATAATGTTCTATCACCATTTATGGGAGTGGGTAGTGAGGTTTATGTAGCTGTAAAGAATGGGAGAAGGGGTATCGGTGTAGAACTCAAAAAGAGTTATTATAGGCAAGCCGTTTTGAATGTGAAACAAGCCGAGAAGAAAAGGTCAGCTGGTTTCGATTTGTAAATGGGAGGTAGCGAAAATGTGCAAATCAAATGATGACGGTTTTGACGAGGATTTCGACGATGATCTTGACGATGAATGGTGGGACGAAGATGGGGATGAAGACGAATGACAGTTACTTTTGACGAACTGATAATTGAATCCAGATCATTGGCACAGCAAGACAAATCCTGGGGCCAGACGTGGGATGTTGTCGGTCCCCAGGTGGATCAAGGCATGGTGCTCGGAAGGATTGTTGGAGCTAAGCACGCAAATAGAATAAAGCTTTATCTGTCGTGGGTAAGCGGTCAGAAAACCAAATGACTTTTGCCGTGTTTTGGATTGATTGGCGTATAATATTGTAAGGAGAATGATACGAAATGAGCACCATAAAAATAGATGATGATGGTTATGCGAAAGTCACGACTGGTAATCTTACGGCTAGATTCGGTTGGGATGGTCATCCAAATGGTGCTAGGGGAATCGAACGTGCTTGTGAGCAGATAGCTAAGCTACAGAATATAATACTTGAACAACGCAAAATCCTCGACAAGTTGCCGAAGGATGCTGAAGGAAACGTGTACCCGCCGCCAAGCTCCTAACCGAAAGGATTGACGATGCCCCCAGAACTCTATCGTAAATACCGACCTACCAAATTCTCAGAGGTATTAGGTCAACCTGAAGCAATCAAGACCCTAAACGATTGGGGCAAGCAAAAAGCGATACCCCACTTCCTGCTATTCACAGGCCCTAGTGGGTGTTTGCGTGGGGATACGAAGATATTTGATCCGGTGGATTCTAGTGATTTGTCTATTCGGGAGCGTTGGAGGATTGGTCATCCTTTCCATGTTTTGTCGAGGAACGAGGATAACAGGCTGGTAGTGGCGGAAGCGATGCCACCGGTCCGCCATTCTCCAGATTGGATGTATCGTGTAAAAACTTCTGAATCGCTTTTTTACGTAACGTCCGAACACCAGTTCCTCGTTGACACTGGTGAGTACCTTTCATTGAGGGAACTTTACGCTCGGAGATTCGACGGAGTCCATCTTCTGACCACTTGGGACATTTCCCAAGCAATTCAACACCAAGATGCTCACCATTGTTTGCAAACAAGATTAGATTATTCGGATCGTTATCGGTCTTATCCCCGTTTTTATGATGAACGACTTCCGATTCAGTCAGATATCGATTCAAAATACGCTCAAGCACCAAACGATGTTCTAGGACGTAACCGTTTCTCGCATTTGGATGTTTTGGCATCCGTATCAAAACATAACCATCCCCGTCAATTACACGACCACCTTTCCAGGCAGGATTATCGACACCACGTTGGAAAGAATACTGTGGACGAATTTGGGTGTTTGAACGTTTCAACGATTCACGAACGTTTTGACGTTTTGTCTTCAGACGTTTTGCGATTTGTTTCTGAGTCCAACCGTCTTGATACATGCCCGAAACTAACTTGTCCCGTTCTGGAGTCCAAATACGACGCCTGTGTGGATAGAAGCCTTTTGGCATTGTCTTCTCCTTGTTTTGATAGGACCATATTCTCTAGTACCATTATACAAGATATCTCCCAAACAAGCAAGCAGCCCTACTATGATTTTCATGTTCCTATTTACGAGAATTATTGGGCTGGTGGTTTGATTCATCATAATTGTGGCAAAACGACTTTAGCCCGAATTCTTCGGAAGAAACTCAAGTGTTCCGACCACGATTTTATAGAGGTGAATGCCGCCGAGACAAACGGGATTGATATGGTGCGGTCTATCGCGAGGGTAATGGGCCTTGCACCGATGATGGGCAGGTGTAGGGTGTGGCTCATAGATGAGGCTGCTAGGCTCACTAAGGATGCTCAGAGTGCTTTCCTCAAGATGCTGGAGGATACGCCCGAACACGTCTATTTTATGCTGGCGACAACTGATCCTCAGAAGTTACTACCCACGATTATGACAAGGGCATCTGAGATTAAGGTAAAGGCTTTATCTTCTAAGGATATGACGGATTTGGTTAGAGGCGTACGTCATCAAGAGGAGCAAGCCAATTCTGAAGAGGATTTGGTTGGAATATCCGATGACGTTTGTGATAAAATTATTGACATAGCAGACGGATCGGCAAGGAAAGCATTGGTCCTATTGCATCAAGTGATTGGTGAAGGGGACGAGGAGAAGCAGTTAGCGGTCTTGCAACAGGCAGATAGCAAGCAACAGGCAATTGAGATTTGCCGATTGCTAATGAAAGCGAATACATCGTGGAAGCAGATGGCTAAGCTGCTTAGAGCCGTTGACGACGAGCCGGAGGGTATCAGGCGGCTGATGTTGGCTTATATGACCAAGGTAGGGCTGAGTGGTAATAAGAGGGCCATCGTGTGTCTTGAGGCGTTTGAGGAGCCTTATTTCAATACTGGCAGGGCAGGATTGGTTTTGTCCTGTTGGAATGTAATCAATGGAGGTGGATGATGTCAGAGTACATATTTCCAGAATACTGGATTCAGTGTACCGAATGTGGTAATGATACCGTGATGGTTGCGTTAGTGCCCACAACAGGTTGTATATCAAAAACGAAAAGAGAGGCGTGGCAGGCAGCAAAAGGGAGTGGTTGGGGGGGGGGTTCTTATTCAAAACCGATTTGTCCAGATTGTAAAGGAAAAGAAAACCGATGAGTGACAAGTTACGATTAGAAATCGACGAATTCAAACTTGACGAGGAATGGATGGGTCAAGCCAAGTTACGGAGAGAGTGGGGCGAAAAACATGCCGATGCTATTTTCGAGATGGATGAGGCAAAGTCGAAATTGGCAGTAGTCGAGGCTGAGTTAGGTCGCGAGATGCGGAATGATCCTGAGAGTTTTGATCTTGGGAAGAAGGCCACTGAGACTGCAATAAAGAGCACCATACCCCTTCATTCCAAACATCAAGCAGCAACTCGTAATCTGAATGAAGCCAAGCACGCAGCTAAAATCTTAGAGGCTGCTGTCGAGGGTATTGAGCACAGGAAACGAGCCCTTGAAAAACTTGTTGATTTGCATGGGCGGGATTATTTTGGTGACAAACCGAGACCATCCAAGGAAAACAAAGAGGCTGTAGAAGAAATGGAGAAGAGGACTATCAGACGACGTGGACGGAGAAAGGTCAACAGAGACGATGAGTAGTCCTTGGTTGACTATCGTCTGTATTTTATTAGGGCTATTCGTTGTGTTGCCATTTGTGGTTTCTCGCAATGTTAGAATAGCAGCATACTCATGGCAATGGGGTAAACAACAATTCCAGAAGGAGACAGAAAATGGTGAGTCGAAAGCAGAAGAAGAAAGATCGGAAGAGAGTATCGGCTAAGCGGCGTAGGGAGGAACATCAATCAGGTTTTACTGGCACGTCGATTAAGTTGCCAGAGGATACGACATTTTTTCAGATTGAGAAAGCCGGCGTTCGTCGTTTCGATGTTGTTCCTTACGAGGTTGGTGAGGACGCCGGAAATCCCCATGCTGATTCTGGAGAGAAGTATTTCGAGCGTACATTTTACACGCATCGCATCGGTGCTGAAAGTAAACCTTATATTTGTCCATTGAAAACCTTTAAGAGACCCTGCCCAGTTTGCGTCGAGCGTGGAAAACTGGCACAAGACCCGGATAATAGTAAGGAGTTAATTAGTGCTTTATTGCCGAAAGAAAGACAGCTTTGGAATGTGTTTGATAGGGAGAATCCCGAAGAGGGTGTACAGATTTGGGACTACTCTTATCATTTGTTTGGTAAGCAATTGGATGCAAAATTAGATCATGCTGACGAAGAAGATGAGTATGATTATTTTGCTGATCCCGAAGATGGTTTTACGCTCAAGGTCGGTTTCTCGAAAAAGTCGGGGGGTGGTTATAATTGGAATGAGGCAACGGATATCGAGTTTAAGAATCGTAAAGAGCCTTTGTCTAAAGAGATTATTGACGCTGCCCATGATTTAGACAGCCTATTGGTTGTTGAATCTTACGATATACTAAAGAAAGTTTTCTTTGAGATGGGTGACGATGACGACGGCGATGGTGACGAAGAAGAGGATGAGAAGGAAAAGCCACCGAAAGAGAAGAAACGAAGGTCTAAGAAGGAAAAGAAGAAAGAGACTATGACGGCCGAAGAGGCTGGACTAGAGGTTGGTGACGAAGTTACTCATAAGGAACATGAAGAGTGGGGCACTTGCGACATCACAAAGATTAGTGGTGATGATACCCCGATTACGATAGAGGATGAGGATGGTGAGGAACATCGGGCAATTGGTGTCGAAGATTTGGAGAAGGTCGAGGATGATCCAGAACCCAATCCAGAACCCGAACCTGAAAAGAAAAAGGGTAGGGGTAAGAAGGGCAAAGGAAAGGATAAGAAGGAAAAGAAGCCCGATCCTGTAGATGATGATGCGGATGGTGATGTTGATGATCAGGACATAGATGAGGCTGAAGAGAATTGGGACGACGACGACGACGAAGATTGGGACGAAGACGACGACTGATTATTTGGCAAGGGTGGTAGGTAGTGGGTTTTAGTCGGCCTTATCGCTGCCTACCATCCTATTTTGAGATTCCGTACTTTGGGTCGTGATGAGTGCAGGTAGTGGTGATATGACCGGCGCGGCTGCGGCAACACCTTTAGGTCGTCATATCAGGGAATGCCGTACTCCCGTTAGTCCAGTCGCAAAGCGTCTGAGGCTAACCCACTATTTTCTGACGGGATACCCCTCCTCTGGAGAATACTATGGATGAGAGAAAAGATATTTTGACCTTATCAAATGGTGAATTGTCGTTGACGTGGCCAGTAGAATTATCTAAGGCAGACTTGGAAGATATACAGCAGTGGCTTACTATGCGATTGAATGCTTTTTCACGGGATTCCATAAGAAAACAAAAAACACATTTTCAAAGGATTAGTAGGTTTTTTAATGATTGTGGGAATGAATGGGCATTTTTATCAGAGATTCAAGAGATGGTGTGTATCAATAATGCGGCAATTAGGCAGGTTATTTACAATACAAAGAAACAGGAGTTTGTCAGGCAGGCTGATCCAGAAGGGTCGAAGAAATCACAGTTTAGATTGAGAGTGTTCAATGACTAAAAAGACAGACAAGATCAAGGAAGAGCTAACAAAGCCACGTCGGAAGAGAAGCCCACCGATCAAGGCGTCTGACTTTCTTAGCACTGGATCAACTCTTCTCAATTATGCTTGTACTGGTATGGTGCATGGAGGAATACCCAAAGGTAAGTTTGTCTTTTTCGTAGGGGATTCTCAGAGTGGTAAGACGTGGTTAGCTTTGTCTTTATTTGCTGAGGCTTGTCGTAACAAATCTTTCGATGACTACCGTTTGATTTATGATGATGTAGAGGGCGGGGCTTTGATGGACCTAGAACGGTTTTTTGGATCGAAAATGATCGACCGTATTGAACCCCCAGCATTAGACAAAGAGGGAATTTCAATTTACTCAGAAACTATTGAGGATTTTTATTTCAATATCGATGATGCTTTGCAAGGTGACAGGCCATTCATTTGGGTAGAGGATAGTATGGATGCCTTGAGCAGTGATTATGAGGGTAGGAAATTCGAGGAGAAGAAAACGGAAGCAAGGGGAGGGAAGAAAGCCAAAGGTGATTATGGGGACGGTAAAGCTAAGATGAATAGTAGTTGGCTTAGAGGCATCTTAGCTGGTCTGAGAGATACAGGGTCGATTCTTATCATTGTCAATCAGACAAGAGACAATGTGGGGGCGGGACTATTCGAGCCAAAAAAGACTCGGTCAGGTGGACATGCTTTGAGATTCTATGCGACATTGGAGATATGGTCATCTGTTGTTGGTCAGATTAAGAAAAAAGTGAAAGGGATTGATAGACAGATAGGAACATACGTTAGAGTATCCTTGAAAAAGAATCGGGTAAATGGAAGAGTTGACAGATTGGCAGTGATTCCTATTTATCATAGCTACGGTATTGATGATGTAGGTAGTTGTGTTGATTTTCTGATTGAGGAGGGTCATTGGGGAAAGGCTGAATCGGAAAAGGATAAAAAGAGGAAAGTAAAGAGGTCAAAGGAAAAGAAAGAAAAGAAACCGGCTGGAGTCATTGATGTTAAAGAATTTGGGGTAACATTGAAACGAACTCAGTTAATCAAACACATAGAGGATGAGGGATTGCAATTCGAGTTGCGGGATATTGTGTCGGATGTGTGGCAAGAGATAGAAGAGGCTTGTGAGTTGAAACGGAAACCAAGGTATGGATAAAGGAGATTAGGATTATGTTAGTATTGAGTAGGAAAAAGAACGAGAGAATCGTTATCAACGATAACATCACGATTGTCGTGGTCGAAATCCGGGGTGACAAGGTACGATTAGGAATTGAAGCTCCTAAAGAAGTCCCTGTACATCGACAGGAAGTGTTTGATGCGATTAAGGCGGGTGAGCGGAAAGTTCAAGAGGAAGAGATTGCAAGACGGTTAGCTCTCGACCCGCTAGATTCAAGGTCAATCGAGGAGGCAGTTGGTCCTGCTGAAGAATTGACCGACGAGGAAATTATTGAAGGGGAAAGACAATGGGAGATGGAAAAAAAGTAAGAAATCAAAGTGGTTAAGGACAAATCCAATGAAACTTAAGATAGTAATAAAAGTCTCTGAGTCGATAACATCGGAACAAATGGAACAGATAGAAAAAGGAGTTAAACGGAAGTTAGGATCGGATGTTGATGTATTGGTACTTAATAAAGGTTTGGATGCCGAATGGTCTAATGGGTATACAATAGAGGAGAAAATTGGGGATTATCATTGGAAAGCCTCCGTCCAAACTTTTGATGAATTGTTGAAGATTGCGGAAGTCCATCTTTGTAGGGCGAAATGATAAAAACATATTGGAGAAGTAATGTCCACCATCCTCTTACTCGATACCAATTATCTAGCCCATCGTGCTTTCTACAGTACGGGTCACCTATCCCATGACGGAGAAGGGACGGGGATTCTTTACGGTATCTTACAAACGGTAGACCAATTACAAGACCGATTTGCTACCGATAAAGTGGTATTCGCTTTCGATAGAGGATACGTCGGCCGCACCGAAATCTTTCCAGACTACAAAGCCAATCGGTATAAGAAGGAAAAGACCGAAGAAGAGCTAGAACAGATTAGGGAATTTCGAAAGCAACTATCCCAGATTCGGGATAAATGGTTGCCAATGTTGGGCTATCGGAATGTATTCTGGCAGAATGGTTACGAGGCTGATGACGTGATTGCCTCATTGTCCTTTATTTTCCCTTTTCATAGTGCTAATACAGTGTATGAATTTATAATCGTGTCATCTGACAAAGATTTGTGGCAATTGGTTAATCAACACGTTCGCTGTTATAACCCACAGACTCAGGTGCTTACTACATGGGAATCATTCCAAAAAGAATGGGGTGTTGATCCAGAAATGTGGCCACACGTCAAAGCGATTGCAGGAGACCCCTCTGATGGGATTCCAGGGGTAAAAGGCGTGGGGTTAAAGACGGCTGCTAAATATTATTCTGGGGGATTGAAAGAGGATTCAGCAGTCTACAAACGTATAATAGGTGAGGGGGTTGAGATTCACAATCGGAATATCAAACTGATTCGATTACCGTTTCCAGGTACAGAGAAGTTTGAGTTGCGGGAGGATAGGGTAACAGCAAAACGTAGAGAGAAGGTGTTTAGGAAATTAGGATTTGCTGGGGGTAGAGTTAGGGGTGTGAGGAAACGAAAACGTAAAGAGGTTGTGGAAACAGGCGGATTTTTCTAATGACCGGTAAAAAACTCAATTCGGGATCAAAAGGAAAACGTGGGGAGTGTGAGGCTGCGGCTGAGCTAATCCGCCTCTTCCGATGTGAAGCCCGAAGAGGCAGACAGTACCAAGGTTCTCCAGAGTCTCCAGACATAAAGACCACGATTCCAAAAGTGCATTTTGAGGTTAAGCGCACGGAATATCTCAGCCTATACGCTGCAATGGATCAGGCCGAGGAAGACGCTGGTACGGATATTCCAGTGGTGTTGCATCGTAGGAACAATAAGGATTGGCTTGCAATCGTAGCCTTGGATGACTTGCCTGGGCTGGTCAAGATTTTGAGTAAGCTATTGAAAGAAAGGGAATAGTCATGTTACGTCGAGCATTTATGAAGTTGATGGGGGCTACGCCTTTGTTGCCTTTGTTACCATTGCCAGAATCAGTTGCCAAGGATATTGTAGAAGATGGCTGTGATGATGGTCCTATTATGGAGGTGTGGGAATCGGCTTACAAGGGTGATCTTGTCGATGCCGTAGCTGCGGAAGAATGGAAAGGATTAGTTGATTTACAACAATGCCGCCTGGATAGACATTGGTATAGTGTTGTTTACTACGTGTGCATACCTCCGGGGTGTATAGGACATGGTTATCCTGCTTGGGATGGTTTTTACTACGGATTTAAGCATGATTGTCCATTTGATTTGTATGAGAAATTATTTTGGATGAGGCGTGCTTTGCATAGACGACTAGAGACAAAATATCCGAAGACGTATTATACAGGGCCAGTGAATACTATTGTATCGGAAGTCTGTAAGAGAGGTTTAACAGATACGAAATACACAATTGTAAATTGGGATGATAGCATGAGGTGGGAATAGAGAAAACTGATGATAACCAAAATAGGAATCCGCAATTTTCAGTGCCACCGCTCGTTGACAATAGACCTTGACGAATTCGTTACGGTAATTGTTGGCCCCAGCGACTCTGGCAAATCTGCAATCATCCGGGCTATTCGATGGCTATGCCTCAATCAGCCTAGCGGGGATTCCTTCATTTGCGACGGTACCGACTCAGTTACAGCCCGAATGAAAGTTGACGGCCGAACTGTCACAAGGCATCGAGACAAGTCAGATAATCTTTATAAATTAGGTAAAGATGAATTCAAGTCTTTCGGCTCAAGTGTACCAGCTCCAATCGAGCGTTTGCTAAATATTGGTCCTGTAAACTTCCAGCAGCAGCATGACCCCCCTTATTGGTTGTCCAATTCAGCCGGTCAGGTGTCCCGCGAACTAAACGCCATCGTCAATTTAGAGGTGATTGACTCGGTTCTGTCGGCCGTCGCCAAGCAAATAACCAAATCCAGAAATGAGGTAGGATTCATTGAGGAACGATTAAGCAAAGCAGAAACCGAAGTAAAGGATACGGAATGGGCTGAAGACGCCGAATCCGATCTAAAGCGACTAGATAAGGCTAGATCAGAACATGCCCGTCAGGTCGTCAGAGTGGCCCATTTTCGCGATGTTGTGGAAGAGGCCATCGAACGTCGCGAAACACACCAACAGGCCAGTAAACAGGCGTCTGCTTTGCGTACGGTAGTATCTGCTGGCAAGATGCTGAGGAAACTAGGGAAGCGACGGAAAGGATTGGACGAGTTGCTAGGACAGATAGCCAGTAAAGAGGTAATAGAGGCTCCCGATATTACTAGATTGGGGGGATTGAAAGAGATATGTAAAACGAGAAGTCAAGCGGCAGTAGGATTGGCAAGTTTGCTAATTGATATTCAAGAGTGTCACGAAAAGGTGAATTGGAAGAAATCCGATTATGTGGCGGCTAAGGATCGACTCCGAAAAGAGACTGATGGTAAATGTCCAATATGTGGGAGTTCTTACAAGGGAGACCTATGATGGAATTGTTTAGAAGAAAGTTCAGATATGTAAACAGCTATTGGTGGACTAGCAAGGGTATTGACTTGTCCGCTGATTTGATAACCAAATTGTTTGATATTCCTGAAAAGATCAAAACGATTTGGATTTCACTTCACGATAAATCGGTATCCAATCGACATATAGCTAGGGTGATAAAAGGCAATTGGGGTTATCCGGAAGTGTTAGTGGAGACGGAAAAGGGGATTTATAGGTTCGATGATGCAGGATTAGATAGAATACTCAAACCGTTAGTGGGAAAAACGGTGTACCTAGATTGCGAGTATCTCGAATGAAAACACTAGCCATATTTTGTGCAGACTTACATCTGTCTCTGAAACCTCCTTCTGCCCGATCAGCCGAGCTTGATTGGCTGGCGTCACAGAAACGCCATTTAGACCAGCTTGGTGATTTGAACAAGGGAGAAATCCCCATTGTAATCGCGGGGGATTTATTAGATCGTTGGAATAATAGTAGTGAGTTCGTGAATTTTGTTATTGATTATCTACCAAACTGTTTAAGTCTTGTTGGTCAGCATGATTTACCAAATCATCGTTATGACGATTTGGACAGGTCATCTTATGGCACTTTGATTCGGTCTGGAAAAATTCAAAACTTGTCGCCGAATGGGATTGTGTCTATGGGAGGGTTTGTGTTGTATTCTTTTCCTTGGGGCTCAGATATAAAACCAATAGAATCAAAAGAGGATGGAAAACAACATATAGCAGTTATCCACAAATTTATTTACAAAGGCAAATCAACCTCTTACCCAGGGGCACCAAAAGACGAGCAGATACGGGCCTACGCTGATTGTCTCAAAGGATATGACGCCGCCACTTTTGGTGACAATCACATTCCATTTACGGGCAAGGCGGGTGATTGTAGGGTACTCAATTGTGGTTCTCTGATTCCAAGGAATATAAAAGAGCGAGAGCACAAACCAAGAGTCCTTATGTTGATGGAAGATGGTAGCTGGGAATCACAAGACCTCGATACATCCGCTGATAAATGGATCGATGCGACAGAAGCAGAGCGATTGGAACATCAAGAGTTGGATATGTCAAAACTGTTAAGTGAATTGGATAGATTGGGAACGGAAGAAATGGATTATCGGGTTGCAGTGGAACGTTACATAGGAGACAAAGTAAACAAGGTTTGCAAGAGTATTGCGAAAAGAGTATTGGAGGTATTGGACGATGCCATTGATTGAAGAACCAAGGAAGTATAAAGAGATTGTGCATAGATTAAGAGTTAAACATGTGCCATTTATCCTTAGTCGCATGTTGGGTAAGGGTATGTGGGGTTGGGTTTTTCAAGATTTCAATTGGGTTAGAGATAGTAATGGTTGTTTTGTCGTTCAGCTACGTTGGACCAATTTGAGAATGTATGCTGTCGAAATCACGTCAGAGCGTTGTGTCGATTATTGGTTCTATGATACTGCGTCGATAAAAAATCAGATAAAGTACCTTTGGTTTTTGTTTTGGGGTATCAAAGTTAAGGAGCCAAGCAAATGATCCCGCAGTCTAATCAACAGGGAGGGACGGCGGATGAAAAGAGAATATTACGTTGGTGGGGAGTATACACCGACGCAAGCGGTCATAAGGCAACGTACGTTGGATTTGAGGTGGTTATTGGACAATCAATTTGAGGAGGTGATTCTTTTAGCGGTAATGAATTACGATATGCTTGATATTGACTTGGTAAAGAGTATGACCGACCGATTTGGGGCGGCAGAGGCACAAATACGGTTAATCGAATTTCTGAGGGATTGAAAAGAGGATACCCCTCCTTTGGAGAAAGTTAAATGAGTAATTGGAAAGAGACAATATTGGGCGGGATGGCCATGGGTATTAGTATTATACTGTTATGGATAGCTTTTTCCTGGATAGAGGCCAGGCAATACAACAGGCTTACGGGTGGTAATGCAACCACACTTGACGCGATGTTCATTCAGTTACGTGTACAAGGAAAAGAAAAGGAGACCTAATAAATGCGAGATAAAGAACAAATAGAACAAACAGAGCAGGATCGAGAATGGTGGGTAGAAGTGGGCTTTCTGATCGATCCGAAAGCCAAGTTGTGCGGTTGGGATCATCGGTATAAGGCTGCATTTGGAAACCCCACTCAGTTTACGGTATGTGGTGCGGCGGCTAGGGTTTTGATGAGACAGCAAGATAAGCTTAAACAATTTCGTAAAAAGATATTGGAGGTTCGGACGATCGTTGTTTGATTAAAAGAAAAGGAATAAGAATTGTGGATATCAAAAAGTTTACTCGGTTAAAAGAAAAAGCAGAAGCCCTACGCACTGAGGCTGAACAGGCCAAGGGTGCCTTGAATCAGCTTAAAAAAAAGTTGGAGGAAGACTTTGGGTGTCAATCGATTGAGGATGCCGAGAGGTTGTTAGAGAAGTACGAGAAAGAGGTGAAGAAAGCAGAAGAGGATTATGGTGAGGAATTGATTAGCTTTGAAGAGGAATGGGGTGAGAAACTGAGCAAATGACTAACGCTGAATTAGACATTTATCGCCGGCGAGTAACCGAGGCAGTCATCACCCATAAGACTGCTAAGAAATCCTTACAACAAACCAAATTAGAACTAAAACAAGCTATCCAAACTAGAGACGAAATCGAACAAACTCAATCAATTTTCCAACACGTAGCCCAAGCCGTCCAGCAATCCGTACATAACAAAATAGCTGGTGTGGTCTCCCGTTGCTTAGAAACCATCTTCGATGAGCCTTACGAATTCAGAATTACATTTGAGAGAAAACGGGGTAGGACAGAAGCAAAACTTTCATTCGTAAGAAACGGAATGGAAGTAGACCCCATGACGGCATCAGGCGGGGGTGTTATTGACGTGGCAGCATTCGCTTTAAGATTAGCTTGCCTTATCCTCGCCAAGCCACAACAACGTAGGTTAATCATCCTTGACGAGCCTTTCAAGTATTTGTCATTGGAATTCAGGTATAGGGTAAAAGAGCTACTGATGGGCTTAGCAAAGGAAATGAAAGTGCAATTCCTGATGGTAACCCACTTCAGAGAATTGGAATGTGGGACGGTAATTGAATTGGAGTAAATAAAGGAGATAGGAATGTCAATAGTTGATAAACAAACCCCAGTAACTTCAGGATATAAACGACAGTGGACACGTTGTAAGGAATGTAAGAATATTGCCTATTACGACTACATACCGTATGGTTTGGGTAATCCTACACGTACATTACCATGCGGTCATGGTCTGTTCCTTCGTTTTGATGAGGCCATAGATTTTATTACAGAAGAAGATGCGATAAAGGAAACTTCATAATGAATGGTCCGAATTGGGGTAAGGGACGATGCAGCAAGATCAGCTAAAGAAGGATAGATTAGAGAAACGAATCACACACATAATAGGGTTGATGGGGGAAGACCCCACTGATGGGGCCTTACGAGAGAGATTAAGAGTAATGTCAAGACAACGCAGACATGTACTAGAGAAGAGGTATTTAAGACTGAGCCGTCTTTTTGAGCTATTAAAGATACTCTTACCTACAGAAGAAAAATCAAAACAATCAAACCGATATATGGAGGTTCTAATCGAGCGATGAATAAAATAGAACAAATACGAGTAATACTATCTGACTTAGAGCCATCGCGGTCTTCTAATTTGGTACCATTGGTAGCTGATTTAGTAAAAGATTATGAACGATTAGAGAAGTCTTTGCCTGATTTGGTTGAACTTGCCGGAAAGCATGGTAGAGAAGGAAACGAACCATCAATCTACCAACGTGGTAATATATGGCGTTATCATGTAAATCGTTGTGGTAATAACTGGGAGGACGATACTGATCCATCTAAAGCAGCCGAGAGAGCAGATAAACAAAAGAGGATCAAATGACTAACAAGCAATCCGTACCAAGAGAATATGTAATCACAAGGAAGGAGACGGATTTATGGTCTGCTCAAGGCCCGGTCTATTGGCACGAAAAACCTATTCATATTGGTCGAGATCGTGAAGGGGCGTTTAAGATACTAGCAAAGGAAAGGAAACGAGATACAAAACGAGCAGAGGGTAAGTCGTTGAGATATACGTTACTGAATGTTTACTGTGATGGGGATGAAAGATATGGATAACTCTTAACAAAAACAAGGGAGAAAACAAAATGTTGACAAGCAAACAGATACATCTTATCCTCAATTTAATATCAGAGAAGTATGGTGCAGGGTATGTATCGGAAGAGGATCATCCTAAAATGGGTGGACTACAGGCAACCCTGTCTGTTATGTTGGAAGTGGCATTGAAAAGGTAAAACAATTCCTAACTAACTCTTCAATACTACCCCCATTTGCAAAACAACCCGAAATCCCGTACAATGGGAAAGGGAGTACAAAGGATATGCAAAAATGGGTCGTATAGCTAATCGTCAAGAGAATGCTAAGAAAGCATCAATGAGGGAACGTAGACGCAGAGTAGAAACTGCTGTCTGTAAAGGGATTCCACAATGGCAAATAGCTAGGATGGAAGGGGTGGATGATTCTACTATCTGTCTTGATCTAAAAGTAATACGGAAAGAGTGGACCAAAGAGGATGAGGAGTGGGGAAAGTCACATCGGGATAGAAGGATAAAGGAGTTCGAGCAATTAAGACGGGATGCCTACAAATCCTTTGATCGGAGTAAGAGGAAAGCAACAGTAGTCCCATGTCAGACGTGTGGGGGCAAAGGGTACATACCTGATAATGGTGCTTGCCCGATATGTGAAGGTAAGGGATACCTTAGAACGGAATACAAGGTAGCCGGGGATTCCAAATTTTTAGCAGAGGTAAGGGCGTGTACGATAGAGATTGCCAAACTCGAAAGCCTTTATCCTGATAAGAAGGTACAAGTGGGTGTCAATGGGAAGGTGGAACACGAACATAAACATGTAGTGATGAATGGCAATCCTTATCTGAACGCATCCGATGATGATGTGTTAGAGATTTGGAAGCAAATGGAACGTTTGCGGAATGGGAACGGGCGTGGTACAATGAATGGAGATAGGGTGATTGAGGGTAAGGTAATTAAGAAGAAAGAGAAGAAAGAGAAGAAAGGGAAGAAAGCATGATAGAAGAATCCGAAGAGAGAATCTTACGAATGCCAGCCAAGTCATTTTGGAAAATCCTGAATGTAGCTTTCCTCTTTGGTGCATTCTGTATGTGGGTAGTAATGCGGTGATTGAGAAAAGGGATAAGTAACATGGGAAGAGGTGCAAATCGTCGTGGTAAAAGAAAACAACAGACGGCTAAGCAGTTGATAGACAAACGTAAGAAGATTATCGATGCTGCCGATGCAAAGGCTGTGGATGATATACGGAAGAAAGAGAGACACCCCTAAACGATCTTGCTGTTGGTGTTTGGCTATTCTGTCCGGTGGCTGTATACTGATGTCTTGATCGTTAGGGGCTTTTTGAGAAAGTAATAGAATGAACGCTCCCGATCCAGCGAACGAACCGCAGACGCCGATAGGCGAATGTTTGGAACCATTTGACTTCCTCGTTAAACCGGGTGATGCAACGTCAGAGGAATTGTCCAAGTTGTTTATGAGTCTATCCGATCTGTGGAAGTTGACCGGTGGGCAGTCTCTCGCGTTCTCGGTTGTAGAGTCCCGAGATACAGCAGACGGTGGAATCGTGAAGGTACGGGCGACACCAACTGATTTCGGTGTCCCGGCTGAGCAAGTGGAACCACGGGCACCGATGGCCAAGATTGATAAGGCAATTGCTACTCTGGAAGCGGTAGTGCAACCCGACGTATTCGCCCGGCTGGAGGCGTGGCTTCGCGGAGAGAGTGGACGAAAAATCATCGTGAACGAGATGGGTGACAGCGGGTTTGAGGTGGTTCTACGAGTCAGTAGTAGAGAACTCGACGTTGTTGCGTCAGAGCGGGAGACCAGCTTCGTAGATGCATTAATTGCCAAAGCCCCCGGCCTTGCCGCAACGATCGAGGCGGCGTTAGAGAAAGTGGAAAAGGAGGAGTTATGAACCGAGTAGCCTACATCGCACCGCGAGTGCTATTTGGAGTCAGTGCAGCGTGTTACTCATATTCGACATTTTTCCCAGTGACACCGTTGACTGGGGCTGTGTTAGCTTTTACCGCTGGTATAATTGCATTTGTCGGATTGACAATGGCGTGTTTTATCTACGTGGAGACGTGACGAATGACCGAGCAAACCGCGAAGACGCCCGACCTATTAGATTGGATCGCCTGGAGAAATACGATGAGATCGCTCGTGCGTCTCTGCAGGGAAATCAAGTATGGTCCTACCGACTGCCAAGCCGCTGCCGAGCAGATACGTGAATGGGAGAATCAATGAACGTTGCACCACCATTCCGCTTTACGCCGCTGAGCTTCGATGACCCTGACCAACGCAGCCGATTTGTCGCGGTGCCGGTCGTGACGCCGAACGGGAAAGAATACACAATGGTACTGCCTCGTCATGACGCCGCCGAGCAGATCGCTGAATGGGAGAAGCAATGAACGTTGTACTCCCACTTTTTGGAGAATCAAACAGGATGGTGTACAATTGTAGATGTTGGTTTTTGAGTTTTCTCTAATCGAAAGTGAGGTGTTGTGATGGAGATTCTTATTTTGTTTATGCCATATTTCATCGAATGGTTGATGAAATGTCAAGAGGATCGTAATCGTGATGATATTGAGGCTGGATTGAATAATCCTGGGATTAGGGAATGGTTTGCTATTCGGGCAGTTATTAAGAGGAGAAAGAATCTTAAAGGCAGAGATTTGCGTATGACAGTGCGTGATAGTTTTGCCGCATTAAAAGAGCTTGAACCAGAGGATGTACAGGAACTTATGGCAGCGGTTCCGTTGTTGCCTCAATCTTAGGAGAGGAGATCCTATGAAACCGCTATTTACGTTCTACCGTCTCGGCTGGCCGCTCATTCCGGTTGCCATCGTATTGGTGTGGGCGTTCCACGCCCCGGGCCAATCGTTACCTCAGCCCGGCGACACCCCCGCTCCGGTGGTTGATCTAGTTGAGCACAACGAACTGGTTGCCAAGATTACTGGACCAACCACGGTTAGGGTTGGTTCAGTTATCACTTTCAACATCTTTGGTTCCAGTGAAGAGGGACAAGAGCTTGTATTTCGCCCCCACGTCCCTGACGATGCGATTATGTGGGATACTGGCGGTGAGGTTATCTACGCATGGGTGGCCCGTCTAGGGCATTACAAGGCAATCTGGAGCGTTGAGACGGACCATGCGGCAGATATAAAGATTTGGGCGTTTGAGGTTACGGAAGATGATCCCGATGATCTGCCACCTAATGACAATGGAATTACGGAAGTTATGGTAAGGGAATGGCTCAATAATGTGCCAAAAGCAGTAAGGGATGAGATCATAGAAGATCCAATTACGGGTGAGAAGTATACACGACAAGAGGCGGTTGGTAAGACGTTCTCACAGATTGGTGAGACTGTTAAGGCTCTTGGTTCTGTCAGGGCGGCTAATGTTATGCTCACTACTGGATTAGTGGCGTCGTTCGGACCAAAGGCGAAAGAGTGGCAATCGTTCGCAGTGTTGGCCGATGCTGCCCTAAAGGAGTTGGAGGATGATAAGGTGGGTGCTGCTGAATATGGTCAAGTGCTTTTGTTGATAGGGGGTGTTTTACAATGACGGATTTTTCTAATCAGTTACGGGATATTGCCATGCGACCGGCTGTTTCTCGTAAGGATCGTGATTGTTTCCGTGGGGCTGCTACCAAGATTGAACATCTCAAGATGGCCCTCGCTCGTTGGATGAAACATCCACCTGCGGAATGTGTTCCGACTCAAGCTATTGTGATGGGAAAGCGTGCTTTGGAGGGTGAAGATTTGGCTGATCTGGATGTGGTGACTCGTGCTTGTAAGGCTGAGACCGAGATTGAACGCCTCCAAGGAATCGTCGATAGTCTGCCAGTTGATGCAGAAGGTGTGGCGATTGTTCCAGGTCGTACCGTAGCATTACGCCATAATACAGTGATAAAAAGTGGTACTGTCGATTTGCATATTCGTGGTACAAAGGTATATATTGTTGCCAATGTTGCCACCGATGCAATCCTACTGTACGGTGAACATCACGGGACTTACGGAATTGCAAAACCTAGTGATTGCTATGGATCAATAGAAGCCGCTGAAGCCGTAAAGGAGAAAGTATGACAGATCGAGAAGTTATCGAACTGCTTGAACGAACGGGGCATTTGCGTCGTCCGTTTGGTGCTATTCGCCAAAACGTGCCGCGTTGCGACGAATCAGATTATGATGCTCTTACACTTGATAGTGATACAGTGGTGTATTCTATTCTCAGTTATCAAGACTTTATGATGGAACGTCTTGACCCGTTGTGTCTGAAACATCATTCTCGCCCGGCATTATTAGATGGTCATGTTGGACCAGCGACCAGAGAGCTATTCGAGTTGCCACGTTGCGGCTATCCCGATTACGGGGAAGAGGTACAGCCTGCTATTGGTAAGGGTAGTTGGGCAGGTTGTCATGGCATAGGTGATTTTCATGCTGCAACAATTTATGTAGATGAAACCAATATGTCAGCATTCCTAAAGCCCATTTTTCAGAAGGTATGGGATAGATCGGTAGCGGCCTATACTGATATTGGTTTGCAGTTTACCAGAACGGATGATGAAAAATCTGCAAATATCCACATGTCCTTTGAGCTTGGGCGTAGACCTTATATTGGATTGGCCCAAGTTGGAAGGAATCAGCCCTGTAAAGGTGATCAGATTTGGTGCAAATTCCTAGCATCATATCAACCAGCTAAATTGTTAGAGTATTGGACGCGATTGAACATGCACGAATGGGCACACCTTGCAAGTTTGCGGCATACTAGGGGTGGGATAATGAATCCTAGTATTACGCCTGGTCTAGCATCTTGGAAAGACGATCCATCGGAACCGATTCTAAAGGGACTCTATGGTGGTGTGCCAATACCTGATAATAGAACAGAGGAGTATTGGGTTACACAATGCTTTAAGTCTAATAGAGGCAGAGAGTCTTGTGTGCCATTGGTGCCGCCTATACGTGTTGATGAGGAGCCTTGGGATGCGTAATTTGATATTAGCAATTGTGTTGATCTGCCCATCGTTAGTGATGGCTGGTCCCTTATTAGATGCCATTGCAATATCAGAGAAGAGAATGGGACCAATCGAGAGAGCCATTGCGTTGGCATCTTCCAATGTTGAGGTTTTCGAGATTGCAACAACCAGCGGCAGTAAGGTTTTATTGCAGTTAGAACAACCAAGCATTCTGGAACCTGAGAAGAAACTGGATGTTGATTTATCGACTGGTCCAATTCTCAGGCCAGACGTAGGTTGTAAGTTATCAACTTGTGGTATGTGCGTCTTGAATAGTTTAGCGAATCACGGGCAGAGTTACGATTATCTGAAGACGTTGACCAACACTGAGCAGATGAGATTGCATTACCGATTACATAATGAGTCTGGTTTTGAGGGGACTGTTGGAACGGTTCAATGTGTTACCAATAGTAGTGGTGGAGTACGAACGCAAAAGAAAGGGCCTTTGCGGAGGTTGTTTGGTAAGTAATATCATGGGAGATAACAGGATGAATACCCTTATCAATTTTATTTTGTGGCCATTTTGTTGGTTGGATAAACACAATCCAAATAGTATAGGTCGTTTTCGTGGCCAGTTAGTTTGTTGTTGCAAAAGATGTGGGAAATTGCTAACCTGTTTGCTTTTAATGGTTTTGCTATTCGTTTCGGTTTCTCAGGCAGGAGAATCCCGCTATGTCACAACTCCACCTGATGTTGTGGTGGCTATGTTGGATGCCGCTGCTGTAATAATTACCGACACGGTGGTTGACTTGGGTTGCGGTGACGGTCGTATTCCGATTATTGCTGCCGCCAAGTATGGGGTCAGGGCTATAGGCGTCGAACTTGATTCAGAGATAGCGACGATTGCTAAACAGAACGTAAAGCGTAATAACCTCGATCATTTGGTAGATATTCGGCAAGGTGATATACTACAAATGAAGTGGGGCGAGTCACGGCAGGTTGTAACTGTTTATCTTGATCCTGAATTATTGCAGAGATTAAGACCTGTTTTTGATAAATTGCCGATTGGATCGAGGATTGTTAGCTACCAACACCCCCTCTTTGGGTATAGCCAAGGGAAGGTTATTGAATTGTTTGGGCATCGTTTGTATCGGTATCGAGTAATTCAGAAGATCCGAAAGCAAAAGGTCTGCGGTCCAAGGGGTTGTACGTACGTGGATGTAGCTTACAAGGTGATTGAGGGTTTTTGAAAGAGGTGGAAATGATGACTAGCCAAGCTGAATTGATTGAAGCAATCCAAACAAAATCTGCTAAAGAGTTGTTTGTATTGTTTGCCACTCTTGGAGAAGAATCGACACGACCAACGGCAGAAGATCAGATTGGGGAAGTGCTAGGTAGGATTGCTGCTGCGATTGTGGAAGAAAGATTTTTGAGAAATATTTGATAATCGGGGAGACCCAGGAAGATGGAATTTGAAAAATCGTGTAAGTGCAAAGCTGTAGCACACACTAGTTCAGTGGTCATCAGGACGACAAAAGAAAACGGTAGTTATGGGATGGATATTACACACCATCCAGGACCAGTATGTGATAAATGCAAAACACCGTGGAGACCTAGGAAGATGAACATGCGAGTTGAAAGAACAAACTGAAGAAGATATTAAGTTATTAGAAGCCTACAGGGAGAAAGCGTCAAACAGTTTTCTCACCTTCTTAAAGGGTCTTACGATACCCTCGGCTACGGGTCCGCAAGTATTTGATGATTGCTTGTACCCTTTCCAATTGGAATTCTTCCAAGACGTAGCACCTGCCCTAGAGGCCGTCAGATTGGGCCACATGCCACCTAAACGACGATTCTGGGTGGAGCGTACTAAGAAGGCAAGTAAGGATGGGGACATAGCCGTGTGTCTCTTGTGGCTGGTTGCCTTTGCTGTTAGACCTACTCGATTCCAAGCGGGTGCCGCCGACCGAGAACAGGCTGCCATTATCAGGGATAGGATAACGGATATTCTGCATTGGAATCCGTGGCTAAATGAATTGGTTACAGTCCATACTTGGAACGTCAAATCTGAGAATGATTTAGCTACTTTGAGGATACTGGCTGCTGATATTGCGGGCAGCCACGGAGCTACACCAGACCTATTGGTGCTTGATGAATTGTCCCATATTACCAAGTGGGAATTTATTGAGAATCTTATGGATAATGCTACAGGCGTTCCCCAAGGCGTAGTGATTGTGGCAACGAATGCGGGATTCAAGGGAACGAAAGCAGATGTGTTACGTAAGAATGCAATCGAATCGGAGGATTGGTATACACATTTTTGGCAAAGACCTAGCCCGTGGTTAAACAAAACGGATTTAGCTGATGCGAAGAGACGTAATCCAGCGACTAGATATAATCGTCTTTACTGGGGTAAGTGGGCTAGTGGCAAAGGTGATGCCTTGGATGAGGAGGACATAGATCGGTGTTTTTCTTATGGGATTAGGTCATTGGTCCGCCCGGAAGAGGGATGGCAATACATCGCTGGTTTGGATCTTGGAATCAAAAACGATCATAGTGGGCTTGTTATTCTAGGTGTAAACGAAAGGGAAGGGGTCATACGGACGGCTTGGTACAGGGATTGGGCCCCAAACCCCAAGACGGGAGAAGTCGATTTGGTAGACGTACAGGATACTTGTGAGGCGATGAGCAAAGCATTCGGCATTTGGTGGTTTGGTTTTGATCCTCACCAAGCTACATTGATGGCACAGCAGTTGCGGCGTAAACGAATACCGATGCAAGAGATGGTTTTTAATGGTAAGAACCTAGACGATATGGCCCAATCATTTTTGCAGGTTGTAGAGAATGGTGTGCTTCAATGTTATGATGATGGGGAAGGTACGTTAAGAAGAGACTTTGGAAAATTCAATATAGTAGAAAGAGCTAACGGATTCAAGTTGGAATCGGTAAGTGATGAATATGGTCATGCCGATGTAGGAACGGCATTGGTTATATGTTTGCCGAAAGCAGTGTCCATGTTGGAAGGCAAGATTGGTGGTTTGCTTCCCGGCGATGTGTTGGTGGAAGAAAACGATAGTCCATTAACTGAAAAAGAGGTTGACGATATGCCAGAGGAACTGCGGGATATATACAATTCGGTAGAGGAACCAATAGGTACGGGTGTTGATGATTGGCAAACTTTTTAATAGGAGGTAAGATAAATGCCACTGCCACAATTTTTCCGAATCATAGTTACGAACAATTCAGGACGAACAGTTACGTTCAATAACAATGGACGTTTCAATCTCAAGGTAACGTTCTGGCACATTGACCCTGATACGGGTAAAACTGTCTATACGCAAGATGTCGATGACAATTTGGCATTTATTGCAGGTGATTCGACTATTGATGGGGCGGAAGAAAAGTCAAGTGAGATTGATAACATTGCTGGGGATACGGAATTTCTTGGTGCCCATGTACAGTTGGAAGTAACGCACGATGAGGGTACTCTTGCAGATGGTAATTTCAATATTTATCTTGATGGTGGTGACGCCGCCGGTGAGTTAGCATCGGATGCGGGTGGTTATACAAGTGCCGAGGCGGACTTTCTTCAGCATATAGGTTCATTGGCTTGGATACCAGGTGCAGATGATGACACCAGGCGATCTGAAGTAATTGAGATTTAGATGGGTATTATTATACTACCAAATCCGAAACCTACTTTGGGTCGCCATACTCGTAATGCTAGGCAGGCTAAGAATCCGTCTGCATGGCAAGGTTTGGTTGGTGCTTGGTTTCCAATACTTGGTAATATGGGCCGCACGTTACGAGACATCAGCAGTCGCCACAATCACGCGAGCAACAACGCGACGTGGGTAGTCGGCGACGAAGGGCCAGAGCTAAAATTTACGTTGGGATCTCAGCAGTTTTTGGAACCAAGGAACAACATACCCGATTCGATTGCATCCTCTGGCACGATTGCGATGCGGATGTCATGGTTGAGTGCATCAGGCGTACAATGGGCTTGTTCACACCCGTCAGGCGACAGAATATACATCAGGAAAAACAGTTCTAATTGGGCCTGGAGGCTCGGATCGTCGGCGTTAAACACAACGGCCGTATCGACCGTCGCGGGTTTGTACGTTACTGTAGTCCTTGCCTGGGATGGGACAACCGGGCGATTCTATGTCGACGGGAAAGAAGTCGACAGTAACACTTATACCGGTTTGAGTGCCCCACTCTCTGGTCCATTTTATTTTGGCCGGTTATCCACTACCTATTCGTCAATGTCGTTGCAATGGGCGGCGATATGGGATCGAGCACTTACCGCTTCGGAAATTAAAGATTTTTCTGACAATCCCTTCTGGCTAATCACACTAGCGACGAAAAATATTGCAGTATCAGGTGTTGTTGATGTATCGTCATCGAGTATCAGTACGTCTTCACAGTCAAGTATATCAACGTCAAGTGAATCATCCTCTTCATCAATATCAACATCAAGTGAATCCTCTTCATCTTCAGTTAGTACAAGTAGCCAGTCATCTATTTCGACTAGTTCTGAATCATCGTCATCGTCGATTTCGACATCTTCACAATCATCAATAAGCACCTCTTCTGAATCTTCATCGTCAAGTATCAGTACCAGTAGTCAATCGAGTATTAGCACATCATCAGAATCATCTTCATCATCAATTAGTACGTCAAGTCAGTCATCTATTTCGACTAGTTCTGTTAGTTCATCATCCTCAATTAGTACGTCAAGTGTTAGCTCGATTAGTACGTCTTCGGCTTCGTCAATAAGTACCAGTTCTAGTTCAATTAGTACATCATCCAGTTCAATTAGCACATCATCATCCTCGATCAGCACATCATCTAGTTCGATTAGCACGTCGAGTATATCAACAAGTAGTTCATCCATCAGCACTAGTTCGATCAGCACATCATCCAGTTCGATTAGCACATCATCTAGTACATTCCTTGATAGTAGTGCATCTAGTATATCATCATCATCGTCAATTAGCACAAGTAGTATATCATCCATAAGCACATCATCAGAATCATCATCATCATCAATTAGCACAAGTAGCCAATCAAGTATAAGTACATCTTCAGAAAGTTCATCGTCTAGTATATCGACGTCAAGCCAGTCAAGTATAAGCACATCTTCTGAATCATCTTCATCATCAATTAGTACGTCAAGTCAGTCATCTATTTCTACCTCGTCAGAATCATCTTCATCATCCATAAGCACAAGTAGCCAATCAAGTATTTCGACTAGTTCTGAATCATCATCGAGCAGTATTAGCACAAGTAGCCAATCATCTATTTCTACCTCGTCAGAATCATCTTCATCAAGTATTAGTACGTCTTCTCAGTCAAGCATTTCTACCTCTTCAGAATCCTCGATTAGCACATCTTCAGAAAGTTCATCGTCTAGTATATCCACATCAAGTCAGTCAGTTGATTCATCATCATCTTCGATCAGTACATCTTCCGAATTATCTAGTAGCTCGATTAGTACATCATCAATTAGTACCTCTTCGGAATCATCACTGTCAAGTTCGTCAAGCACGGGATTATTAAAGTATCCCGTTAGCAAGACAGTTACAAGAGTAGGACCAGCAAGTAAAACTATCACGATTATAGGTCCATCAAGTTCTGGTGTGACCGTAGTGGGACCGGCGAGTAAGACGGCAACGGTTCCATTGAGCAGACTTTTTGATGAAGAGGATTCGTCTGTCAGTAGCCAATCTAGTATATCAACGTCGTCTAGTAGCTTGAGTAGTGTTTCTACTTCGTCGGACAGTTCGTTATCTAGTATATCTACCTCTTCTGTTTCTTCATCTTCTTCAATAAGTACCTCTTCTGTTAGTTCAATAAGCACAAGTTCTGAATCATCATCCAGTAGTATTAGCACATCGTCGGAATCGTCAATAAGTACGTCGAGTGTATCGAGTGTTTCGACATCAAGTCAATCCAGTATAAGCACATCATCTGAATCGTCTTCATCATCAATTAGCACAAGTAGTCAATCAAGTATTTCTACCTCGTCTGAATCGTCTTCATCATCAATTAGTACCTCTTCTCAGTCATCTATTTCTACCTCTTCAGAATCATCTTCATCAAGTATTAGTACGTCTTCTCAGTCTAGCATTTCAACGTCAAGTGAATCGTCTTCATCAAGTATTAGTACCAGTTCTCAGTCAAGTATATCAACGTCTTCAGAGTCGTCTTCCTCATCTGTCAGTACATCAAGTGAGTCGTCCGTAAGCACATCTTCTGAATCATCTTCATCATCTATTAGCACATCTTCTCAATCAAGTATAAGCACATCCTCTGAATCATCCATAAGCACATCATCTGAATCGTCTTCATCGTCTATTAGTACCTTTTCTGAATCAAGTATTAGTACTTCTTCTGAATCCTCAATAAGTACGTCGAGCCTATCAAGTATAAGCACATCATCTGAATCATCTTCATCATCCATAAGCACATCTTCTGAATCCTCTTCAAGTAGTATTTCTACCAGTAGTCAATCATCAATATCGACTAGTTCTGAATCTTCATCCAGTTCTATTAGTACATCTTCACAATCGAGTATTAGTACATCAAGTCAGTCATCAATTAGCACAAGTAGCCAATCAAGTATTTCTACTAGCTCGGTCAGTTCTACAAGCAGTCAATCGAGCCCGTCAAGTATAAGCACGTCAAGTAGTTCAGTAAGCAGTATAAGTACATCCTCGGTTTCTACATCATCATCGTCAATAAGTACCAGTTCTAGTTCTATCAGTACGTCTTCATCCTCGATTAGTACATCTTCCGATTCCAGCCCGTCATCGGTTAGTTCTAGTTCGATTAGCACATCCTCTATTAGTTCACCATCATCTGATATAAGTACATCTTCAGTTAGCACATCCTCCAGTTCCGTCAGTTCGGTAAGCAGTATAAGTACATCTTCAGTTTCTACGTCGTCATCTTCGATTAGCACATCCTCAATAAGCACATCATCTAGTTCGTCTAGTGTTTCTACGTCTTCATCCTCGATTAGTACATCAAGTGTCAGTTCGATTTCCACGTCGTCAATTAGTACAAGTTCTTCATCTATTAGTACGTCATCCGTTTCTAGTAGTAGCAGTTCTCAATCCAGTAGTTCGTCAATTAGTACATCTTCGATAAGCACGTCATCATCCTCAATCAGTACATCATCATCCTCAATCAGTACATCTTCGATTAGCACATCATCCAGTTCAATTAGCACATCATCCACCCTTGATCCTGACGTAGACTTTACATACTTCAGTACAAATCAAGCAATAAACGAGTATGCATTCGAGCAAGCTTATTACAATATGCCTGCCGATGAATTGGTTGATTTGTTGCATGAGTTAGGGCTCAATTCTGGCACGGAAACTCTGGTACAATGGCAGACGGTTGTAGACAATGAGGTTGATAGACAGTCCGATAATATTGTATTGAGCGGGCTAAGGCCAGATGGTTTATTGCATATTTTGCTGACTGCTTTTTCCAATAATGGTTTTTCCTTATTGAATGAATCTGGTAATGGAGCCATTGATAGAATCAAGAGTTCTTTAAGAAGCAGCTTTGATTTGGTTCCAGCAAAATTCTTAACTGCGAACACCGTGGCAAATATACGATCCAACGAGAACTTTAGATCGGGGGATATAACCGATACCCCTAAATATTGGTTGTCATGGCCCATGCCACCTGATGAACACAATATTATTGAGACCCCTTCGTCTACTTTGGTGCCAATGGTTTTTGTTACTAGGTACCTTACCGGTGTAGATAGTTCTGATGCCGATACTCCAGAGGATCTCTTGGGTTTCTTGGTGGATCACCCAGAAGGTTTAGCAGTAGCTTTGGGAAAATGGGATCGTGTGCCATTTAACTATCAGAAGCTAGTGTTTACTGATCGGTCAGGAAATTTTACACTCACATTGAATGGGCGGACAACAGGGCCAATAGACGCTTCTTTACTTTTTGCAGGTGAGGTTACTGATGGTGTGAACAATGATCTTCGTACAAAGGTGCGTGAAGAGTTGGCGGCGTTGAATGTTTCTTTCCCTGCTGATGTACCCCCATGTTCTGTATTCTACAATGGCAATAGTGCCAGTCCCGCATTAGAGGTTTACTTTTTCGGCACTCTTGATAATGTATACCCAACGGGTTCCTTCTATTCCGCAGAGACTAGCATGGAAAATACTATGACATCTTCAATAGATGGTGGTAGTATTACAATTACACAAGTAGTAGGTAACGACCAATTCCATTTTCTGGATTTCTTAGGCGATGGTGGGGTGCCCTTGGTTGATTCTACAGGCAAATCTATTAAGTCCATGAAGTATGACAATCATATCAACTTCATAACGACATACTTAAGGACGTGGCTTGGTGAATACGATGATCTTGGTGGAAAATTGGATGATTTCATTCTGGATTTTGAGGGGCATATATCGACTTTCCATATTTCTAGGGATTACTATTATGGTGGTGCTGATGATGCCGCCAACGTGGAGGCGACAGCAGATAAGTTACGTAATGAGAACATATTCAAGACGGGTTTTTGGAAAGATAAGTTACCGGATGACTTGCATGATTCCTTTGTTGATATAAGGACTTGGTGGAATGATGCGAGTACCGGTGGAGAACCAGTGACTAGATCGCAGTTTGATGGTGTTTGTCGATTACAACGGGCAGCCTTTGCGGATGATATTTTTCAGATTGTTTTGGAGACTTTTCCAAATGCAAAGAATAGTAATTTTTTTGCTAGTCCACAAACTTCGCAATTTCCAATAGGCAATCTTTCTAAAGGGAATGTACATTCGTTGCAGGGTTTTTCAGGTACGCACAGTTCACCTGTCAACTATAACGGCCGCCCCTGGGTCAATGACATAGGTGATTCGGCATTGGAAGAGCCTCCAGATAAAGCGGCAAATCGTAGCTGGTCACCAGCCCACATGATCCGATGGAGATACATTCAGAGAAACTCGTCCGGTATCGTAACGATGGATTTTTGGACTGACGCAGAGCGTGCCAGTGATCCAATTTTGGGAGGGGATCAAACTATAGATGGGTTGAGTGTTGGGGATCGTGTTAGATTGTTTGCAAACACTACTGCTGATCGTGGCATTGTTGGTAGTTTTTTGGCTAATAATGTAACAGATCAATTCTTCGGTTTTCCAATAACTGAGATTGGTACCCATACCGTAGATTATGGCGATGGTGCGGAGTCACGTGATTTTATCAAATACCAAGACACAGAAACCAGTGCATTGGGGGTGGTTGATGGAAAGATATCTCCTAACAGATTTGGTAATGGTACTTTTCTAACTACTTTGAAAGCCTGGGAAGGTTTTCTTTCAGATTTGCTTAATGTAAGATCATCAGCAAGTGCTTACGATATTCCTATACAATCTTGGTGGATAAATTGGGGTCAGTTCCCCGAATCGGAGGATAGACAATTTGGAAGATACAAAACACAGTGGAGAGCCGAATCGTGGTTCCATTCTGTTTTATGTGGTGAGTTAGATAATCAGATACTTTTTGGTCGGGGTTGGTTGAATGAGAATGATCATTTTCCATCGGTGGCTGAGGCTGCCTTTACTTATACCTTTGATGATATCACTGATTGGGCTCAATTCGATACTGCTCGACAAGAGATAAATAATTTGTTCGGATTTGTTTCCAGTGAGATAAGGCCATTGTCGATTAACTTTGAGCCTTTGAGTATGCAAGGTCAAGAGTATGTGATTAGTGGTGTCAGCTTGCCAGATAGTAGTAAGTTGTTTAGAATTACTTTGAAAGATGTGGGCGGTTCGGTGGGACTGTTACCGTTAGTAAGTAACGATTTTAGGGACTTCCGTACTGTTAGTGGTTTGATCGTTCGTGTACCGGGTCAGATTGTGAGCGGGAGTTTCGAGGACAATGGGTGGTGGGTGAAGATTTCAGCTTGACGATTTGGAAGAATTGGCTTGGCATGGTACAATGGTATTGGGAGGGATTGAATAATGACACTTATTTATGCATATCAGGATCGTGGACTTACAAGAGATATTGTAATAAGGGATGCAGATGAGGCTGCGATTACACCGGGCTCGAATGATAATGTACGTGCTATCATTGGTAGGCTTGGTGATGTTGCAAAATTGACGGTGACCGGTGGCAGTTCTACGGACAATGGAAGTGCTTTTGATAAGAATTTTCCAACAGATGGAACGAATAGGTTACGATTGGATGCCTCCGATTTGGCGGCGATTGAGCCAGGAACGTATACTTTGTCAATCGAGTTTTTTGATAATGCTGATGGTGCCGAATGGAAAAATGTGGAACGGCAGATTTTCTCGTTGGAGGAAACTACATAATAATTGTTGTAACTCTTTCTAGGGAGACTCGTTATGGGTTCTACTATTTTGGGTGATTGTGTAAGGGATTCTATTACTGGTTTTGAGGGTACTGTTATTAGTATTTGTCAAAACTTACACAATGTGGATAGGATTTGTGTTGTCTTGCACAATTTGGATCAAGGGAAGATTGTGCAAGAGTGGTTTGATGCAGACAGATTGAGTGTTGTGGATAAAAGTACGATGAAGTGCGTTAACTAAGACTCACTTGAGCGGGTGAGTGGGGTTGTTTCCAGGCTTTCGACCCCACTCACATTTTGAAATACCAATAGATACCCTAGCCTAACATGGATCGCTTATAGCCCGTTGGGTGCAACGAGGACAAGGGTGTTTTCGTATCTATTGGTTAATGCGGGATAGCTCAGTTGGTAGAGCAGGAAATCAGATGAATTTCCGTGTCGGTGGTTCGAGTCCATCTCCCGCAGTTTATTTTGATTTATTCGGTGTAGTATGGTAGGATAGTTGAACCGATGGTACGAGAAAGACTACATATTGTACCCATCAGACCGGCACGGTGTAAAGTGCAACGGCCCTGGACGACGGCACGAGCAAGCAGCCGGCCGCCAAAATAGTCGTCCATTTTTTAGACCCTGATAAGGAATCCTAAACGATGGGAAAAATTGCAGATATATCTGAAGTCTTACTCGAATTAGGCTTATCCTCTTCAGCAACGGATGAGGAAAGGGCTATCGCCAATTCTGCCATCATAAGAGCAGAGGCAGCGATTCGTAGACACATCTTTTATGATCCTGTTGAACGAACCAGAACCGAATACTATCCTCAATCCGAAAATATGATTCGGAGTAGGGGAGTTGTCTGGGAGACGGAAGGGGACCAAGCATTCTTAAGACAAGTGGCTAATGCCTCTGCAACCGAGTTACAGATTCAGAATATCCCTATCCGATCCATTACGCAGTTATTCGTTGATTTTGATGGTAGGGCTGGTACAAGAGCTTCCTCGTTTGCAGATTCGACATTAAAGGTAGAGGGTACCGATTACTGGCCTAACAATGATGGGTTTGATAGTAGCGATGCTAATATCTGTAGGGATGGAATCATTCGGTCTGGTGGGTTATGGCCGACTACGCCGGGTACCGTCAAGATTGTCTATGTGGCGGGCTACACGCCCGCTGAGTTGCACGGACAGGACAATATCGTAGATGCAATGCCCATCTTGGATGCGGTCATAGACGAGGCTGTGAGGCGTACTAAGAAGGCTTTCGTGAATATGAAGAAAACGGGAGCAGGTTGGACGGCCGGGCCGTTTACGTCCGAGACGTTGGGTGATTATCGGTATCAAATCGACTCAAAACTTTCGGCTCGATTATTTGGTAGTTCGTTTGATATTACGTCAGAGAGTAAGGAGAAAATTTCTTCGTTCGTCAATTTTGGATGGTCACTTAGTTCGTGAGTGGAATACGTATAGTGGAACCAATTGAAAAAGTAGCGATGCGATTCCAAATCGTGTTTACCTATAGCTGCAATATGGCTTGCCAGTATTGCGATAGGTACGTGGATTCCTTGCCTTGGCCTAATACGGACATTACGAAAGAGGATTTAAGGCTAGGTTTAGAGGTAGTAAAGAAATCAAGAGTTCACATTAAACAGTGCCGCATAACTGGAGGCGAGCCAAAGGTACACCCCTCCTTTGAGGAATTGGCAAAGTACGTTTTGGAAACATGGGGGGATAAAGGCAGGATCAGGACGTCAGTAAGTACGAATATGGTTCTAAAGAATCCGAGAGGATTGGGGGTGAGGTGGCAGAAATATCCGATGGCAGAGAAGAATCATGTTCCGGTAATGATTAGCCCCTATGATTTGGGGAAACATCCAGTAAGGGGGTACACTACGTATTGCCGAGTGCAATGTCGATGTGGTAGGTTGTTTGATAAATTTGGGTTTGCCTCGTGTCCTTATGCTGGTCCGATTGGTAGAGTATTGGGAATTGATCCTTACCAGTCCATGCCAGTCTTGTATGGTAGGCCGGATATTTGCAGGCATTGTGTGCATTCGTTGGATAGGTGGGATAGGCTTAAGATTTATAAGGATGCGTTGGCCGGTAAAATTGAATTCCCGACGAAGACATTTCGAGAAGGATTGGAAAGGTTCAAAGCAGAACCTACAGAGTTTAAGACTTTTCAGGAAAGGGTATAATTATGTGTGAGAAAGAGAAGGTGTTTTGTGGATTACTTTCAAAGGCTTACATAGAAGGTCGTAGAAAATCTTGGTGTGTTTGTCATAAATGTAAGGTTGTTTTTGAGGATGATTGTCCCATTGTTGGTAGTATAAAATGTCCCGGGTGTGGTCACATATTAGAACGTAAAGTATCACTGAGGCTAGCAAAGGAATTGATAGGTGTCCCTGTATAGGAGCGAGTTTGATGTCAAAAGACCTTTGGGAACGTTCGTTTCAGTTATTGTCACAAGCTTACAAGTTGGCAAATGAGGATTGGCCACAGATTAGAAAATTGTTTTGGAGAAAGACTTGGTGTGCTTGTCATGTTTGTAAGCTTGTTTTTGAGGATGATTATCCAGAAGGTAAAGATAATGTGTATTGTCCTCATTGTGGACAAAATCTGGAACGGGGATTGTCACTGAAGAAAGCAAAGGAATTGATAGGTGTCATCATTACTTGATTCATTCCCACATACCTGTACAGCTAAACGACGAATTCGCACTAAGGGTTCGTTGGGTGGCAGTAAGGAAACCTTCCCCACTACCACATTTACAGGTAGGGCATGTTGGCAACAGCCAGCGGGAGAAGCATTGATACGTGAGTTTCAGAAGCGTGGAATCACAGTAACGAATAAGGTTTACTTTACGGCTGATCCTGGATTAGATGAAAGGGACATTCTTATCATTGGGTCAGATACTTTTGAGGTTCGTTCTAAGGCGAATCCCGATGCATCCGCTGGCCTCGGGATTGTGTATCGTATATTATGCGAGAAGACCACGACAGGCAGTACACCCTAACTAAGGAGACCTATTAAATGACAGATGAACAAATGGCAGCAGCATTTAATGAATGGATGAGAGTTTATGTGGAGGAACCAGAAAAGTTTGAACGTGATTGGCAAACAATACGGGAATTTTTATCTGATACTAATAATGGTACAGAACCAAGTTATGGTCAGGAATGCGTGAAGACATTACGGCGATATCACGAATTGTTATTTGGCCGGGGAGGAACAACTCCCACCAAGTTATCCGCACCACCAGTTAGATAGTATAGGAGACCCCGACAATGATTGATTTTGAAAGAGCACAAGTTATCGTGGACTATTTGAATGGGTTGTTGGAATTGGATAGACCCGCCGTAGCGGCATTGATTGCGAATCGTGTGCCTTGTAATAAGGCTCTTGCGGATCATCCTACTTGTCAGGTGGTTGCTCAGCATGGTAGTTGTCACGTTGGGTTGTTGGGGATTTTGAATGGGTTATGTGGAAAAGACAAGAGGGGGTGGGGTGGGATTGTTGTCGTATTTTCATCACCTGGGGATAGTCCAAAAACAAATGCACCACGGGAAACGGGACATAGAGATTTGGCCCGTTTTGAAGTTGCGGGGCATTGATTTTCATGGCAGTTCGTAGTTGTGAACGTGGATGGTCCATTATTTATATTGATGGGAAATGGTTGTATGAAGATACACGAGAGGTTGTAAATAATCGTCGAATTTGCAAGCGATGTGGACGAAGGCCGACTACAGAAGGATATGATCCTTGTTTGGGAAAATTACGAGGGGTGTCATCTGCCTGTTGTGGGCATGGTATTCAAGAGGGTTTTGTAATAAGTGTTTAACTTGAAAGGTGATTATAATGGGTTATCTTACGAAATCGAGATGGCAGTCTAAGACAGTTTGGCTTGGGATTGCAACGAGTGTTCTTAGTATCTTGGGGATATTTGCTGGAGAAAAATGGATTATGGAATATCCACAGATCGCCTCTGGCATCGGTCTAACGATTGGTATTCTGACTGTGGTGGTCAGACACTTTACAAGTGTACCATTGATGAAAGGACCGTCTAAACAATGAGAATCGAATGTCGAACTATGGAAGCCTTTCTGGAAAATCTAAAAGGAGAATCTATATTTCTAAACACGGTCTACGTAGACAAGACAAAACAATCTTTGACTGATAAATCCGTGAGGGAGGCATCAAGTGTTAGTATAACTTTGCAGGCTTCCACGCTTTTGGATTTTGAAGATGAAACTCTATTTTTGTTAGTGTGTGGAATCGACTGTGGTATTGATCGTCATACGGAAGATGGTGGATTAGAGGGGACAAAGCAACTTGATGTGTATTTACTTATGCTTGAAGAATACTGCAAAGGTTGTGGTATCAAACTGAAACCCGGAATTTTGGATATGTAAAGGGAGACCCGAACGATGGCTGATGTTCTAAACGAGACTGTTGAAGATGCGATGAAAAATGTTAATGAGGCTTGTGGTGAGGCTTTGGAAAGTGGTAAGTGGATGACCGTTACTTGGTTTGTCAAGGATGGGAAACTTATGATGAGAAGAACTACATGGAATTTTCCCACGGGTGATTTTGAGAAGTGTATAGAGCAATTGCAAAACGTTTGCAATACACAAACGGGGAAGTCTAGGCCCGATAAAGGACCACTGCCCTTTGCGGATATCCTTGCGGGGAAAAGAACGCCTATGTCCGTGGTGGATAAAGTAGCGGAGGAATCGAGTATTCCGCCTGCTAAGGAACCTACTTTTGAGGAGATTGTGGAATCGGCTAAAACTGATCCACCGCCTGGAAACGTGGTGGTGGAAAAAGTGGGTGTTGATTCTAAGGAGTTTGATAAAGCAACTGAGGAAATGTTTAGTAAGGGTTTGGAAAAGAAAGTGGAAAAGTTGGATAAGGAGATTGTGGATAGAGAATGTGACGAAACTGTGGCAAAAACCCCGCCCGATGATACAGAGGAGACCAAACCCCCATGCGAAGACTGATAAACTATCTAAGATCATGGTTCATTGCTTCCAAAGTTTCTCGACAGTTAGGAGAGTCTGAACAACGTCTTACAGCGTTGGAAAGAGATTGTGGGATTGCTAAGAAATTGTTTGAGAGATACCAAAGGAATTTGGAAAGAATATTCGATCAGGCACAAGAGCACATTGAACGTGCTTCTATTTTGACTAAACAATACGAAGAGGCTTTGGAAAAAGAGCGTGCTGCCAACCGAGTGCATGAGAAGACGATAGAAGGGTTGGTAGCACAGAGTGAGACGTTTGTGAAACGGTGGGAAACACAAACAGCCGTGGAGGTAATGAAGCAGACGGGGGCAAGACCTAGAACCCTTGATGACGATGTTTAATAGAAAGTGGAGTAAAAATGAAAACTGGTAAATTTAATGTAGTTGTGGACGGTCAATGGGGTAGTTGTGGTAAGGGAAAAACCGTAACTTCATTGGCGGACAAATTCAGGCCAGAATTTGTATCAACCACTAATATGCCGAATGCGGGACACACCGCGGTATGGGATGACGGCAGAAAATTTGTGGCAAAGTCGCTACCGGTGGCGGCTATACTTAGAAAGTGGATTGCCAATCAAGGGTATAAACCAACGATCATATTGGGGGCATCTAGTGCATTCCGGGTGGAAAATCTATTAAAAGAGGTGGAGGAGTGTTTGTTGGATGCCACAAGTCTATGGATTCACGAAAGATCCGGGGTGATGACGGACCGTCACGCCAAAATGGAGATGGGTCAGGGTGGTACTAAGCACATTGCTAGTACTATGCAGGGATGTGGTGCCTTCCTAGCGGAAAAAATAATGCGGGGGGAAGATGTGGAATTGGCGGGTGGAGATTCCCGGTTGAGAAGGCATATTTTTCCAGGTTTATCCATGGAGTTGAATGAAAAACTGAGTTTTGATGAAACAATATTACATGAGGGTGCCCAGGGATTTTCACTTGATATTTCCCACGGAAGTCATTATCCATTTTGTACGAGTAGGGGAACTACAGCAACGCAGAACATGGCCGATATGGGGATCAACCCCAGGAAACTGGGAGATATATATTTGGTAATACGACCGTTTCCCATAAGGGTTGGTAATGTAGTAGAGGGTGGTAAAATGGTTGGATACTCAGGGGATTGTTATGAGGATCAAGAGGAAATGAAGTGGGCCGACGTTGGTGAGATAGCCGGTGTTGGGACTGAGGAATTTAGTGGGGAACTTACCACCGTTACCAAACGGCTAAGAAGGGTATTTTCATTCTCGAAAATACAATTGAGGGAGGCAGTAGAAATAAATGGTGCAAACAAGTTGGTATTGAATTTTGCGGACTATCTAGATTGGAATTGTAGGGGTTGTGATGATTGGGAAAATCTGCCGAATATTGTATTGGATTTTATTGGGATGTGCGAGGGTGTGGCTGGAATTCCTGTTGTAATTGTGGGCACTGGTGCTAAAAATGGCGATACATGTTGGAGGAATCAATAATGAATGAACCTGGAAAAAAGAAAAGTATACTTGAGGAGGCCGGTGAATTAGTGGCAGGACCACGCGAGGATGATTATGGTCCTCCAATTGATGATTGGAAACGAACTGCTGCGATATGGTCTGCCATTTTGGGTATTACAATTACGGCAGAACAAGCATGTATGTGTATGGTGGGGGTTAAAATATCCCGTCAGGTAAACAAACCCAGTCGGGACAATTTGGTGGATGCGGCCGGTTACCTTCTTTGTATCGAAATGATAGAAGAGGTTGTAAGAAATGAACGCCTTAGCAAAAGCGTATGATCGTAGCCTTTCTGTAACTCAACAGGCAAGACAAACTGCCCTTGATCTGAAAGCAGCGGGCATCGACCTGTCGCCGTCTGGTATGGGTGGTATGGATACATTCCGAAGCCAACGGGGTGATAAGGAGCGGTATGCACAGTTTAGAGGGTGGTTGTACGCTGCTATCAATGCTTTGGCGAAAGAGGCTGCTGGTCAACCAGTCAACGTGGGTAAGTTGCTAGATGTAGAACCAGAGAATGGGGAACGAAAAACACCTACAAGTTCTAAGCAATTTCATCGTAACAAAATGTTAGAGGGTGCCCATACGAAAACGGCTGGAAGGGATTTTGAGGTATTGGTTTCTCATCCGCTAATTGATGTATTGGAGAAACCGAATCCGATTCAATATCGTTATCAGTTTGTTTACTCATTCGTAGCTAATCTGCTGTTGACTGGTTGGAGTTACATTATTATTGATACGGATAAGGATGGGAATCTTCAATTCTTTTCCATTCCGTCTACGTGGGTTCAACCAATACATAAACCAGAACCATTTTCGGCTTTCAAGATTGTCAATCCTAAAAATCCAGCCGCCTCAACAAATGCCAAACCAATTCCGAGAGAGAACGTAGCGTTTGCATGTCTTCCTGATCCGTCGAGTCCTTTGGGGGCATTGGCTCCTGCTGCTTCTCAGATGAATGCGATTAAGATTGATAATCATATTCAGTCAAGTCAGAATGTATTTTTCGAGAATAGTATTCATCCGTCTGCCATTATTTCAATTGGTAATGACCCTCATCCTGATGTTCCGAGTGGCGTTCGTCCTAGATTGACTGGGGTGCAGCGTAGGCAAGTTATAGGGGTGATTAAGCGGGCATGGGCGGGTGTTGCAAATTATGGGGAACCTGCGATTATTGATGGTCTGATTGAAGGTATTCAGATGTTATCGGCTAATAGCACTGAAATGGGATGGGACAAATCGGAGAGATCAGTCAAGATGAGAATCCTATCTGCTTTCGGTGTTCACGAAAGTATTTTGGGCGAGACTGTTAAGGTGGGTGGTCATGCTCAAGCATTTGTAATTGATAGGCGATTCTGTAAAAACGTCAATGTCAATCTGAATTTGCTTGGCACAGTCCTAACTGAGTCCGTCAATTTTCATTCTGAAGAAGCTGTGAAATTACTTGTTTGGTGGGAGAAATGCACAGCCGAAGATGAGAGTCTGAGACAGAAGAGTTTGATTGAGGCTCGTAAGAATGAGGATATTACTAGAAACGAATATAGGGCTGAGTTGGGATTCCCTCCATTAGAAGATCAGGATGAACGCAGCAAGCTGTTGGAATCTGCTGGTGGATTAACGGTAACACTTACCACATTAAAAGAGGTTGGTTTGGGTACTGTCGGTAGAGAACAAGCTGCTAAATTGTTGGCTTTATTCCTACAGATTTCGGAAGAGCAAGCTAAGGAATTGACTGGCGTGGGAGAAGTTTCGTTGCCTGAAGTTATCGAGGAATTATCTGCCGTTCTGGAGGAGATGAAGAAACCCATTAAGGTCGATTTTGATGATGAGGAATTACAGGGTATTCTGAAACAACTTACTAGGACTTCTAGCCGATCTTCTATGACCGCTGAGTCTGCTAAGTTTGTGGCCGAGGAAACGGAAGGTAGGGTTATCAAATTGGAAACGGCTTTGCAGATAGAACGATCAGAGCGGAAATGTGATGGTAGGTTAATGTTGGAAGGGGCTAAGTCTGATATAACCAAATCACAGGTCGAGACTGTAAAAGCTTTTCAAGAGTTGGGAAAGTCGATGGCTGATAATCAATCGACTGAGAATCAACTCAAGTTAGTTCACAAGTTTTTGGATAGCTTTTCCGAGAGTGTAAAAGGCAGTCTCGAATCCATTGACAAGCAATCAGCTCAACCTATTACTATAAATGTTCCTGTTACTGTAGAACCCACCCCAATCGAAATAGGGGTGGAGAATAAAGTAGAACCGGCAGAGGTGAAGATAACCAATGAGGTGAAAACTCCTAATGTGAGTGTACCAGTAACGGTACAACCATCCGAAGTAATAACACCAATAATTGTAGAACCTACCTCAGTTCAGATTGAGAATAAGATAGAGACTCCGAAAGTGATTGTTAAGTCAGAACCGCAAATTGATATTACCGTTCCCAAAATTCCTGCTGCCGAGGTAGAGGTAAAAGTGAATGTAACGAGAGATGACGCACCGAAGAGGGCCACCATCATACATCCAGATCAGAGACAATCTCAAGTTATATTGGAAGATTAAATGACGTTACGCACAATACCAATATTGGGCTCTGATGGTACCACGCAACGTAGCATGGTTCTAGATGTGATAGCTGGTATATCATGGCCTCCATACAAGATGGCCTTTGGTGCTGAGAATGCTGCTATACTGGTGTCTGCTGCCAGACCCTTGCCCGTAATTGACTCAAATCAATCAACGGATGATTTTGATACTGGGGTTGAGGCGGATACAAGAGCGGTAACAGGACTGGTTTCTGCTGAGGATGGTGGAGGTGTTTTGGTTGGTTCTGCTAATCCTTTAGCAACACATATTAGAGATAGTGGAGGAACAGAATTAGGCACATCTGCTAGTCCATTTTTTGTAGCATTATCGGATGGTACTTCTATATTTGATATAGATGTTTTGTCTAAACATGTTGTGATGATTGATGCTTTACATCATCATATTCATAATGAAATGGCTTTTTCTGTATGTCATATATTTGATGCTGTTGCTGCTGGAGCTAATGCTGATTTGCGAATAACTGTTCCGGTAGGAAAAGAATTACATTTAACTTTTAGTGTTGCTGCTATTCTTAAAAGTCGGATAAGTATTTATGAGGGAACAACGTTCTCTGCTGATGGAACTGTAGTTGCTTCATTTAATAAACGCCGTTCGTCTGGTCTTTCTACATCAGTAATTATTCGACATACACCAACAGTAGATGTTTTAGGATTACAATTTGAAGGGCCTATGTTGATACCGGCTGGTGCGAAAATAAACCAATCGGCTGGTGGTGCTGGTACCGGGCGTGATGAATGGGATTTGAAAGAAGGTGATCATCTTGTTCGTGTAACAAATAATGGGTCTCAAGAATCTGACACGGGTATCTGTTTAGCATGGTATGAAGTGGATGTTGGATGACCAATGCCTTTAGTAGTAACATCCGATTGGAACGATGGGCCAATGGGTCCGGGGTGGTTCGTTATGCTCCCAAAAAACACATCCATATTTTACGATGGTGGGCCTATGGACGATTTGCTCGTAGGACCAGAGGGAGCAGACGAGAGAAAAAGACAGGATGAATTGTTCGCATTGATTATGTTAATGAGACAGTCACAATAAGGAGACCTAAAAATGAGTGGGACGAAAGAAGAACAAAAAGAGATGGTAATGGGGGAAAGGGAATGGGAAATTAGCAGAGAAGCCAAGGAATTGGGATGGGGTATAAAAGTTGATCCTAAGGTTTACATACATCGGCTTGGGATACGCGATGCTAAAATATCTGTTGGGCTTTGTGATATTGTTTGTGAGATTAGTAAAGAAAGGTTTTACTGTTTGCGATTTACAAATCAGAAAGATGGAAAAGTAAATATGATCGTTTTGGATAGTCCGACACGCCAACGATTATTTTCATTGTTTGCCAGTATTTTGTGTGACCATTGATAGATGAACAAATCTTTAGCACAAATTGCGATAGAGTTGGCAGGGCAAATTGTTGTTCTAGGCACCAAGTTTAGACGTAGAGAAGCTAGGCTTTTGGTTGAACGAAAAGCTAAACGTCTTACCAGTCAAGCACGATTCCAAGACTTGGAGGAACGAACGGAGGAGGCCCTTACTGAAACTCTCAATAGGATGTTCAATCGGCAGATCAGATCGGCTACTAGCAAACTGTTAGATTTGGAAACCAAATCCATAAGTCAAACCGCTACGAATCTATCAGAGATAATTTTTGATCCTACAGAATGGGATGAGGAGTTAGTAAACAGAACCCTACCAATCCTAGCACGTGCTATGGCTGATGCAATGGTAGGCATTTTGGTAGAGCTTGGGGTCGATTTAACGAAGCTGAAAGGTAGTCTATGGACGAAAGCCTCTACAGCATCGGAATGGTTGGCAGCGAATGATAGGGAATTGCCAGAGGGTCTTGAGTTTGAATTAGAGGATGGGCAGCAATTCTCACTTCAGTTTGAGACGGAATATCCCCAGTGGATGAAAGAGGAGATTGGTAGAGAATTGCAAGAGGTTTACGATCAGCCTTTTTGGGAGGATATTAACAGAACATCCGGCAGTGATATTGAAAGATTCCTTGATAGTGGTATAAAGGATGGTTGGTCGATCAACCGAATGGCTAGGGAGATGGCTGGATCATTGGGTGGTAGTGCTTATGGTAAGATGCGGGGAAAGAGGATTGCAAGGACAGAAAGCGGTCACGTTTTGAATTCGGCAAGGACTAGTAGTATTGATAAACTCAAGGAAGAATTGGGACCAGAGGTTTCTGAGTTTATCAAGAGGATGTGGAATTCAGTATTGGGGAATACGACTAGGGATGATCATGCTGCTATGGATGGTCAGTTTGAGGTGATTGAGGAAGGTTTGGGTTTGTTTACTTTGCCCAATGGGGAGATGCCTAGATGGCCAAGAGACATTACATTGTCAGCAGGTATGCGGGTAAATTGTCAATGCTTTATTACTGCTGAGTTAGGTGTAGGGGCACCGGAGGAGGAGATCCAACAAATTATTCAGGGGATGGGGGAGAAGCCACCAAAGCCAGTTGATGATGTTGTGAGACCAAAACCAAAGCCCAAACCTAAACCACCGAAACCGAAGCCTAAACCGAAGCCCAAACCGAAACCGAAACCGAAACCTGAAACCCCTGAACAGAAACTCGATAAACAGTTGTTAAAAGCAGAGAAGGAATTACAGAATCGAAAAACAGAACAATTGCGAGTATATGATAAGGATGGTAATTTGATTGCAAAAGTGAATGGGACTAAACATCAAGTAGAATTGGATGAGGAGACTCTAGATTTGATAAAGAGAGAAGGTCATACAACAGTACACAATCATCCGTATTCAGTGGATAAATCTAGTGGGGGGAAAGCCACTTCTTCGTTTTCGCTTTCAGATATAAAATCCGGTATTTTTGCCAATGAGCGTGAATCCAGAATAATTACACAGGATGGCAGACGTTTTTCAATGAAATACAGCAAGGCTTTTGCCAATATGGATGATAATGCAAAGGAATTTATTGTACTACAATTAAAGAGTGATTTTAATTCTGAATACAACGAGGAATTAGCTAAATGGAAAACGAAATTGCAGAGTGGCAAATTGACTAGGAAACAGGCAGTTCAAGAGATGGGACGTGCTACACATGAGGTATGGGATAGGACGATAAATCAAGACGATACGTGGTCCAAAGTTTTGGAGTATAAGCAATTATGAGTTTTGTTTTAGATGATGACAAACCTAGTGTTATATGTACGTTTTGTGAAAGACTGGATAACATTACTGAACGATCTTGTGAAGCCTATCTTGAGAATAAGAGTATTCCTAGTGCGATATGGAATGGTGGGAATAATCACACTGATCCTTTTCCAGGGGATAATGGAAAACGGTTTGTATTGTTGGGTGATAAGAGACCAGAGGATGTAGAGAAATAATAATGATGGCAAATAAACAACAACACTCTAACCGACTGATTCCTAGTGAGCAGGATGATATTCTGTTGGCTTACACAGTGGAAGAAAATTATTTAATACTGTGTAGAAATCATCTTACTGTAACGGGCGAACGTTTGATTCCCCCTACATCAATGAACAATGACATTATGCAATGGCGTACATTGCGGGTACGTCACAAGCAAGGTGATTTGAGACATACAGAAGCAGAAATGAAATCGGTTAGGGCAATAGCTCAGTGGACGGTTGACGTAAATCATGCGTTGTGTCAACAATCTAATACTCCCAAGATTGAATGGGGTGAATAATGGTAAGACCTAGACTTGCCAATGTACAATGTACCCGAATGCAATTCCAGCCGGGTGATCAAGTAATTGTAAAGAGTAGACATAGATTATCAAAAGAGGATGCGTTGAAGTTAAAGAGGACTGTCGAGAAATGGGCGGGTGATGTCGTGGAAGTTTTAGTTGTAGACCTAACGCTAATGGACGTGGAGATTGAACATGGCGAAAAACGGGGACTCAAAATATCTTGAGGCTTTCGGTGATGATAAAGAATCACTGGCACTCTTTCTATTGAGTATGCGTAAATTTGACCAGCATTTTTGTGAGTGTATGTTTGATGGTTCGGATTTTACCATAGTTTTGGAAGTTCGTGGTAGTAAAGGCAAGCTAGTTCACGTTAGGCCAAAGTCTGATGCATTCTTCCGACCGGAGGGGATAGAAGAGTTAGAAGAAGACTCAGACGCCAAGAGGCGAAAGCCCTCAAAAGGAATTTGAGAATTCTGTTGCTACCCCTATTGCACAGATTTCCATTTTCTGTATAATGGGATAGGTAATACAAAACATCGTCAAGGTGCTGTCTAGGGAGACAAGGCTACGACGGTGTAGATACATCCTTCGTTGTGGAGGTTTTGTGTCTACATCATCGTAGCCTTTTTTATTGGGAGTAAATATCATGGCAAAGGACGTTTCATTTTGGTTAGGTCCGAATGCGGGTGCTCACTTGGCTTCTCGTACTTTGCAGATTCGTAGGATTATGGATGCAGGGGATGATGCCCTTATTGCTCTTGCTTATGATAATGATGAAGGGGCTGGGGCTGAGTTTGCTACAGTCACCTTAGAAGACAATCGAATTTGGCAAGCCGTACTTCAGGACGTTACGATTAGTGGTGATGATCTTGCACCATCAGTTTTGCATTTTAATACTGGTGATGATGCTTTTCCTGGACCTGGACCAGCCGATCCAACTCAACCGAATAGGTTGCAAATCTTGGGGATGAATGATAACAGTTCTAGTTCTATCTCAACTAGTTCCAATTCCTCTTCCAGTTCAATCAGCACAAGCAGTAGTTCGGTTTCTACATCGTCTGTCTCAACTAGTTCTAATTCCTCTAGCAGTTCGATTTCTACTTCGTCTGTTAGTTCTACCTCTACATCGAGCCATAGCTCTAGCAGTTCGTCTAGTAGTTCTGTTAGCACATCGAGCCATAGCTCTAGTTCTAGCTCGATTAGCACATCCTCGGCTAGTTCAATTAGTACATCCAGTAGCTCGATTAGTACATCATCGATCAGCACATCTAGCAGTTCGATCAGTACCAGTTCCGCCAGTTCAATTTCGACGTCTTCAATTTCGACGTCTTCAGTATCATCCGTTTCTAGTACCAGTAGTGAAGGGACTTAATCTTAGGGAGTTTCGATTATGGCTGAGTTGTTAGGGTACCAATTCGATAATGTTATTCGTGGTATCAAAACGAGTTCGCTTGAAAGAGCTAAGCAAGTTCGTCATGTTACTTATAACGAATTGAAAAGATTGGGTGTCAAACGGAATAAGTCGAAGGCCATTAAGGGCATTCCCAAGGGTAGCGACCAAACGAATCTTGGTTCGACTTATACTTGGATGTATGCAATCGAGCCCAATCAGAAAAAGGCTATTCGGCAATTGGTGATTATTGATGCCACGGCGGTTGCTAGAACGGAAGGGTAAGATCTATGCCATTTGTAGGTTTTGAGCAAGTTGCCGCCACTGGCACCAGAAAAACAGTGGCACAATTGACCGTGCCAGTAAATGCTAATCACGCAGAGTTGCAAGCAACCGGTGGAAACGTTCGTTATTGGATGGCAGGTGACCCGGTAGCGGGTGGGATGGTTTTGGTTTCCAATACCGATCCGAAATCGTTTCCGATTGAGGATGTAAGAAATATCACATTCACTAGCGACGGGGTGGATTGTTTGTTGTTACTTCATTATGCAACGTGATTGATGCCTTTACCAAAACCAAGATCAGATGAAAATAGAGCGGAATTTATTAGTCGATGTATTTCTAATCCAACAGTTCAGCAAGAGTTTAATACGAACGAACAACGAGTGGCCATTTGTGCTACTCAATTCGAGGAATCAAGGGAGCGTAATATGACTCCTAATGAGCTATTACTAACGAAGATTAAAACCCGTACGCAAAAGAGAACGGAATTCTCCCATGGTGTTTTGACTGCCGATAGATGGGTCAAGACATTACAAGAGGGAGTGGGTCTCGATCTTTGTTACCGATTCGGTTCAAATCGTCAGACTAGTTTTGATGACGTTTTGCAAAAGGCGGCACAGACTCTTACCTATTCTAATGAGGATATGGTGTTAGAGGAAAAGGCCCCAAGGTTGCCGAAGGGTATTGAAATGCCTAAGAACACTCTAATGGTGTTTAGGCACATTTTGACGACACCTCGTAAAGATCGGGATGGTGATATTCTTAGAACGGAAGGGGCTGAGGTTGACCTTAAGATGTTGTTATTGTGGCAGCATGTTCCTACATTGCCAATCGGTAAGATGTTGACAATTGTGAAGCGGAATAGTAAGCAATTGGTTTTGATATCTGCGATTGTGGATATTAACGAATTGTCCCACGATGCTGCCGTGATGATCGACAATGGGATGGGTAGATTTAGTCATGGATTTAGGGCCTTAGAATTTGAGGAGTTGAAAGAGAAGGAAGGCGAACCTAGTGGGTTTGATGTTAAGAGATTCGAGATTATGGAAGAATCATTAGTTAGTGTGCCTTCCAATGCCGATGCCGAGACTCAAGAGGTTCTGTTGTCTCTGGTTGAAGGTGGTAAGTTGACCAGTTGCATGATGAAAGAGTATGGCAAGTCAATTCGGGAGAAACGTCCTGTCAGTATTCCCGTTAAACTTGATTTGAGTGTATCAATAAATGGAAAGGACATTAACAATGAAAGCGACGAATCTAGCAGCAATGCAACGGGCGGCGAAGAGGGGCGAGGAATTGCCAGCCCATCAGAAAAAGCAAATGAGAATTCACAGACGGGAGGAGAAGAAACGAAGCAAGCCAAAGACTCAGAAGTAAAGGCTATGGTTGGCACGACTGGTCTTGCTGATGGTCATCGTCATGGTGCTCGGGTGGACGATGATGGTAATGGTAAGACTGGGGCATCCAATGGACATAGACACCCTATTAAGAAGTTTGTAGTGCAAGAGGTGAATGGTCATAAACATCCTTTGAGTAAGGGCGATTTGGAGGAACGTTCGTTTATAGATGTGGATAAAATTCTTAACAATTGCAAACTTACAGAGAAAGATCGTGAATGGTTTAAGGCGTCTGCATCGCAGTTATGGGGAAGTGATTGGATCGAGGGCGAAAAAGGCGGACGATCATTGAGCAAAGCCAATGAGATCAAAATTAAGGACGCTAAAGAAATCGTTGATGAGGTTGTTGGAATGGATATTTCCAGGCCAGCCAAGGCGGCGTTACGTGAGGCTAGTACGTCGCTTGCTACTGTACTTGTGGGCCTTGGCGAGGAAACTGAAACGTCCACGAAGGTGGAAGTAAAAGACGCAATGGTCTTTGTGTTGGCAGAAGCCTCTTCTGAACAACGAACTAAAATGATCGAGTTGCTACGACTAGGAAAACAAATCGAAAAGCAAGACCGGCGACTAGAAGATTTTCATAGGATGCTGGGAAGATAACACAAACTGTCCCTATGTAGGGGATTGATAAGTAGCTTCGCAACGGTTGCGGATGTACAACAACCAAGACTGTTAGTAATATAAGGAACACATTGTGAAACTGACAGCAAATCTGAAGAAGTGGATTGTCGAAAATTGCGACGTCAAAGCAGACGCCGCAGATGACGAATTCCGCAAGGCCGTTAGTGAGGCACTTATTGATGGTTCACTGACGGGAGAAAAGTATAGTGAGCTTATGACCGATCCGAAGTCGGAAGAGATTGATGGGTTCAAAGCTACCTTGGAAGGAATCAATGAGACTTTAGTTTCATTGACCGAGCTAATCAAGACTTCCAAGGAAACTTCCGGGGATAAAACGGAAGATAAGACAAAGGATACTTCCGATGATAAGAGTACGGATAAAACGGAAGACAAGAGTAAGGACAAGGATAAAACAAAGGATGAGCCTAGTAGTTGGGCTAAGAATATCGCTTCTCTTGTGCTTCCCCAAATGGTTGGTGATAAGGGAATTGATATTAGGGTAAAGGAAGTGGCTGATAGTTACAATGGTACTAAGTCCGCGTTACTATACCCGGCTACTACTAAGAAGGGTGATCCACATTTGATGGCTGGTCGTCCTGTAATCTTGGAAGATAGGGGACGAGCGATTGAATTGTCTCAAAGGGATAAGGCCGTTTCCGGTGCCTATGCCAAATGGATGATTGCCTCTTCTGTTCATTGCCACGGCAATAAGCGAATGGGGTTGTCTATGTTGAGGGACCACGATAAGGAATTGGTACTTTATGCCATTAAGAATATGGAATGGGGCGGTTCCTCAAATGGTGGTGATTTCGGTGATATCAAAGATCGTAAGCTTACTGAAATGGAGCAGAAGCAGATCATTGATGATAATGTGTCCGGTGGTTTGGAAGCGGCTCCTATCGTTTTTGATGACGATATTATTCAAACTCCTCTTCTCCACGGTGAATTGTTCCCGCTGGTTAAGAAAGTGAATATTGATCGTGGTCGAAGAATCGAAGGTGTTGCGACTGGTACTGTGACACTTGGTTGGGGTGGTATTGATGCCACTGCAATTACGCTGTTCAATACGGCCGCTTATGTTACGGCCTTCGACACGACCATCTATCGGGTAGAAGGTGCCATCCAAATCGGTTTGGATTTCCTTTCTGATACACCGATTGACTTTGGACAACACGTTACCAGTCAATACGGCGAAAGGTTGTTAGAAGAGCTTGACGGTGTTATCGCAACTGGTAACGGTACCACGCAACCCCAGGGAATTATGAACTCGGGTGCTACGGCTGTTGCCTTCGGAGGTGTTGCAGCGACTATTGGTGGTTACGAAACGTTGCGATATACAGTAACTAAGCCGGAACATGGTGGGAACATGGATTCCACGGCGGTGTTCTGTGGCACAGAGCAGAGCTTTGTACGGGCACGGGCTATTCCCGTTGGTGCTACTGATGAACGTCGATTGTTTGGTTTGGGACACTTCACCTCAGATTATAATCTGAGTGGAAGGTCTTACAGGATCAATGAAACTCTGGCAAACAACCAAATTTTCTATGCTGTTCTCGGTCGTTATCGTATGTATATCCGACGTGGATTGACCATGCGAAGTAGCACCGAGGGCAATACCCTGATTCTCAATAACTTGATGCTTATTGCGATCACGGCACGATTTGGCGGTCAGATGGAACGTGCTGCTGCGGCAGCATTGACCATTACTGCTCAGGCGTAATTAGCAATGGGAGTAGGGGGAGACTTCCACAACTCTCCTGTTAATACTCCTTTCCAAAGCCTCACCCGTGGCAGGTCGGGTCTCCTCTACGGGTGAGGTTATTTTCCCAAACTTTAGACCTATTACTAAGGAGACTCACAGAATTATGGCTACTAAAGAAAAAGAGAATGGAATGCATGTTGCCCCATTTGGAGTTGAGATGGATGCCGGTAATAAAGATGTTATGTTGCGATCAATCCAGGGACAACGGGTGCGTTCCAGAATCAATCCGACTAGGACTATTAAGGATTCCAAAACGGGCATGGAAATGATTATAGCAGACGAAGCTCGGGTACTTGCTGCATATGGCGAGATACCCGGACAACAGGTTCACGTAGACCCGGCTAAGATGACGTATGTGATTTATGATCCACTGACAGAGAAAAAGCACGAATCGACCTGTGATAGGATTGTTGCTGCTATGACTAGGAATGGTTTTTTCAATGTGAAAAAGATTACTGGCGTTCCTGCACAAGAGGGTAATTTTCTACATCCGAAAGATCCTAGTCGTATGAGGACGTTGGTAAGGGAGTTGCTTTGGTTGTTGGACTCAGGTGAAGCTAGGATGGTAAAAGGACCAAAACCAGATATGGATGATATTGAGGCGATGCCAGGGAAGTTCATCTTGAATGCGGGAGAAATTACACCTTCTCATCAGCCAAGATATGAAGAGGATTATGAGGCTTGGCTTAGCAAGTTGACTTCTTCTGGAGTGTTGTAATGTGGCGAAATTCAAGGCACCTTCTGCCGCTGTATTGACAGCAAGGGCTAAGAAAGCTGGAAGGGCCGGTACAGAAAAGGCTCGGATACAGTGGTTTATTAAGGAGGTTTTGAATAAGCATAGGATTACGATGCGTGGTCGAATGTTCTTAGCAGTTTCATTGCTACGGGATAAGACCAGCAAAAACATCAGCCGTCCTGTCACAAAAGGAAAAGCGGGTAGGGTGACCAATCGTAGCAAACCTGGAGAGTTTCCGAAAGCAGAAACGACTCAGTTATTGTTGTCGATCTTTAGTGATGTAAGAACAAGTCGTAGTCAAGTGATAGAGGGGTTCGTTGGTACACCTTTAGATTACGGTGTAATTTTGGAAACATCCAAGAGATTAGATCGTCCATTTTTGCTTAGAACCTTGAACGAAGAAATGTCCACAATCCGAAAGATTTTAACGGGACCAATCAGGTGAGCGTAGCATCGGCGGACTTGCATAAAGCAGTTGCGGCATTGTGGGAAAGTAGTGGTCTTGAGGCATTATTTATTTCGACTTGGACTGCCGATGAGAAAACACAATTCGATGCCTTGAACGATCAAGAGGCAGGCCCACAACAGGCATTTCCCTATTGCGTATTCGAGCAGTCGCCGAGTGAAACGGCTGTTAGAATGTCGTCTGTCAATGCTAACAGCAAACGAGAGATACACGATATTCCTTGGGTGTTCAATGTGTATGCTAGGTTTGAATCGGGTGATTCAACTACTGCTAAAGAACAAGTTGCCGTTTTGGTGGAAGAGATTTTGAAGATATTCGGTGGGCATCCTGAAGTAAGTTCAACACCCTTGGCATTAGATAACGGAAACTTCTTAATCTCACAATTGATAACTGATTACGGTGTGGGGAATGCTGACGATGTTTATCAGTGGATTATCTCATATATGTTCAAAGTGGACGTGCCAGTGGCCGTCTGATAATTAGAGGTAAATACAATGGCTAATAGAAGTTTGACAAGCCCCAAGGTGACGTTGCAAGTTCAAGCGACCATCAACAACACGATGGATGATGGCGTGGTAGCCTCCGGTGCAATGAACGGCAACGTTAGTGATACGCTTACAAATGGTGTTAGTGTGGCACAAGCTAACAGGGCTTTTCAGTGGAAGAATAAAACTTTGGACGTTGGTGACCCTCTTGACTTTGATGTGTACAACTTTACCGGATTGGATCAAGGTTCCGGGAATCAGAATGATGTAGTGGGCCAGGATCTTATCATGGAAGAGATCGTGTCCATTATGATTGTGAATGAGAACGCGGAGGGAACTGCTGGGGAATTGGAGATTTCTCCTAGTAGTGTGAATGGCTGGACTCCGATTGGAACGCATACATTAGCAACTCTTGGTTTCTTACGGGCACAGGCGGTGCTTGCGAAACATCAACCGGATACGGACGCCTTCCCGGTGACGAATGGTAGCAATCATAGAATTCGTTTGCGGGCTTTGACTGCTACGGTAACCTACAGTATTTACATATTGGGCAGACATGATGACGACGAATCTAGTTCGTCAATTAGTACGTCGTCGTCAAGCAGTTCAATTAGCACATCTAGTTCATCACAAAGCTCGATTAGTACGTCTAGTTCATCACAAAGCTCAATCAGCACTAGTTCCAGTTCGATTAGCACCAGTTCAATTTCTACATCGTCTGTCAGTTCTGTTAGCTCTGTTTCGACGTCGAGTGTATCGTCATTGTCAAGCAGTTCAATTAGTACGTCAAGCAGTTCGATTAGCACATCCTCGGTCAGTTCGATTAGTACGTCGTCATCAAGTATCAGTACGTCATCATTAAGTTCATCATCTGATGTGGGAACCGTTCATATTGGTCCTGCTAACTCCGGTGTTTCTCCTGCTGATGTGTTGGGTGATTATACAGCGGTCGGTACGACTAATGGTAGAACTCATTATAGTAACGGAACTTATTTCCTTTGGTGGCAGTCTGCTGCTAGTCTTAACATTTGGCTTTTGACGGATACAGCAGGAAATGATGGAACAGCAGCAGTTTGGGTACAAACTACTGGTGGTGAAAACCAAGCTGTTGATGCTAGTGATTATTCACCATCTACTGGTGCTACTGGCCCCGATCTTTGGGCTGCAATAAATCCAACAGATGAATCTTCATCGTACTCGTCGTTGTCGTCTTCGTCTAGTATTAGCACATCTTCAGTTAGTACATCCAGCAGTAGTGTATCCAGTAGCAGCAGTCTACTTCCTTAATAGGAGTCTAAATAATGACTAGTGAAAA